TACCCGTCGGCTTGCCATCCTCGTCAAGACCGAGACGCTCACGCTCCTCTTTCAGCCGACGAGCACGACGCTCTTGAGGTGTCTCCCCAACTGGAGGCTCAGGAGTTCCCTCAGGAGTAGCATCACCCTGCTCAGAAGTACCCTCAGCCTCACCCGGCTTCGCACCCTCAGGCTTACCCTTATCTGGATCAGAAGCACCTTCAGGAGTAGCATCACCCTGCTCAGAAGTACCCTCAGCCTCACCCGGCTTCGCACCCTCAGGCTTACCCTTATCTGGATCAGAAGCACCTTCAGGAGTAGCATCACCCTGCTCAGAAGTACCCTCAGCCTCACCCGGCTTCGCACCCTCAGGTGGAGCTTCCGGCCCACCTGGCTCAGGAGTACCCTCAGGCGCATCCTCAGGCGCATCCTCAGGTGGCTCTTCAGTCTCACCTGGCTCAGGGGTTCCCTCAGGAGGATAAAGGTTTTGTGGTTCAGGGGTTGAAGACGACTCATCCCAAGGATCTTCCCTATCCTTACGCTCCTGCTCCCGTTTCTTCTGCGCCTCTGCTCTTTTCTTATCTTTCTCTCTCTCTTTCTTGGGTCTAGGATCAGGGAATCTGGAATCATCAGGTTCAAAATAAAAAGCAGGATATTCCCTGTCAAGATAATTCAATATCCGATCTAGCTCTTCAGGGCTAAAAGGACCCTCATCACCAGGATTCTTAAGACGATCTAACCACTCATCAAGAGTTTCTATCTTCCAATCTTCATCCAGCTGACCTGGACCAATAAATTTCTTTTCTTGAATTTTCCTTGCCCGCTTAATGAGGTCCTCAACCTCACGTTCCTTCTCCTTATCCCTTACAACAGGCTCACCCCCACCCGTTTCAGGAGTCCCAGGCTTTGGAGTACCTTCAGACCCACCAGGCTTAGTAGTACCACCATTGGTACCACCAGGCTTGCTAGTACCACCGCCATTGCTACCACCGCCATTGGTGCCACCAGGCTTATTAGTACCACCGCCCCCAGGAGTAGCAGGCCGCTCCCACGGACTATCATCATCAACCAGCCCATCGCCATCACCATCCTCGGCATTAGGATTAGGCCCATCGGCATCCGTACCTTTAGGAGGCTTCCCAACACCACCAGCATCACCACCATCACGCCTAAAAGCCTCACCAATAGCCTCAGCTAAACTCCCACCGCCACCGCCACCACGACCACCCCCACCAATACGGCGAAGAATACCCATACCAAACATCTTCGCGTCAATATCATCCCCAGACGAATCAAGCGAAGCGTTAATCCGATCCTCAATTGGGATATCACCCATAACTAACCCTCATCAACAGAATCAGAATCTAAAGTAGCTGGCATGTCCAGAATAGCCTGAATCTCAAGCTGAACCTTAGGGTCCTCCAAAATGTCCTGCTGAGAATAACGATGAGGAATCATGGAAAGCTTCGCAACACGCTCCCAATTCGTATTTTTATTCAAACCTGAAAACGAAGTCACAAAACAACTTTCACATAGTCGCAAAGCACAAACAAGACAAATTTAAGCATATTGATCATTCTCAAACATCTTCAAAAGATCATCTGGATCAATATCCGTAACCTCTTTAAGTCTAGACGCAAGACCATCCGTCAGCCTAGAAAGTTCATAATTAGCATCAAATCTAGCAGCGCCTATTATTCGCCCAATAGCCTCATTTATTTCCAAAGCAGAATCGGCCTCTCTAAGAGAAGCTTGCGCCGCACGAATAGCAACCAAAATATCAGCCCTACTCAAACTGTCCGAAACACCAGACCGCTCATTAGCCAAAACCTGCTTAACACGATCCAACATCTCCCTAGTGCCAGATATCATCCCACCCGTTAAACCACCCATCCAATCAGGCTTAACAATCGTATCCCTATATTCCATATTGCTCTTGCCGTGATCAATTGGAACAAACCACGCCATATCGCCACTAGGGGTTTCCCCCGTAAAGAAATTACCGCCATGCCGATCCCCATTTTGAATAATCAAATCCAAAAGCAAACCAGAAATAAGAGAATCAGCAGAAGCCTCGCTTGGATACCCCGAATCACCACCATGTTCTAAACTTAAAGCATCAGCAGGATCACCCGAAAGATTCGCATAATTATGCAAAAGCTCAAAAACTATTGGCCTAGCACCCGGATCGTAACCCCTCGGAGGAAAAGCATCAACTGGTGGAGGTCCGCCCCAACGCATAGACCCGTAAGCAAAACCTAGCCGTTCAGCAACGTGAGCAGCTAAAACCTCGTTAACGTCTTCATTTGGAAAATACGAGGTACGCTTACCTGCAGCAGTACCATACTTAATGCCGATACGCTGCTGGCTAACACGATCATAAAACATGGCAATACCGTTAAGACCATCACCTTCAATCTCATTCAGGGCAATAAACCGACCAGGGATTTCGCCCCCGGACCGTCGTTCAGTACGCATAAGATTAGTTAAAAAATCTTGCAGCTGATCATCTGCTGGTGCAAACTCAAAATCTGTTAATTCAATAGGGTCACCCGGATATCCCATTAACTGATGTGCCCGATTAATCTCAGCTTGCAAATCATCTTTAATAAGAGCGTTTCCAAAAATTGCTTGAGCAAGAAAATCGTCAGGAACTTCAGACAAAGCACCGCCACCAGCTAAATGCTCAACTGCCCCATCTGCATCCATGCCACCATCAACAACAGGAATTTCAACAGGCAAATGAAAACCCTCAGGGCTCCTAAGACCCAAAACACGGTCTACGCCTTTCACAACGCTACGCCTAGGCATCAAACCCTGACGGGCAGGCCTAAGATCCCCACTTGCAGCAACTGACTCCTCGCGAGAAGGACCATCATATTTTGCCACTTTAGGTAAAGTCTTATTAATTTCATCAACAAGCCCTGCAAGCATTGCTTCATCATCTCTGGAAATATCAGGAATCTGTTCAGCAACCGCCTTCTCACCCTGTTTATAATGATCAACTATTCTTTTTAAACGCTTATCATCAACATCTTTCATGTACCGTTCCGTGTCATCCATTTTTGATTGGATAATATTCACAACCTCTTGTTCCCGATCCCTGGTACCCACAAATTCGGCATCGGTCATTAAAGGATTTTCGAATTTAAGAGCAATAGAATCAAGTTCTTTAAAAAGTTCCTGCATACTGGAATCATTTGCAAAAAATCCTGCGTCTGGGTCCCAGAGCCAGTCTTCACTTTTTTCTCTAAGCGTGCGAAAGAATCTCTGAGCCTCTTTTTCTGTTTCAGTTAAAACAGGCTCAGGATTCTCGGATTGCCAGATACCTCTAAGAAGTGCCTGGTTTTCATCCCCCCTATCATGAAGATGAGTTTGTATGATCCTCCCAAGTTCTTTCAAAGATTCAATGTCGGAAACAAGCCCAGACTTCCTAACCTTTCCTATACGCTTGTTATAATCTTCGAGTAAACGGTCAGCCAAACTCTTGTTGCGTTCTTCTTCAGCCTTAACAAATTCGTCAATTCTATCAAGAATAATTTTAAGCGTGTATTCGTTCTCACCCGGGTTAGTCTCGCCTGCAGAAATATTAGGGATCTGCTCCGTAACGGCTTCATTTCGTTGATCAAGCCAATCATAGTAAGCATCTCGATTTCGACCCCTAATAGCTATATTAGCTACATCAACGCTCTCCATTTCCTCACCAAAAGTCTTATCTATTTTTTTAATTTGCGAAATCAGCAAATCGTATTGACGCTCAAGATCTGTCTTTCTTCCTTTTCGGCCAACACGAGTCCCAGCCTTTGAATCTTTTTTCTTTGCAGCCTTTAAAGCGTCCGCTGCCATAGTGACAAGTCTGGCCCTTTTCTTATTCAGTTCATCAAACTTAGGATCGGTAGCAGAAAATTCTTGCTCCGGCAAATCAACAGGTTTAGGATTCTTAGATTCCCAATCAGCTTCAAGAGCTAGCCTATTTTCAGGTTTATTATCATCAAAATAGGCTTGTATAACACTTCTGAATTCCTTTAAAGATTCAAGATCAGCAGCTGACCCAGACTCCTCAATTTTTTTTCTTAGCTTGTAATATTCTTCAAGTGACCTATCACCCAAACTTGTGGCTTTACGAACCCTTGGCTTAGCAGGAACAGGTTTACTAGGGGGAGGGAACTCGCGCTCGCTTATCGGAACAGCAGGAACGTTAAGGTATGGGAACTTCCTTCTATCCCCAATGTCTCTGCTCTCCGATATGTACCTTCTGCGAACAGGGCGCTCCCTCTCGCGAGAAATGCCAGGGGTAAGCGGAGAGCGGACCCTACGCGCGTTTCTCATAACATCAGACCTCCTAGGCGTAGGAGGAACGTCAGGAGTTGGTTCGATAACCGAAAGAGCAGGAGGTACACTGGAGAACCCTTTACGAGGAGAAAACCTCTCCGAAATCCGCTCCGAAACTAAACCACCATCACCAGGCTCAGAAACCTTATCCGCACTAAAACTAGAAACCTCAGCCACACGAGGCCTATCAACAACTCTCCGCATAAAATCAACAAGCGCCTGCCCAGAATCAGAAAGCCCCTCAGTATCAGCATCCAACATCACAGCAGTGAAAGTCTCAGCAAAAGCCTCTAATTTATTCGTAAGAGAATATTGTGATATCTGTTGATTGACAGGAACATTCATCTGCCTAACAGCCTCAATGAGCCGTTCAGCAGTCGCTTCAGCTTCCTCGTCAAGGAAACCAGCTTCCCTCTTACGGTCGACCTCTAACCGCATTTGCTTTAGGTTCAACCAGCTTTTTTCAGAATAAGATTCGTCCCAAACCCACTGCTCTTGAAGAGCGTCCAACTCTTCAGCGTTTTCACTTTGATAAAAATCCCATTCACCTAAAATGTCTTCCATTTCAGAAAAATAGTTACCTGCCAGCTGATCCCATTCCCTACTAAGATCAGTAACTGAAACCATAGGCGTAACATTATTATTAATGGCTTCGTGGAATGCATGGCCCATCTCATGAGCAACAGTAGCTACATGGTCATCTGGTCCACCTTTAACGAGCCAGTCGCCTATGGCCCTTTCAGTGTCCTTAGGTTCTGAGATTAAGGTATAGACACCAGTTTTTGGTTCAAAGTCATCGACTACCCCAACGGTGATAAAACCCTCGCCATATTGCCCAGAGACACCACCCGCCCAGTGGGAACCAGCATGCGATGCCAAAACCACTGCAGGAGTAGGATTGTCAAACTTCTCAAAGAGTTGTCCAATTGGAGAATCAGGACCAAATTTGCTTTCAAAAACACTTTGCAGACTCTCGACAAGAGCAATTCCTTCTGGGGAAGATAATGCTGCTACCGCATTTTCATGACCATACATTTCCCGATGCCGGGCTTCCCAAAAGACATCTAAATCTTTATCTGTTTTTAAATCAGCATTAGGGGCAACTAAATCTCTTGATTCTCTTTCCTCGTAACCTCGTAAAAATTCATAAAAATTATCAGGATCATCATCCAGGGCTTGTTCAAGAAGTAACCCATCATAATCCTTATATGTAGAATCTATATAATCACCAATATCATTTAAATCTAATTTACCAGAATCCGATATAGGGGGATTTGAAACCACATCCTGCCAGGGGATATCTGGATCTAGATCATCAGAAAAAACTATTTCATCAACCTCTCTCGAACCATACCTTTCGAAAGCTGATTGCAATGCTAAACCCTTAAAATAATCTACTGCCCAATCAGGTTCATCAACTGTTAATAGATTATATAAAAGCTCTTCAAATTCCCTATCAGGCAACTCATTAAAATGTGAATGCTGCAAGAGCAATCGATCTCTCATAACTTGCAATCTGCCCATCGCTGCTTCACGAGGCGAAACAGCAAGCCTGGAACGATCCCATATATCTTGATCTTCAGCAAATGCAGTAGCAATGGCTTGTAGACTTTCACGCGCTAGTTCGACGTCTTGACTAGTTTCCCAGTCTTCATTACCAGATCTGAATTTGGCGTTGAGTCGATCAAGCCTAGCCTGTACCTCTAATGCCTCAGCTTTAGCTTGCTCTTGCGCCTTTAATTTATCCTCTTCTTCCACTCTAAGGATTTCGTCGAAGTCGGGTTTAGCAGATCCCTTTTTACGCTTAGCAGGTTTTTTGGGCTTATCAGGCTTTTTGGCTAAAGAAACAAGCTCACGGGCAGGACTATTCTGATCAAGCGGGTTACTCGAAAGTACACTCCCAGGAACTTCAAGCTTCGGAGTAACAGCATGCTCCTGATTAGTCCCTTCCTGAGCCCTCCCATCATTATCACGGTCCTTGGCATTTGGATCGTACACAGCACGACGCAAAAACCTTTTTAACGGATTCCCACTCCCAGCATTACCACCCCGCCTACCAATACGACTACCGCGAAGACCCCTACCCAAAATTTTTGATTCAACATCAACAAACAAATCATCGGCTTTTATGTCATCAATGTCAGTACGTTCAAACATTTTACAAACCTGGTTCCCAAGACTTAACAACAGCTTTATCCATAGGCGGATTCATCCTTGATAGCAAAGATAAGATCTGCTCATCGGTAACATTTTTGAAAATAAAAAACTTTGCATCGCTCTGAGAAGAAGGCTGATTAAGGTAAAACGCCTCTTCAGGATCATCAAAACTGTCATCCTTGTAACTAAAAGCTTTACCGTTCCAGTACTCTTCATAGCGGCCAGGCTCACGGCAAATACAGGTAAGGTATATTCCATCATCAGGACTCTTATAAAAATATGCAATAGGATACAAAGCGTTATTTTCTTTCATAACTATCCAATCCACTTTAACAAAGTATCTAGAATCTGGCGTGAACCATCCCGTTGCAGAATAGCTAACCTTGCTTCAGCAATTGTCCGAACAGCATCAAGGTGTTGCAACTCTTCAGGAGTCAAAATTTTTCCTTTAGAAGAAATCCTATCAGCTGAAACAATTTTACCTAAATCTTCTTCGAGCCGTTCAATAGCCCGATCAGCTGCTTGCTGAAACTTTCGACGACGAACCTGAGCTGCACTTGAAGTACCTTTTAAGCCAACACTTAAATGTCTAAAAGGCTTCCTGCATGTTGATGACTCGTAATATTGTTTAAACGATTTTGTGCTAGCAGCAGCAAGACCCGAAGAAATGGCGCTCTCCAACCCACGACCACCATATAAAAGACCATGATCGATAAGGCCTAACCTAATCCGACCGTCGCTATCCATTCGTGCCATATAATTCCCACCGTGCCGATCAGAATTATCAAAGATGTAATCCAACAAAAGCATCCTAGCCATATCTGAAGGATCAAGTTTTGTATGATCAGTGAACCCGGCCCGATTCCATTCTTTCCACTTGCCTTCTCGCCCTGCAGCAGGCGTATGATCAAATTCCCACTCTTCTATAGATTTAACCATCATCCACCGATAAGGCGTAGCGGTCCCTTGCCGTTGAACGTTTTGACCAACCCTAAAATTCTTTTCACTATTACCAAAACCAAGAACCTCAGCAGCTTTACTCCCAATATTTTCAAGCAAAGAATCATGGTTCCCGAAAGTAGAAACTTTCACATACCAAACACCACCATTTAAGGTATCCGTAACTTGCATTACTCTCCAGGGAACATCACGACCTCCAGCCTCATCTTTAATAATCTCAAATTTAAATCTCTGATTCTTAAAACTCACCCCATCACGGAGAAGACCGCCTTGGCCACTAGCCGTAACAAGATCCTCCTTCGTCAACGTATAACCAGCCAGAGGTCTTCCCAAAATTTCTAAATTTTCGTCAAATAAAACATCAATAATATGCTCATCAGCAATATCGGTTATATCCCCATCTTTTTCATAAACATGCTTAAGCCCCTTTTCATAATCTTGGATTCCCCATTTCTTAGTACGTCGCGTTTCTCCGATTTCACCTGGATCAATCCGTCCTGCAAGACGCTCTAATGCCGAAGCAAAGATACGGCGACCAGGGGCATCAGGAGTCTGCACGGCGGGCGGAGCAGGAGCAGCAGGAGGGGGAGGAGGTGGGTTAGGGGCAGCACGCGAAGCACTAGGAGCAGGAGCAGCACGGCGAGCACGGCGAGCACGGCGAGCAGGAGCAGCAGGAGCAGCACCCTGGGTCGAACTATCACTACCAGAAACATCAATAGCATTAGCTAGGCGATCAAGTATCCCCACTCTTCTACGAGCAGGTTCGCCACCCGTGGGAGTAGTCGCCCTGCCAGCAGTTCTAGGACCCATACGGCGACGCACAGCAGCGGCTACGCCACGAGCTCCAGCAGGCCGTTCCCACGGCGTACCATCTTGAACCGTATTGTCACTCCCAGGATCACCATTTACAGCATTAGCATCATAACGATCAGCACTACGCCGAATCCTGCCAAAACCCAAAACCTTCTCTTCAAATCCGTTTAAACGAAAATCAATTGAAGAAATAATTTTCTCGTTATAAAAATCCGACTTACTATCAACAGAATAGTTTTGGTAACTAAGTTTCTGAAAATCAGCCCACACCAAATCATCCAAAGGCTCAGGCCCAATAACAACCAACGAAGGATTACTGATCGCCGACTTAATACCCTCTAAAGACGAAGATTCCGACTCCGACCAAACAGCAAAATCTTTTAACGTACCAGAACCCGCTGCCAAAATATCAAAAGCATGTTCAATCACAATAGCTTTTGAACCAGAAAACGGATCAACAATAGTAATAGCATTAGTCATTCGGCACTCACAATACTGTTAGCCTTAATCAGCCGAGTTTCTAAAAACTCTAACATTTTGGCCTCATCCATCACTAAGCCCAACGTAACCAACGAAGCATTTTCATCAGATTCTAAAAGATCTAACCGCTGATTGTATGTAGCACGAATCGTTTTAAAATAAGCTTTTTCCGAATCAGACAGAACCCCATCAAACCCATAACCCTGCTGATACTCATCCCAGTCAAAACTTTTGGCACGTTCCAACAAAGCTTTATACAAAGATAGAAGAGACTTACGTTGAGTTTGCGAAAGGCCCGTAAACAGGGTTTTAAACCCTTCCCAGCCCATATAGCCTTCGCCCAGCACCAGACTGCCTCTGTCTTCCAATTCGTCGCTAGGTAATCCGGCACCTAAAGAGCACTGGTCAGGGACAACAAAAAGGTTTATTTTTTTACCGTTCATAACAGGTATCAAAGATGACGGATTTCTCCGTCTTTGATCAAGCAGATAGTCAGAAATTGCTAATCGCAAAAACTGGTCATCATCAACGTGATGCAACCTAAGACGCTTTGAGCGAACAATTCGAGGCATCGACTCGGGTGTAGAAAACAGCAGCTTGCGAGAAGAACCAGAGTTCAGATACCTGACTTTGCAAAGAGGTAACCCAAGCCACTCCCGGATGTCGGAAGATACCTTTATGGACATACCGGCTAATTCACTGCTATGACTTAAGCGATAATAAGATTCATTTTTGCGTCCAGATAAAAGATCTGCCCCAGTTCCCAAACTGGTAATCTCAAAAGCGTCAGACAGCCGAATAGCATCATTGAGAAACTTATCGGGAATCGGATCTATTGAACCGCCATCTAAAAGAAACGTTACAGCTTGCTCAACGTTTTTGATTTTATCAGAGATCGGCGAATCCGAAACTTTCGTAAAAAAGATTGGATTTATAGCGTTTTCGGCGTTAGGCCCAGTCCGCATTTTTCACGACTCGTTGATTTCAGTTTCCACTTCAATCACTTCAAACTCCATCAAAGAAGCCAAAAACTCGGGATCATCGCTAGCCTTGATTTCAACCTCTGGAGCAGCCTTTGATTCAAGCTCTGCCTCAACCGCCGAATCCACGATCTCACCATCAGTAGCCACGATCACAGTGTGATCTTCGCCGTCATCAGTCTTGATCTCAACCATATAAACTTCACGGTTATCAACCGCACCAGAACTGATCTCAGTGACCTTGCCGCCAACAGACTTCACAGCAATATCTGCTGCAGCGTCAAACCCGACAACAACAACAGGTGCGACTCCAGCTGACTTCTCACTCATCGGACCGACGTTGAGACGCTTCCAAGAAACACACTCAGCAGTATCACCCTCATAGATGACTTCGACGATACGACCGTCCTTCTGCATGACGTCAACCAGAAACATGTCAGCGGTATCTGAATAACCAGAATCAAGGACCTTGACGCCAGCGTGCTCTTCCAAAGCCAAACCTTCAACCTCAACAAGGTTAGGCAAATTGCCTTCAGGGGCACAACCGCCGACACACCCGGCGCAAGGGGTTGAGCCACCAGTCAGAACCTTCTTCTGAAGGCCACAGATGTAAGCAGCGTCATCCTCAATGCCTTCAGCGGTCTTCATGCCACCCATCATCGCAAGACGGCGAGCACGAGCATCACGGCGGCGCTTCATAGCCATCTCAGGGTCCTCGGCTACGGCACTTTCATCAACGTCAGAGATGTCATCAACCTCAGACTCATTAGGGTCAACCGAGGCAGCAGGGTCTTCCATGTCCGCAAGATTTTCGCCACGCTTACGACCAGGCTTAGCTACAGCAGAACGAGCAGGGATCTCGGCATCAGGAACTTCGTCCATGCCAGGAATGCCAGGCATTGACATAGCGCCCTTCTTATCGACCTCGTCCATAAGGGTCTCATCAAGTTTCTTGTCAACCTCGTCCATAAGGGTCTCATCTTCTTCGGAGTTTTCCTCATCACCAGACTTTTTTTGCACCGACATAGCTCCGCACTTACCACAGACCTTGCCGCCCTTATAGCCGCAATCCCCTGGATCGCCCATAGGGCAGGAAGTCACATTTCCTTCAGTGCCGATCTCTACGACTGCTTTTTCATCCATTTTGACCATTCTCCTTATTCAACTTAAAGATTTTGCATGCATCCGAGATGAATACACACTATACGAATATCAGACCTTACAATATTGTAGAGTCCAATGAATTAATTGCACGGTCCAAAGCCCTACGATGATCTTCGGATTTGATTTCAAAAGTCATCAAATTTCCAAAATTCGTGTCAATGAAGACTTCCGATTTGTAATATTCACTAATTGGATCAATGTGTTGCTTAACTTTAAAAAGATTTTCTGGTTCAACATGCAGATACCAAAGACCCTTTTCTTCCACCGCTTCAGGAAGGGCAAGCGATTTAAGAATTTCATCAATCAGCTCAGCAGCGAGACGCAAACGCTTCTCATTACCCCCATTGATCGAACGCCCAACTTTCATCTGAAGAACATTTTGAGGAATCTCAACCTCTCTGCCAACCCGACGAGGCTCATCTTCTTCATCTTCCCCATCCAACCTTATGACGACAGCCCTCGCAGGGCCACCCTCTCTACGCTCGCCTCGCCCTCCACACTTATCACACCCACAGGACTTAGACCAACGATCCCACTCATCATCATCAATATCAGCCTCTTCACCATCATCGCCATCGCTATCAGCCCAATTGTCCTTATCGGACACATAGCGCATAAAATCTTCTTCTTCATTAATAAACTGGCCCATGACTTTCATGGCGTATTCCATGTCTTCGTCAGTGATAACGTCTTCTTCGTCATCACGCTCAACAGCACCAAAATTGTCAGGAGTGCCTTCAGGGCTAGCAGAATAAAGATCCTTGCCATCAGGCTTATTATCGAAACGAGCGTTGAACTTATCATCAGAAATGATGCTGCCATTCACCACGCCACGCAATTTGCGGCGACAATTTTTCATGCCAGGATGATGACAACCCTCGTTCGGCCAAAGACCCGTAGTCTCATGATGCAACCAGGCGCACAAAGGCTTCAAAGGATACAACTCAGGGTGATCCGCAAGTATTGCCAGACACCGCCTAAACCCACCCGGTTTACGCATAATTGGACGCCAATACCGCAACAGGCGCTCAAGCCCGCCACGACGAGGACCGTAACCACGAAGAACATCTCCGGTGATCCGTTCCTGAGGGATAGCATCAGGGGGAGCAGCTTTTTCAGACAACGGGAAATCAGTGCTACCAGAACCCCACACGACACGAACAGCCTTAAACCCAAGCTCGTAACTAGGCTTAGTCGGCAATACTGACATTTTGTACCCAGCAGTTATATGAGGCTGAAAAGCATCCTCAGCGTCCATTGTGTCTGGACCCGTTTCATCATCAATCATACGAGACAGACGGTCTCTCTTAGAGGCGAGACCCGGAACGTTCATATAGTAAACAGATGCATCATCAGGGCCCATGATCCCGACACCACTACAAGCACCTTTCATGTGCTCGCCGCCACAGCTCTTAGTCCAAATATCGACCATTCCTTGGACTTTATCTCGATCAGCCATTGACCAATTTTCAGAGCGGCCAAGCTTCTTAAGAGTGAGAGTCAGATTCTCTTGAGGTTTACCACCTTCGACAGCCATTGCCCTAGCGGTCTTGTCATCTGGAACCAATGAAATACGCGCATCCCCCATGTCGGGAATCGGACTAGTCATATCATCTGACTTAATCGACAAGGTACCCACAAGCTGATTAGCGCCATGTAAAACTGGTGAAACTTCGTAAAGTTCAAGCTCTTTTAAAAGATTTGCTTGATACCGTGGATCAAAATCATTCTTAAGCGTCTTATAGCCAATTGACCATTCCTGCTCTTCACCAAAGAAAACTACGTTTGAGAAGGCTTCCCGCCCACGCTCGCTCTTAAGGTTAAATTGCACTCGGGCATAGAGTCCGCCAACTCCAGCATTTTTCATCTTGGATGAGAGTCGCGAATCACCAGGACTGACTTCGAAGATTTCTAATACCTTGCCGATTGGCTCATTCCAGTTATGACCCCAGACAACTCTAGGCTTACGCCTTCTCAAAGATGCTTCAAAGGCCCCAGGAACGATGATGTCATTTACTGAATCCTTATTGCCGATCGCAGCGACAAAACACTCTACGATGCCTTGTGCTTCATCGATGTTAACTGGATTAGTTGTAGCTTTGAATTCAACATCTTGGGGGACCTGAGTTAGGGTCTGCATAGCCACCTCGTGTAGTCGACTTGTTCATCATAGATGATAACTACCCAGCGTAGGAGCACATTGATGTCAATTCAAAATAATTGATGTCAATGTGCTATTGGTACTATTTCCCAGGCGTAAACCGAAGCTTACACCTACAATTGATAGTCAAAGCAGCTGGAGCTAGCGGATCTCCAGGGAATCTGATTTTCACACCACCGACATTGAAAGCGTCACCAATACTCACAACGTCATTATCCAATTCCCGATGCGCAGGGCGGACACTCTCATCACTCTTTGAAACCCAAACCTTACGGCCAGGAGAGCCTGACTTAAGCGCAGACAAGAAAACTCCGGCATTAATAGCAGTCTGCGCTTCCGTCTCAGCAATAACTTTACGCCGAGAGCCCATCAGATCCGCAAAAACCGCAGCAAGGCCAACCTTTAGAGTGCCTAAGCGATCTTCGCTTTCCTTCATAGCCTTCACCGTGATGATAACGCCTTCAATAGCTTTCTTGGTATTCGAGTTCACAAGAAGAATACGTTCCATCTGCTGATCTAAAAGCTCTTTGACTTCTGAAAGCTTAGGCAAAGCCTTTGTATCAACACCAGAAAGTTCAGACCCATCAGAAAGAATCGCAGAGAGTAGCGGCTGCACATCTTCAAGCAACTGCTTATTCCAAATATCTAGATCGAAGATTTGATCAATTGAGATCGAATTAGCACCTAAAGATCTCCTAGATTTAGCACCCAAAGCCTTTTCGGTAACAACTCTTTCTTGCCTGTCAAAAAATCTTTCCAAATTCTGGCTTAGGATCTCTGTCCAACGATCAGAAACTTGAGCCGCCTTAGCATTCCAATCATCGTGTTCCTCACCACTCAAAGAATCTTCAGAAATTTCAACTTCAAGTGTTTTAGATTCAGGATCTCCAAGTGCAGCTTTTCTTGACAATACCGTCTTCGGAGCCGGAGCTTCTAGGTCCACACCGCCATTACGGCCCTCGGCATCAAAACCCGTACCGGGCTGTTCAGGTAGTTCAGTAGCAGCAATTTGAGCTGCAAGCTCTTCAGGCGTAGGAACAGGCGGAGCCTCTGGTGCGCCTGGAACTGGTGCCCCAGGCACTGGAGCTCCCGGAACTGGTGCACCTGGTGCTCCTGGCGCTCCAAGAGGTGCTGGAGCCTCAAAAGGCTTCTCCGTATTGCCAATAGGCGTCAAGTTCGGATTTGCCAACAATGAATCTGCAAGATCAGAGTCAACCTTCTTGCGACCAGTACCCTCACGGTATTCGTTAAAACTAATAGCCCCATTAGTAAGCTCTTCCTTCAAAAACCGATCTTTTTCTTGCTTCACGGCAATCATCGTCGGAAGTTGAGCTGTATCAAAATCAACATAATGAAGATCGTCAAGCTCATCCATAGCACGAGCCATAATCTCAAGATGCGGCTGCATCGTCTCAATCCAAAAAACACGGACCTCTTCAGCAGCATTGGAAAAAGTTCGACCAGAAGCATTACCGATAACCGACTCAGGAACACCAAAAGCAGCTAAAATCTCTTCCTTAGTGATCTGGCGCATTTCCTGATACGAAGCGTCACGAGGACTCGCCCCAGTATCAATATAATCGACACCATCAGCAGAAGAGATAACAGACGTACCCCCAACCTTGTTCAGATTGCCACGAAACCGTGAACGAAGTTCGTCCTTATCATCATCATCCATCTCTGACTTGACAACAAGCAAGCCACCAGGACGACCGTCATTTAGCAAAAAGTTACGGTTATAAACCTTTGCAAGATTCTCAATCTCGATAGCCATACCAGCTGACTCCATCGGAGTCATAGAAAGGTAAGGGTTCAGAGGATGAGGCCTCCGCATCCAAACAACCTTATCTGGAGAAAGAATCTTTGGACCCTGACCAGGCAAGGCCACTTCATAACCCTCAACAAACTTTTTCGCTGAAGGAATTGGAGAGGTATAATCGGGTGGCAATAACTGAAGAGCGATAACATCGCCCGCTCTACTACGGATGATTTCAATAAAAACTCCCCTGCTACTCATCAGCATCTGAGCAGAAAGGCGATATCGGAAAACGAAACTATTTTCGCCTTCATTAGATTTTGTGTTAAGGATAGACAACAAGGGGTGATCGCCCCTTCGGACAATTTCACCTTCAGGCGAGTTTCCCTTACGCAGCATTACAGGCAAACGGGCCTGATTACCAGAAATTGCATCGATGCACCTGAAAACCCAAGTGGCCTTCTGCATGCCCTCGCGATGAGCTTTTTGGATATCCCAAGCATCACGATAACCACGGCCAACATAGCCCTGCATCGTCGAAACCGGCGCACCCACACCGATCCCAGCCTTAGCCTCAGGGGCAGAGTTGAACTCCCCCCTAGGAACCTCTATAGACTTTGATGAAAAACGGTTCCAACCCATACTATTCACTTCCTAATAGGTATCCGTAAATGCCCGACGTCACACCAAGCGTTATGAACCCTGCAGGAAAATAGATCAATGCAGCGCCCAAAGATGTACATATAACAAAAAAAAGCATTAAGATATAAGCGAGCATTGCTCGCGCTTCAGAATCCGAATCTTCAAAAATCGTCTTTTTGTTGATTTCAGAAACTTTATCGTCTTTATTCTCTTCAGCTGGCACACATACACCTTAACATTGACAATAGGTTTAATAATGATAGCTTAACAAGTCTACTCACCTTCGGAGCATAACAAGATGTCAGTACCAGATAAAGTCGATTGGACAAAAGTTCTAGATTATCTAGAACCAAAGCCGCCACTTTACTCGCCTGAAGAAGCTTCACTTACCCAAAAAGTCTTTTTACGAACATATGCTCGCGAAGCGCTCTTCGGGGGTGCCGCAGGCGGAGGAAAATCCTCAGCGCTCCTAATGGCAGCATTGCAGTACGTCGACGTTCCAAACTACTCCGCTATCCTCTTTCGCCGCACATACGCAGACCTTGCGCTCCCCGGAGCTTTGATGGACCGTTTTCGCGACTGGACAGCAGGGGTAGATGACATCCACTGGAATTCAAATAGCTATGTAGCGACCTTCCCCTCAGGGGCAAGAATCAGTTTCGGGTACCTAAACAACAAAGACGACTACCTTCGATACAAGGGAGCAGAGTTCCAATTTATCGGAATGGACGAAGTCACCGAAATTCGAGAAGTTGATTACCGTTACATGTTCTCACGCCTACGTCGCCCCAAAACAGGCCCACTAAGCAAAGTCCCACTCAGAATGAGATGCGCCACAAACCCGGCACCCAATTGGGTTCGTCAACGATTCATCGTAGAAGGCAAAAGCAAAGAACGCATATTCGTGCCCTCCCTATTGACCGACAATCCTGGTGTTGACCACGATTCGTACAGGGCGATGCTTTCAGAACTCGATCCCGTAACCAGAGCCCAACTTGAAATGGGCGACTGGTGGGTCACCTCATTGGGTTCAATGTTCCAAAGGGAAAACTTTGAAGTAATAGACCGTGGCGATCTTCCCATGTTTTCGCGAGATACAAGACTTGTCCGCTTTTGGGATCTTGCCGCAACTAAACCTTCAAATTCAAATCCTGACCCAGATTACTCTGTCGGAACGTTAATGGCTTTCGATCAGGGTAGGGCATACATCTTGGATGTAATCAGATTTAGAGACCGTGCTGAAGTTGTAGAACAAAAAATTGCGAATACCGCATATGCCGACGGTCCAGAAGTAGCTATCCGAATAGAGCAAGAGCCAGGATCTTCCGGGAAAGGTTACATTGACCACTTTGCCAGAAACGTTGTGTCAGGTTACGATTTCTCAGGTGAACGCCCAACTGGAGATAAAATAACAAGAGCGCGCCCGTTTGCTGCAGCAGCCGCTAATGGAAACGTCAGACTAGTGAGCGGCCCATGGATTAGCGATTGGCTAGACGAGCTTTCTTCTTTCCCCGAGGCTTCCCCACACGATGATCAGCTTGACTCTTCTGTAGGGGCATTTTCGTTCCTCACAGGCTTAGGTGGACATACGAGTAGGAAAGCTGCTATAATTATCTAATCTACTAAAGAATGGTTACCTATAATGCCTAACGAAGAACTAGACAAACCTTTAAACTTATATCTAAAACCAGATCAGATGGCTTCTGAACCAGATTTCGTTTATCAGCTAAGAGATCGACTTTGCCTTTTCGATGCTGACATAGCCAGATACCTGGAAGATCAACCAGAAATATCAGAGATGATTGAAGCAGCGACAGCTATCGCTCTAATCGTTGACGATGCTAAAACCATTTACGAAACGCTTCTAGCGCACCTCAAAGACAAAATGCTTGAAGAGGGAACCGAAGAAGCTGTCGCCACAAACGGGCAACAAGTCGAAATATCTTTCTCTAAAACCCGTCGGGCTTGGCAGCATCGTGAACTGGCATCAATCGTAGCTGGAAGAATTTTCCAATCTGCGACAGATCCAGATACTGGGGAAATCCTTTTATCCACTCAAGAAATGATTGAGTCAATGCTCGATTACGTTCAACCAAGCGGTTGGAAAATTAAAGCACTTGAAAGTATCGGCCTCAATGCCGACAAATACTGTGACGCTGGAGATTCCAGTAGCAGAATCTATATTAGAAAGGCAAAATAATGTCTACAAACGAACAGGTATCAGACCTAGTAGCAGCAGAGACAGTACGAAGCGAACTGGCAAAGGATTTCCCTGACCAGTCGTTACGCCAGCTTGTAAAACAAGGGACATCGCTAACATATGTTCCTATTGCCGAAGTAATCAACAGAATGAACCGTGTTGTCGGTATCAACAACTGGTCTACTGAAATCGTTAAAGTTGAGCGAGACGCTCTAAACCCTGAATGGGTTATTGCCTGGGTCCGAGTAAACATCCGCATCGGGGATCGTGTTGTTTCCAAAGATGGTGTTGGAGGGCAGCAGGTAAAGATGAAGCGAGACAAATCTGGCCCAGTTGACCTAGGCGACGAATTCAAGGGCGCTGTTAGCGATGCAACCAAGAAAGCCATCCAACAACTAGGTGTCGCCCTATACCTTGCTCGCGATGAGCAATCAGCGGCATTGGATGAAACCGAATACGCTTCGGAAACAGATAAAAAGCGTGACGAAATGTGGAAAATGTTTGAGGAACACGCTTCTTCGATGACTAACGAAGAAAAAGTCCAAGTCAAAACATGGTGGCAAGAGACTTACAAAACTGCCGACGGGGACGCTCGCCCAATGAAACGCACAGAAGTTTCACTTGAAGAAACTGAAGCGCTGCTCGTCCATGTTGCAGCAGTTCGTTTTGATGCCCAACTCACGGAAATTTCAAACCCTGTAGAAAGCGAATGAGCCTTCAAGAGGTGGTGGCAGGGAGCACTCTGCCACCATACCTATCCCCAAGCTCAATCGCTACTTTCAGGCAATGCCCGCTACTCTACAAACTGACGCGCATTGATGGCCTTTCTGACGGCGAAACAACAGACATGCTTCGAGGAACATTTGTTCATGAGGTTCTAGAAAACCTATTCATGCTTGAACCCGAATATCGCACTCCAGAACAATCCAAAGCAATAATGCGCGATCTTTGGGAAAAGCAATGGAATGAAAAGATGGGAACCCATTTTGGCGATGACCCCAAAGCGATACGTCAATTCCGGTGGGAGTCATGGTGGAGGATGGAAAACTATTTCTCTATTGAAGATCCGACATCAGTATTTCCAGAAGGGCTAGAAACAGCTATCAAAGGCGAAGTTGGTGGAGTTCTTGTCAGAGGTTTCATTGACCGCTGGAGCAAAGAAAATGGGCGTCTAGTCGTCACTGATTACAAAACAGGCAAAACCCCCCAGGCAAGATTTAGAAGCGACAAATTTACCCAATTAATGATTTACGCTGACTTTTTAGCAGAACAAGAATCTTGTGAAATTGAAAGAGTAGAACTTCTTTTTCTAAAAGACGGTGGCCGCATCACAAGTCCTGCAACTGAACCTCAATTAAAAAAAATGCGAGAAGTTGTTCAAGAAACCCGTGTGGGTATTGACTTGCGTTTTGAGTCCGCTATTTTTGAACCCAAGACTTCCAAACTTTGTGATTGGTGTAATTTCAAAAACGAATGTCCTGCATACAAAAAATAAACTATTTTAAGGAAATTAGATGAATGATGACATTTTTGCCCGTTTAGTGGCAGAAGAAGTTAAAAACCGTATCAGCCCGGACCAGTTAGACACTTTGATGCTTCCTGAGAATTGGGGACGCTGGGAAAGAGCTCTAATTGCTTTGACCGAAAATCTTAACCAACAGCTAATAGACATCACTCAACAAGAGAACAAAGCCAAAGAAACATATGGCGACTCTGGTGCTGAAGGGCTAAGAATTTTAGCTGAGCTATACGACAATAACGAAATCCGCAGACGCAAAATTGGTCGGTTCCTTTTCCATGTTGAATCACGATTAAATGAAGTTGCCCGACGTATCGCTATCGGAAGTTCCGATGACAGCAGCGAAGATTCAACCGCAGATTTTTTACGCAAAGCAATAGAACGACATCAAGAACTTATCAATGGTAACGAACTCATTGATGAAGAATTGATCGACGAAGCCCTATGGTCGGCACTTGATGGATACTGGAAGTTCCCTACCACCTCATCGGCGTCGTGAAAGTTGCGTTTGCTTCTTCTGACTGGTCGGGAAGCGTTTTTGACGATAACGGTCACCCCGTTTGGGGAGGTGCCGGATTTATCAGGCTAGGCCAATACGTCAACAACCTTGAAGCAGAAGTAGTTTGTGGTGTTCTAGCTCACCAAAACGGTATTTTTGGTGTAAGAGACTGGGCCCACCAATTTCATTGGGATTGCGACGTTATCGTTATGCAGCGTGTAATGTTTGAAGATATCCCCGACAAGATGGATGAAGCTAAAGCCTCAGGCCAGATCATCATAAATGACCTTGATGACTGGTACTGGGGTCTCTCCCCGCTCAATGGCGCATTCAAAGCTTCTCACCCTAAATACAACAAGGTTGAGAACGTAAACCATTACCGAAATGTGATGGCACGATCAAGCCTTGTCACTACCTCGACACCTTACCTAAAGCAGCGTCTTGCTCAATGGGTAAATTGTCCGATCATCGAATTACCTAATTGCGTGGAAGTAAAACGATTCATACGCCATGAGGACTCCGGCAGCGAGGTTCCTCTGGTCGGTTGGGTCGGGTCAACCTCGCACAGGTCAGGGGACCTTGAAATACTGAGGGGGATTCTTGAACCGCTAGTGAAGCGGGGTAAAATCCGGTTGCATCACTCTGGGCATCACAGCCAGGCTAAGACTTTTGCTGAAGGGGTTAATGTCGACCCTAAGTATGTGACTACTATGCCGATGGCTTCACCGCAGTACTACCCAACTTTGTTGTGTTTTGATATTGGGATTGTCCCACTGTCAGATCTGCCTTTCAATAGGGCTAAATCGGCGATTAAAGGCATTGAGTACGCTTCTGCGGGCATACCGTTCATTGCATCCGATTTAGACGCATACAAGGACCTACACGCCACTTATGCGTTAGGTAGGCTTGCGTCGAAACCTTCCAAATGGATTCAGCATATCGAAAAGCTTTGCGATCCTGAAGTTAGGCAAGCCGAAGGCGAATTAGGGTTAAAAAATGTTGATAAATGTGATATCCGTTTCGGTATAAGACGGTGGAATGCTTTACTAGCTTCCCTAAAGTGATCCCCTAAGCCGCATATAACCGTTCTAAGATACCTAGATGTTTAAAGAACAAATTTTTGCCGGAATTTACGCATAATGTCTTTTACCATCTGGACTCAAACAAAATCCACAGCCATAAACTCGTATCAGATACCTGAAGCAGTAAAAGAAAACGCCCGAGTAGGGTTAGAACTAAGAAAAAAGTTTGGCAGAGGAGGCACCTCAGTCGGCGAAAACACCGCAAGAACCCTAGCCGCAGGCGGAACCATCGGAATCACCAAAGTCCGGCACATCGCCAAATACTTCCCACGGCACGCAGGTGACAACCTAGACGACAAAACATCAAACGGATGGATCGCCTGGCAGCTCTGGGGAGGGCACGCCGCAAGATCCTGGGCCGAAACCATAGTAGCCAGAGCCGAAAAAGAAACCCAAAAAAGCCTCCAACCCATCCAAACAAAAACGATGATCGACGGAGACAACGACGGGCGCTGCGAAGAAGCCGAAACAGAAGGCGGAATCCCCTGCATACCAGGAATGCCGCCACGCGCAGTAGACAAACTATGGGGCAGAACCGAAGCAAAACGGTTCGAAAAGCGAAGAGACGCCATCAAAAGGGCACGCATCCGCAGGCAAACAAAACCCCAACCAAAAATGACAGTACAAGAACTAATCGAAGCCGGAAAACAAGGACAAACCCAACAACTAGAAGAAGAAATAAAAAAGATTTTTGAAATCACAGACCTCGGACGCATGCGAGCCAAAACCGAAGCCGACTTCATCCACGCAGTAGGGCCCGACATGCCAATCAACGAACACAACCCCCTAAACATAAATAAAAAAACCGAATGGCCAGACAACGGCATCATCATCGGAGGAAAAATCTACGACCAAAACGGCAACCCAATAGGAAAATTCGACCGACAAATAATGATATCCGAAACCGGAAAACCAGAAATCTACCACGAACAACTCATAATCGACGAAGCACACAAAGGACAAGGAATCGGCGGAGACTTCATCGCAGACACACAACACGACTACATCAAAATAGGAATACAACAAATCCATGTATTCGCAGGACTAGAAGACGGCGCATACAACTGGGCCGTATCAGGCTTCGACTGGGCAGAAGAATACGACAGAAAACAATTCCTCAGCTACATCCAAGAAGCCATAGACGAATACCAACAAACCAAAAACACCGAACTATTCAACACAAACGAAGAAGCAGCAGCAGTACAAGCACTAATCAGACAAGCACAACAAGAACGATTCAACGCCCCCCAAAGACTCACCCCATACGCATTCACCCTCTTCACAGGAGCAAGAAAAGCACTCAGCGACAAAGAAGGAGCCGAAGACACCAGAGTCTGGTCCGGCATCAAAAAACTCACCACTTGACAAAAAACCCAACACACAACTAACCTCCCCACCATGAACCAAACCCAATACCAACAAGCAATACAACAAAAAATACAAACAGCAACACCCGAACAAATCACAACAATCGCCACACTCGTCGAAATCCTCTGCCACGACGAAACAGACCAAGCAAAACTAGAAACCGCATACGCCTACTACACCGGCAAAGCCAACTGGCAAACCGACGCACAACAACTCCTATGAACACAAACGAATTCCACGACGCAATCCTCAAAGCCCTCCAACAAATAGACCAAACCATCCAACAACTCAAACAAAACCAAACCCCCAACCCATACAACTGGACACAAACCCAAAACAAAGAAACCCAAACCCAAAACAAAGAAACACCCAACACACCCCCCACAGTTTAATCTAAATACAATAAGGCAAAAAAATCCCACATAGCTACACACTGGGTCTGGGGATGTTTGACAGGCCGGAGGGTTGTGTGTTTTTGGTGGTTGGTGGCTCACAGAGTTACCTACCCCCTACCCCCCTACCCCCCCCTACCCCCCCCCTGCTACCTCCTGGCTTGTTTCTTTCTTTTACTATCAATTCAATTCAATTCAATGTGTATGTGGTCAGGTTCAACCTAAACGCTTTGCTTGTATCCCATACCGGATACCTCTCAAGTCATGACCCATTAGCAGATCACTCAAGTTGACTTGACAACTACAATCAACTACAATCAGCTGTCAGACATGGCACACACACGCATACAACGCGATACACAAACTACTAACCAACATACATAGAAAGCACTACTCATGAAACAAACCAAAGACTTCTTCTTCATAGCACCAGGACGTCTCATCACAACAGATCAGACAGCAGAACGTTTCAACGTTCACAGAGCAACCATCACACGATGGGTCAAATCAGGACACATCAAACCCTCATACAGAACCAACAAAGGTCTCTTTCTCTTTGATCGGATCTACGTTGACGATCTCATCAAGAAGAACAAGGTCTCATCAGATGTATAAGGCATCTCTTGTCAAACGAACCATGACTTATAAGCTTTGCATTGTGACTGTGCTCTCACCTGTTGCGGTTGGGTGTGGGTCCACTAGTCTGACAACACAACAAGTCGAATCACTTAAGGAGTAGTTGACATGTCAGGCATTCAAGAAGATGCAGGCTACACAATCATTGCTTGCACCGTGAAAAGTGTATACGGCAAGAAACCATATGACATAGAGGTCAAGCATAACCTTGACGGGTTGTACGCTTCTACTATCGCAAGGCGTATAGCCAAGGTTGATTGCATGGCACGCAACACCCTGTTGCATTCTGATGGCAACACCCTTCTATCCATTGAAGGTATCAAGGTATCCCCAGTTCAAGATACCTCTCATATCGTATTGTCTATAATCGATGACAGGGAAGACTCAATCTCTTACGGTTCTTATACAACCAAATGGATTGACGGAGACACTGATGACACCGATGACACAGGCACGTTGTACCAGTTCATCCTGATAGAGAAGGTCTGAGCCTTATGCCCATCTATGAGGTCACCCTTATTCGTGACAACGTCACCCCTGAAATTGTCTTAGTGGAAGCTTCTTCACCAAAGATTGCCAAGAGGAAAGCACAGCACTACCTGTCACCCAACAGCACTGCCGTTTGGGTTCCCATCTCAATCAAACGTCAACCTGATGAGACTCAGCTGACATGAATGATCGTTCCATCCAAGCCGCTTTGATCTCTCAGAACATCACCCTTGCCTCCATGGCAGTAGGTTGCCTGATCACCGATCCTGAAGTATGGAACACCCTCTCTCTCAGAGCCCTTGAACGACACCAACAGCGTATCCGTGAGATACAAGAAGAGTTGTCTGCCATCTCTATGACTATCGCAGACAGGGTCGACTGGTACACAGAATGAAACATCGGTCTGCCAAGGCGATGGCACAGTACAAGCTGAGACGTCCACTTGTAGCCAAGCTGATAGAAGAACGCCCTTGGTGTGAAGCTTGCGCTGTGTTCGCAGGGTTCGACAGGTGTGAGGGTGATGATACTTCCATCTATGTTCAAGCCAGGTCGATGGATGCCCATGAGTTGGTACGACGTTCTCGTGGTGGTTCAATACTGGACGAGACCAATATCCTCATGGTATGCCGCCCTTGTCATACACGGATAGGGAACAGGCCTCGTACTGCTGACAAGGTTGGCTTGGAGCTTCCTTCGTGGGCTTCTCCTGAGATGTTTGATGAGGCTAAGGAGTTGCGTCAGTCTTGGTCTTCTGGGATTCCTCGTATCCCCTCTTGGAGAGCTGAGGAGATTGATGAAGGTTGAGGTTGTTGGCCTTGACCTGTCGTTGACTTCGACTGGGGTTGCCTTTGGTGAGGACTTCACTCAGGCGATCTCTACTGCGCACAAGGGTCCTAAGCGTCTTGCTGTGATGAGAGACCTTGTGATGACTGCCGTTTCTACTGTGAGTGCCCCTTATGTTGTCATTGAGGGCTACTCGTTTGGTTCTAGGAACTCTCAGGCGCATTCGATTGGTGAGCTTGGTGGGGTCATTCGTGTCGCCTTGTGGGAACGGGCTATCCCATACGTTGAGATAGCTCCGACGGCTAGAGCCAAGTTCGCTACTGGCAGGGGTAACGCTTCTAAGAATGAGGTGGTATCAGCGATCTCTGCTAGGACTGGGGTTGTGTGGTCAGGCAAGGGTGGGGATGACCGGTGTGATGCTTGGATACTGCAGGAGATGGGTCTCGCCCATTTCGGTCAGGCACGATTCGATTGGCCTGTTTTGAATATGATGTCCTTAGATAAGGTCGATTGGTCATCCTTTAGTAAGTAGAATGGAGTTCTTATGGTTGATAGTAGAGAACAGACTAGACGGCGTCGTGATCGGCCCATCAGTCAAGTTGAGATTGAGGAAGAGATCCTGCGACTCGTTGAGCTCTTGGAGCATTCGACTGAGGACTTTGCTGAGCTCGCTCAGAATGCGGCTCAGTACGAATCTGACTACAAGCGGGCATGGGCAGGCCAGTACCTGTCGGCTTCTGGTGCTGTGAAGGAACGAGAGGCATGGGCAGACTTCAGAACCCAGGACGAGTTCCAGAAGTACAAGATCAGTGAGGCCCTTGTGCGTTCCAGGCGTGAGATGCTCAACGCCACACGGACGTCTATTGACGCCTTGAGGACATTAGCGGCTAATGTACGGTCCATGGTAACCGGATCATGACTCACAACATTCACCCCAACCTAGAATCACTGGCATTGCCTATCGACAAGCTAGTGCTGCTTCCCACGAACCCTCGGCGTGGCGATGTGGATGCCATTGCTGCTTCGTTGGCTGAGTTCGGACAACTCAAAGCGGTTGTTGTACGACCCAATGATGATGACACCTACACGGTGGTGGCTGGCAATCATACGGTTCAGGCTGCCCAGGCTAATGGGTGGACTGAGATTGCTGCCGTCCAGTTCGAAGCTGATGATGATCGTTCGATTGCGTTTGCTTTGACTGACAACCGCACTTCTGAGCTGGGTCATACTGATTCGATTGAACTTGATGAGCTGCTTGGTGACATGCTTGGCGATTACAGCATCCTCATGGAGGACCTGGGGTGGGATGATTTTGAGCTTGCAGCGTTGAACGAGACTGCTCAAAGGAACACTCGTACCCAGGAATCGGTGGGTGGCTACACGGCACCTGAGCTGATTTTGCCTGATGAGGATGAGTTGGCGATGCTTGATAGCGCACCCTTGCCTGCACCTTCAGACGATGTGCGCATTGTTGCCCCTCAGGACACCAACGTCAAGGATGCGATTGTGCATGGTGCTACGGCTACTGCTGCCGGTGCGGGCGCTAAGGGCATGGTGCAGTACAACCTGGTCTTTGATAGTACTGAGCAGCAGCGCAGGTGGCACGAGTTTCTGCGTTGGTTGAAGACTGACGCTGAGGTTGATGGGGATACAACAGCCGAACGGCTACTTAGTTTCCTGGAACCTCGCGCCGATTTCTAGTCTCGGCTGAGCATCCCGAGGATGCTGGCGAGTACAACGAATATGAGCAGGCATGAGGTGCCTAGTACTGGTATCCATTCGGTTACGTCTGTCCACTGGGATGCGATAGCTACGAATAGTTCGCCTAGTAAGAAGACCAGTCCGATGGTTAGCCAACCACAGAAGGTGGTTATGCGGTTGAGTTTCTTGGTTTGGCTGCCGGTTTTACGGTTACCTGAGATGACTTTTTGATTATGCATTGTTGTCTCCATTCTTAAGCGCATCCAGTACCTTAGGGTCAACCAGCTTGTTGAACGTGCATACCTGCACTGCGGTCCCCAGGTTCTTGCGAGTTAGGTACCTGCTTGCGTTCCCTGACTTCAGACGAAAAATGTTCGCTGCTTCAAGGATTGCTTTGCGTGCTTCTTCTTTTTCCATTACATGTCCTAACTAATAGGTCGGCTCACACCAATAGGCGCAACGCCTGATTTCACTAAGAACAGCTCTGTCTTTAGATAGGTATCGTAACTGTTGTCTGCCCAAAATACGACTTGTTTAATACCGGAAGACGCAATGAGTTTGGCACACCCAAAACATGGGGCCCCATTCACCACAAGCGTGCCCTGCTGTCGAAGCCCATTGTCAGACCAGAGCAGCGCTCCTGCCTCAGCATGCTGCGCAATACAAGTATCGTAGGTAGTGCCACTCTTGTGCTTGTCGTCAGCGTGTGGGCAGCCTCCGTCGTTACAGTGGATGAACCCTGGCGGGCCACCGTTATACCCTACACCAGCAACCCGTTTGTTTGGGCTGAGAACAACAGCAAAGAACTGTCGCCTTGAGCAGGTACTGAACAGCGGTGCCATTAGATCTGTGGCGAGCAGCCAATTCTGCAGGTATCTAGGCATGCTTTCAAATTCTCTCAATTCTTAGCGCCTTTTCGCATTGTGCTCGTGACAATACCTCGTTCAGATCGGACTCGCCGACGTTCACGTTCGCTCATCCCACCCCAAACCCCATAGTGCTCATGCTGAAGCGCATGCTCTGCACAGTCTTTAACCACTGGGCAACCAGCACAAATCTTCTTTGCTTCTTTTAGCCGAAGCCGAGGATTCTTTTGACCGTTTTCAAGTGCAAAGAAAAGCCCTGAAGAAACCGGCACATTACGGCAGGCAGCTTCACGCTGCCAGTTGGCCTTAGTAGACATTAGTTATACTCCCGGTTTATCAATAGGGTACTTTGCTCGCACTGTAGAAACGTATTGGGCATAAATGTCTGCCTCGCAGTTAATTATAACTAGGTATGCGTATGTTCCCGCACAGTCACAAAGCCATTGCTTTGTGCACAACACAACAGCATTGAAGCCTTTTTCACTAACCCAGGTGTCAAGAACAGCATGCAGCGCCCCAGGCGCTATCAAGCTCAGATCCATGGCTACTAGGCCACAGCGACCACTGGTGCTATCAAACTCAGCAAGTTTTAAAATGTTCTTTGTTGTAAAATATTCAAAGTTCATGTGAACAACTCCAGCCAATTGATTACAATGCTGAATCTATATGCAAAACCATAACAAGTGGTGTTTCTGTACTGTCAGACATCAACACCGCTCAACCTAAGGGTAGCTTCATGGTCCAACCATATGACCGCATGGCCAATCTCCGCACCGTTGACCACCACACTCACTTGTTCCATGTCAATCTTAAGGCGGGCGGCTAAACCTGCTTGTATGCGGCCAGCTACACCATCTACCCACGCTAGTTCTGCTTGGAAATCGTGGGTATAACCGAGGTCCAAGTCTATTAGAGGGATGGGTTTTGGCACGTTTGGTTCACGAGCTATCTCGCAAAGAGTGCACCCAATTTCTGCAGCTTTGGCAGGCCTTTTACGGTCATCCGTGTGCCCACACTCCATGCGGTGCCGGTAAACGATTTCCCCCCAGTTGCCTATTTTTGTTATTTCAACAACTTTGCGGCGAGGTGCCGACCTTAAACTCACCGATAGATCTTTGGTTCAGCGTGTTCCCAGGCTTCAGCGCTTTCGACAGCTTCGCCTAGACGGGCAGCCCATGGGAAAAGAAGGACTTTAGCCCACCATTGCACCGACCATGTTGGGATGCTTGAATTGCCCCCAATGATTTCATTGTGGCTAGGCAATGGCCATGAACGCTGCAACTTGTCCATAATGGCATTTGCACGTTCTTGCCAATCAAGTTGTTGAGGCAACCACCATTCAAAAAACTTTTGATCCCAATTCCCATTGGAAACAAAGTTAACTAACTCAAGAGGTGAATGAGCCTGCGGTTCGAATTCCTCCGCAGACACAATCACCACCTTGTCAACATCTTCTAGAATCAAATCGGATGGTTCCATCACAGATCTCGCATCATGTTCCAGGTTGTTTTGTCAATCTCGCCAGTAACGGGCAGTCCAAAGAAAGCTTGGATTGCTTCAGTCTTTTCAATCGAAGCACCATTGTGTACGCCTGTTACAGGCACACCAACAGCTTCCTGCCAGCTTGCCACTGCCTTAGCTTTAGATCCGGCTTTCAAGGCGTTAGAACCACGGAAAACAGGCAAAGGTGCAAGCAAGGTGGGCGCTGCCACAAGGGGGTCAGCGGATACCGGCTCGTCTGGCAAGAAAACGTTTGCCAACTCTTCCATACCCGTATTGGCCTTAGTCAAAACCTCTACCGGCACTTCGTAAACCGTTGCTTCTGGTTCCTCTAAAACAACTTCTATTGGATCTTCGACTAACCCCTCAGCATTCAACACACCAAGATTTTTGAGCAATTTAGCAAAAGCGTCGAAGTTGAAACGCCCTGGGTCCCAACGCGTAAGCCCTGGAACGTGTTGCATCCCGCAGATACCGTTAAAGGTTTCCCACTCATCCACACGGATACGTTGCGGGGAGTTAGCATCAGCGATCATCCCTGCTTCCATCCCAACAAAAGTGGGGGCATAAGCCCGAATGTCAAACTCTAGGCAGATTGGGGCTAGAACCTCAGCCATCCACCCGATATCGTCATCGGTCAAGTTCATAATCTCGGAAGCTCTAGCTTCTAAAGTGACCGAGATGCAAGCAGCGCCAACAATCCCAAAATTACCTTGGGTTGTTTTAGCAATATTTGCGCCTACGTTAAAAGGAAGGGCTTGTTTTACTGAACGCTCCTGGAAGTTGAGGTACAAGTGTGTGATACCACGGCTTTCAGTGTCAAAAAACTCTGATGTAGTCAGAATGATTCGAGAGGGTCCTCCCTTTGTAAGCCTATTTTGCTTTCGGGTTGGAAAGGAAATTTTTTGTGCAAGCAAATGCCAGTTTTTCATGAAACCAATCTTTTCTAGTTGTGTATGTGTTTGTTGCTTTGATCAGGGGAGTTAGAAAGGTTCTTCATCCTGTGCAAATGCTGCTACTGGAGCCTTTGGGGCTGGGGCAGCTCCGTTGGCCTGAAACTGGCGGCGAGTAATTGACTCTAGGCCGATAACGTGTGCACCGATTTCGTCGACAACAAGTTCAACCTTAGAGCGCTTTTGACCGCTGTCCTTGTCTTCCCATGAGCGCTGCTCAAGGCGGCCAGTAACAACAACCTTGGTACCCTTGGTGAGGATCTCACATGCCTGTTCGCCAAGCTTCCCCCAGATGACACAGTCAAAGAAGGAAGTGATTTCTTCTTCAGAATCGCGAGGCTTGCGTGACACTGCAACTGAAATGTTTGCAACAGCAAGACCGGTCTTCGTAAACTTTAGCTCTGGATCTCGTGTGAGGTTTCCAGAAAGATGTGTAGATGCAATAGCCATATTTATTTACTCCTATTAGGTATTTGATGTTTTATGAAATGACATTCTTACACTAGTAGTATACACTTGTCAAATGATCTCTATCGAAGAAGCCCAACTACAGGTGTGGGAATCTATCCAAGCAGTTCTTGTCGACCTTGCTATTGATGAAGACATTAGCGAAGAAGAACTCCAAGAGCTTGAAGATTCGCTTGGCAACGCTGCCGATCTTATTATTGAAGCTTTAGAGCTAAGGATTACAAGCGTCGGTGACGGCACTACAGGAACTGCAGAACTAAACATTTCACCATTGCTCGACATGGAAGCCTAAGAGACTAACGTCTTTTTACGGCTCTTAGCTCTTTGAGCCCGCCGCCTAATCACATAGCATTCTTCAGAACAAATAAACTGATTCCGCTTTACACGAGTGAAGCCCTTACCGCACTGAGCGCAATGCAAGTTCAGCTGTTTTTCTTCTCTTAGCTTTCTGCGCTCACGGCCTGATGTGCCGCCGTAGATGCCAGCAAATTCTTCTATATTTTCTTCTAAGCAAATATCTTTAACTGGGCATTCCGCACAGATAGACATTGCCAAATCGGAAGACTCGCCAACACCAGGAAAAAATATGTCTGGTGGGAAATTGCGGCATGCAGCATGATTTCTCCATTGATTTTTTTCTTCTACATTTTGAATCATTCATTTTCCTTATATAGATTTTCTACAGTGTGAACAGAAACAAGTGGCCGCAGGGTGCCGCTAAGACCGGCTTGCCACTCTACAAGTCCATGTTTTTTAAGATGAACTAAAGATGCATGCGCCGAGGCCACCGAACAACCTGATAGTTCTGCCGCTTTACGAATAGTCACCCGACGCTCCTTGCCGTAAATGTGTATTACAGCAATGAGCACGCGAATAGAAATGTCAGACAGGTAGGTTCGACTTAGCGTCAAGCCATCTCGCTAACTTTTGACCACGCTTCCACGGTCAGTAGGTGCAGGTTTACAAGCCCGTCCCAGGATAGGCCTTGATCGACAATAACACCGTTATACCATCGCGGCTGAGACAAGTACCCACCAGCAAGCGCAAAGATGCCCTGTCGCCCCTGCATAAATTCTACGACTAACCTCTCACGCTCGGCGAGCATCTCGTAGGTTATGCCTTCGTCGTATGGGTCCATGCCAGCGTTGTAGATAACAAAATCCCAGTCACGATCGCAGTATGACAAAGCGCTATTGATATCGTCTAGGTATTTGAATCGGTCAGAAATAACCAATCTGTTATCAGAGGTATCACGCTTATCGTCCCAGACGTCAAAGGGTGTGACTGTTACGTCGCATTGGACAACGCCCTTCCAGTTATCGCCTTGGGAGTTCATGATGTCCATTGTTCCGCCACCAGCGTGGGCATCAAAATCAAGGACAAGGATTCGCTCTGCGCCATGTCGGCGTGCAGCAAAGACTGAGGCCGCTAACCCGTTGAACGTGCAGTATCCTGCTCCCCTTGAGTAGGAAGCGTGATGCAACCCTGAGGACAGTGAGCCTGCCCATTGTCCACCGGATTCAAGAACGTGCGCAGTAGCGTCAACTAGCCCCCTGGAATGGGCAACGGCCATCGTGTAGATGCCATCATCCCATGTAAATCCAGATGATTCGGAAAGACTTCTTGGTGTGCCACTTTGAATTGCTTCAATGTAGCCAAGATCATGAATTTGCGCCAAGCATCGTTCGACGCTGATATCTGAAGGAGCAATAAGCTCTGCTTCAGGGCAGCGACCATCCATAATGGCTTTAGCTACCTTTGCTGATTTGCGGGTTGTGTCAAATGAGTATTCGCACGCGTTGTATCGTTCATCGTAATAAACATGCATTAGAACGAACCTCCGATGCCGTATGAGGCACCTTCAGGTGCACGGTCAAAGTTGAGTGCAAAATTAGCAAGCGAGCCTGACTTGAGACCGAAATGGGTTTCAATGTGGCCAAGCACAAGACCGTTAGGGCAGAACCATTGATCTGCTGGGTGGATCTCAGCAAGCTTTTCAATAGCCTCTTTGGGGGCTACTCCACGGGCGATTGAGACGCCGATGGCTGTTGCCGTTGAGCGTGAAATCCCTGCATGGCAGTGGATCAAGATGGGCTCGTTGGTCTTTGCACCGAACTTAACCAGCTTTTTGACTTGGCTGAAAGTGGGTGCCCAGATGCTTGATACGTCTTCTGTGTCACCAAACTTTTCGATGCAATGGTTGGGGTGCTCCCAACGGACTTCGCTGGGTGAAGGGCCTGCAGTGATTACTGCAGGGAAGTATGGGGCGAGCAGTGCTGCATCCTGAATACCTCTGACTGTCGGCATTGCAATGCCTTTGTAAATTGTTGTGCTTTGGGTTTCTTTAGTATTGTTCATAGTTAGTATTGTAAACCATCCTAGTTAGTTTGTCAAGTTAATATTTTCTTGTGGGTAAAAAGTGGGCACCCCGCCCCACCGAAGGGTGCCCACAAACCTTACGCCAGAGCCAACACCGCTTGCTGAGTCGCAACCTTGCGCTTAGAGACCCAAGAGTTCTGGTCCATGCTCAGAATTGCCATACGATCAACATCGCCCTCACGGCCATGATCAAGGAACTCTACAACAGCATTGTATAGCGTCCAACCATTATGCCCAGCCTTGCCAGCGTTGCGTGGGTTGTCCCAAATAGCCTTGACATGGGCGATGTTGTCATCCCTGTTGCGACGGGAAACATCTGTCCCATCCTCATTGACCGGGAAAGCAACCTTCAACACACGATCAACACTGTTGCTACCTGGCACGCAGGTAGTTGCCAGCATCTTCTCAGCAGTATCAGTAAATGCGTCAGCCCAAGCCGTGGACATCCCAAGCGCCGTCTGAGCATCCTGTAGGACGCTTTCCACGTTTGAGGTGTGCTTAGCCTTGAATGTGGAGCGTGCCGTGCTAAGGCCCATTCTCACGGTGTTTTGGCAAACCGCACGAACATTCGTGTTCGCATAGGTAATAGCAGTCTCACCGTCATGCCCAGTAAAAACGAGCAAGTTGCGGGCAATGCTATCGTTCGCTCCAAGCGGATCGATAATGAGCGAGCCCAGATCCAGCGAAGCGAAGAACTTGCGGCCCTCGTCTAGTACGCCGCAGGTATCGACAACAGCGCCACCTTTAGACGATCCGACAATAGCTAAGGCCCTAGTGAGAACCTCGCTGTTTTGTACGGGCATGTACCGCTTCCCAACGATAGCGAGCGCATTTCGGTCGCCGTCGACATCGTCACGGATAGTTGCCCGAGCGCTTTCGACAACCAGTGGCTGACCTGCTTCGTCGAGGATCAAATTGCCGTCGTCGTCGATTGCAGCAACACGAGTTGTGCGAACGGTGTAGTCGGCCATTGCCGCCTTAAGCATTTCCTCAGCGGTCTGCAATCCCTGCATTGGTACACCTAGTTGGTGCCAAGGGCTTGTGTGGTTTGCGTAGGCAAATCGGGTGCGATCGCCGTTGATTTCTAGATTATGTGCCATGTGTTTACTGCTCCTGTTAGTAGTTAGATCTAACTATACATGCTATTGAGGCACCTGTCAAGTGGGGGCAATGGGACTCGAACCCATGACCGGCGCATTATGAGTGCGCTGCTCTAACCAACTGAGCTATACCCCCTCGTGATTTTTCCATTCCAAATACGACTCATAAGATATGTCATCCCAAAATGTCACAGCATCACATCTAACGCAAACCATTCCATCAGCACTCTTAGCATCCCAAGTCCTTTGCCAGCATGGGCCCAGGATGCCAAGAGCATTCAATGTCGATTTACGGGTAACAAGTTCACTTACAACAATTTCAACATCCGACTCAGCCTTTTTTACTAAAATCCACCTGTGATTACCACCAAAAAATCTAACCACCTTACACCAGAGGACATTGCAAATGATACGCATAGGATCTCCTTAACCTGTAAAGCTAATTTGGGCAGGCGCTAGTTGTACTTCCACTTGAGTTTCCACCTGAATGGCAGCTGGGATAGTTGTAGTAGTTCTGGGGATAGTGGTCGTCGGAACAGCCGTACTTGTTGTTGTGGTCCTTGGAATTGTTGTACTTGTGGTAGTCGTGGTAGGTGCTGTCGTGCTAGTTGTTGTACTTGTGGTAGTCGTGGTCGTCGGAACAGTCGTGCTCGTTGTGCTTGACGTACTCGTTGACGTAGTCGTAGTCGGGTTTACCGGCTTACAGCCATTCCCCCAAATCGCTTGACCCTCCGCGTCCCAATTCAGGCCACTATGAATTCCAGCAATCGGCGGAATAATATCATCGGGGTGATTCAAATAGTGATCGCCCTGACCGCTGTCGTTCCCTGCGTCGCCATCAACGGAATCCTGCGCCACGGTGAGACTGACAAACGGATTCGACTCCGAGCTCGTCGCATGACAGATATCCACCTTCTCACGATCAGGCGTAGCCGAAACAGCCCCAGTTAGGCTAAGCAGAACAAAGCCAACAGCGAAGACGGTTATAACAACCAAAGAAAGCTTTTTCATTAATATTTTTCCTTCCAAAAAGAGACGTAGGGCAAGCGCCTAAGCGCCTGCCCTACAATATCAAAATGGATTGACGGTACTGTCAAACTTTCTCAATTAGAGTCTTTAGACCCTAACAAGGCTTTGGCGGATAATGCCAAGGGCTGCGACCGATATTCTCCAAAGTCCAGATAGCTACAGCGTCCTGCACATGAGGAGGAGCTGAACGCGCCGTCGCATAACCTCTATGTCCTGCGCGAGCCGACAGATTCCGCCAACTGCTGTCAAGGAATTGATACGCTCCAGATGCCGTGCTCGAAGGATTCTTCGCCGAATAATTATTGCCCGACTCCCGATTCCGAACACACGCCAAAAACCCCCCAGGAGGACTATGAACAGGCTTATTAGACGCCACAAGATGCTGACGAACAGCTTCCTGCTCAACCGTATTCATCGTGTGGTAAAGAGCTACTTCCTCAGGCGTGCAGGCCGCTACAGATCCAACAACCAATACCGAAAAAACTACAACTCTCATAAATTTGAACATAACAATGTTAACCTTTCATAGAAGGCTCCGGGGAGTGGCTATTCAACCCAGAGCTGCGAGGTCACTACTGTAGCACACATATTACAGAAGTGTTACAACTTTCCAATTTGGCACAAAAGAAAGACACCAAATGACCGAAATATACAGAAACCTACACAGAAAAGACTGGTCAATAAGAAACAAAGGCATCGTCACACAACACACAAAAACAACAGCAATCAGCCCAGCCAAATTCGTAGTACAACCAGCCGGACGAAAAAAAGTCCTCAAAGAACAACGCAAAAACGTCCACGCATTCATTAGAGGCCAAGTCACCGACATCCCACCAAACTGGCAAACCTGGAAACAAGTAAAATACAACCCATACCTATTCGACCACTTCTACGACGTAGACACACTCAAACGCATCGACACAGCTACCGTTGTCGTGCTTGCCGAAGACGGCAGCGCCTACTACCAATAGCACAAGCCCCGCCCCCAGTCTTACCCCTAAAATCTGACCCCTTTTGGTGGTTGGTGTGGTGGTTTGAAAGCCCCGTTCACCCCTGTCTGCCCCCTAAACTTTGACCCCTTTTGGTGGTGGTGGGAGCCCCGCCCCCTCTGTCCGCCCCCAAAATGTGTCCCCTTTTTGGTGGTTGTCGGGGCTGTGGGGTTGGGGAGGCCGTAGCCTCCCTTTCCCCTTTCGGGCTAGCGCCGCTCTTTCGATTGGCGTGAGGCTTGGCCTCGGCGGTAGCCTCCGTCCCTGACCCCGTTGGGGGCCTCCCGTGCGGCTCGTGCCTCTTTGGCTTGTGCTTTCGTCATGCTGGCTCCTCTGCTAGGTGATGTACTCAATCTAGCCGATGGGCCATACCCTTGTCAAGTCAATACGACAAGTTTCTGTGATGCGATTCTAGGCCTGCAATCTCTTGACGGGTACGAGTACCGCCGACAACCGAGAACGCGCCTAGAACGCTCTTGTGGACGCTCTAGAGCGAACATCCGCCGACTGATTAGCCTCACAAACAATCTGCAACAATGACTTGACAAGGATATGGCCACCATGTAGTCTAAGTACATCACCTAGCGAAGGAGTACGAAGTGCACAACAGCCAATTTGACCGGGTCATGCCGGGCGGAGGGTCCGACTGGGTCCACGCCGCCAACATGGCGGACGACCTAGCCGATGTCGATCACGACGACGACTACGACGACGACGACTACGACGAATGGCCGCCACGCCGAGAGGACTGGTGAGCCACCGGGGGCCGAAAGGCCCCCACCTTCCCCTTTTTTCCTTTGCGTCCCGCACACCCCAAACCCCCACCACCCCAACGGGACCCCCAAACACACCACCCACACCCCTGGAAGCTATCCGAAAAGCACAAGCCCCGGCCCCCAGCCCTTCCCCCCAAACTTGTACCCCTTTTTGATGATTGGTCGGGGCTGTCGAATCAACGTGAGGTTTGCACTAGCGGGGCCGCGAGGCAAGGGTGGAAGGCTTGCGCCCCCCCCTTGCGGGCTTAGCCCCACAGCCCCCCTTCGTCCTCAGCGCGACCGACATGCTCGGAAACAGCCTCGTCGCAGCAGTCCTCGCAGAGCAGCTCCGGCCCTGCGACGGTGATGTGCGTCCAAGTGGCGTCTGCGCCGCAGACTTCGCACTCGTGCCACACATCTAGTAGGTGAGTAAAAACGGCCATTGTTGGCCCCTTTCGGTTGGTGAAACACTGACAATACACCCTGCCGCCGAGGCTGTCAAGCCAATACGACAAGTTTCTGTGATGCGATTCTAGGCGTGCAATCTCTTGACGGGTACGGATGCACCCGAGAACCGAGAACGCGCCGGAAACGTCCTTGTGAGCGTCCTGAGAGCAATATCCCCTAGGCGCTCGCAGTCGGTACCCCTGAAATCGGCATGCAGTAATGACTTGACAAGGGGACCGGCACCGTGTACAGTCAATGTTTCACCAACCGAAAGGGGCCGCACATGTGGCTAATAACTGATCCGTGGAAAGACCTGAACAAAGAGGGTCTGACCGCTTGGCAAGCGGCCCTGTCAAAGGACGCTTTCGAGAGAGTCGAAAGCGCTTTTAGGCAGGCGGACGGTCTCGGAATTCGCATCTACCGCGAACATGACGCGACAGACCGGCCAACGTACTATACGGGCCGCGGCAGTTACGAATATTTTGCGGAATTCGACAATTGCTGGATGAGAATCGAACCAGAGCGTGACGGCCTAGAGTTTAGGCAGAATATCTACGTCCACATGAAAGGTTGAGCGAAGGGGGCCGCAAGGCCCCCACACTCGCGCACCCTCGCATGCGTCCCGCTATGGGAACCAGGCACCTGGAACCAAAGAAACACAAGCCCCGCCCCCCAAACTCACCCCGAACCCTGACCCCCCCCTTCAGGAAAGGCAAGCCCCGTTCCCCCGAATCTTTCCCCCCAAAGTTTGTCCCCTTTTCTCAATTTCGGGGCTGCCGTGTTGAACGTGGAATCAAGTAGCGGGACGCCCTGAAGGGGGAGCCTTTCGGCCCCCCTAGCTCAGTCCTCCCATCCAAAGCGGGCGAGCCATTCCTCACGCTCACATTGGATCTCAGCTTGGTCATCAAGCTCAGCTTGGATTTCAGCTGCAAACTCGGTGTCAACCCAGTCTTGCCACTGTTGGGATAGGTTAGCTTCGATGGCCATTTCGGCCCCTTTCGTTGGTGAAACACTCAACCTACTGCATGGCGGTCACCCTGTCAAGTCATTAGAACAAATATCTCTGAGGCCGTTCTAGGCCGTTCTAGGCGGTCGATTGTCGGCCCGCTACCGATACCGCCAGAATCGACGAACGCGCTCAGAACGCGCTCACAGTGGCCCTAGAACGAATATCCCCTAGACAGTCGGCAGTCGACAGAAAGAATTGAGATATCCCGTCTAATGGCTTGACAGACATTCTCCCATAGAGTATCGTCAGTGTTTCACCACAAAGAAAGGGGCCAACAACATGGCTTCAGAAGATATGGGATGGGCTGTCTGTGAAGTCTGCGAAAGCGGCACTACAGACTCGGTAGTCATCGACACCGGCGAGGACCTTGCAATAGCGTGCCGGTCATGCTGGTGGGACTACATCGATGTCGAATTCATCGATGGAGACCTCGATGCGGAGCGGGAATACCTGCAAGGCAGAGGGTTCTAGGACCAAAGGGGAGTGGGGCGCAAGCCTCACTCCCCAAAGTCGCGCCCACACTTCTCCGCCCCGCTACGAGAACCCCTGGAACCAAAGAAAAGCAAAGCCCCGGCCCCCCAATCCGCCCCCCAAAGCTGCACCCCTTTGGAAGCCCCGGCCCCAATCTTCCCCCCAAAAATTTGCACCCCTTTTTGGTGAGTATCGGGGCTTGTGGGTTTTTTGTAGCTGCCCCTTTCGGGACTGCTGGGGTTGGGGAGGCTTGCGCCCCCCCTTCCCTCAGTTCCACGGTGCGTTGCGTTCCGCAACCTCCTCGGCGCTCATCTCGTCCGAGATGTGTTGGTTCTTGACCAACTCCCACTCGGCCATCAGGATGGCATGAAACCTTGCGTCAACCTCTTCGTCAGACACTTAGTGTCCCCTCTCTTTGTGGTGAGTACCTATTATGCACACACCTTGCCCCATCCTGTCAAGTCAATAGAACAAGTTTCTTTGAGGCCGTTCTAGGCGTGCAATCGGGAACCCGCTACAAGTACCGCCGAGAACCGAGAACGCGCCGGAAACGCGCTTGTGAGCGTTCTGGGCGCAATATCCCCTAGACACTTAGCCTCACAAATAAACCTGCAATAAAGACTTGACAAGGTAGGGGAAGGTGTGCGCATAATAGTGTCTCACCAAGCGACAAGGAGTTGCGCAATGCATAACAACATAACCGCTCTAGCGTTGGCACTGAATCAGTGTGACCGCTGCGAAGAGTGGGTCCTAGAATCGCTCACTAGCGATTACAGCGGGGACGGGGAAGTGTGCGAGCTTTGCTACGACCAAAGCGTTGAGGACTCGCACGAATGGCAAGCATTCTGCGACGACCACAGAAGGGGAGGCTGGACCACGGGATGAGCAAAGGGGGCCGAAAGGCCCCCAAACCCGCGCACCGCCTTATGCGTCCCGCACCCAGACTTCCACCAAAATAATCTCGGGGCTCACAAATATCAAACCCCTGGCGACCCGCTCATCACCAAAGCCCCGGCCCCCCGAAACCGATTTCTGAGACCTCCTCGGTTTCGGGACTGCGAAACCGGTGGAGGGCCGAAGCCCCCCCTTGCTCAGTTCCACGGTGCGGCAGCCTCAGCGGGCGGCAGCATCGCATCGCTAACGTGCGCACGCCTGCGTCGGGCAAGCTCAGCGGCAAGCTCAGCCGCTTCGACCTGACGAGTGGTCTCGGCAGCCTCAGCCGCCTCAAGCTCGGCAGCCTTGCGTAGCAAGGCCCTGACCATCACTGCAAGCCCTGCGAAGGCCACTGACCATTGCAGGATGAACGGTATCCAGTCTCTCATGGTAACTCCTGTCCGTTGGTGAAACCTCAAAGCTACAGCATGGCCGATACCCTGTCAAGTCAATGCTACGGGCAGCCTGAGAACGGTCTCAGCTTCAGCAGTCAACCGATTTGACAGGCCCCATTGCATGGTGTAAGGTATACATATCACCAAGAGCAAGGGAGCCAAGCAATGACAAAGTCAGAACGTCGGGAAGCCCGCCACCGCGACCAATCAGTTCGCTGGGGAGGTGGCTACCGGCGAGATCAAAAGTCTCGCCAGTCGAAAGAACGCCGATAGCGGCGAGGGGGCCGAAAGGCCCCCACCTTCGCGTACCGCTTTACCAGTCCCGCACCCAAACTCGCCCCCAGACCCACCCCCCCCTTTTTTTGTAACCTCGGGGCTCACCTGGCTATCAAAAGAGGGACAAGCCCCGACCCCCAAACTTTGCCCCCAAAATCTGCGCCCCCTTTTTTGCGAGGTGATCGGTTTCGGGGCTGCAAAATCAACGTGGAGTTGGACCAGCGGGGCCAACGGGAAGGGGGAGGCCGAAGCCCCCCCCTTTTCCGGCTACCACCATTTGGTGGGGTCGGTACCCAGTGGGTACCATGTGACCTCCGCAAACGGGATGGTGCCGCTAGAACCGTCATCCGACCACACAACCGGTACTCCGATTGTTGGGTCGTCCAGATTGGTGATGAAGGCCGTAAGGCCGATCCTTCCCGACCTGTCGGCTACCTCTGTGTCGTTTCGGATGTGCATGACTAACTCCTCATTGCTTGGTGAAACACTGAACTTACACCCTAGGGCCGAGGCTGTCAAGTCAATACAACAAGTTTCTGTGATGCGATTCTAGGCGTACAACCCCTTGACGGGTGCTAGCACCGCCAGAATCCGTAAACGTGCCTAGAACGCGCTCACAATGGCCCTAGCGGCAATACCCCCTAGACACTCGGCATCCTAGGCGGTCGGCAGTCGGCATGAAATAAAGACTTGACAAGGGTATGGGCAGGGTGTAAGGTAAGTACATCACCAAGCAGAGAGGGACCCGCACATGTGGGAAGTAATCAAGCACGCCCGTATCGAATGCCACGACTGTCAGTGCATGACAACCGTTGCCGATATGGGAACCATCTACCTAGGCTACACCTTCGAACTCGGCGGAGAGGAAATACAAGCCACCGCCTTCGCATGCAAGTCATGCCAATGGGACCGCTGGGAAGTGGAGTACGACTGAGACAACGGGGGCCGAAAGGCCCCCACAGTCGCGCCCGCACTCGCATGCGTCCCGCACCCTGGAACCAGGAACAAAACAAACAACAGCCCCGCCCCCCAGTCTCACCCCAAAACCCTGGCCCCTTTTCAGAAATCTCGGGGCTCACAAACATTGTCATTCCACGCCCCAGCGGGACCCGGAAGGGGAGGGTCAGTCCTTCCACTTCCTGACCCACCGCTCGTTCCAGAGTGCCAGCGCACCCATACTCACTGCCCATCCTGTAGCTATTGCTAGGTATGTCATTGCTTGGCTCCTGTTCCTTGGTGAAACACTATTGTACCATACACCTTGCACCTTGTCAAGTCGAAAGGCGAGTGACCGTAGCCACCCGCCTAACAACTCACTCAGCTAACGCCGGTTCTCCCGACATTTTTCGCATAACCGCTGTCAGCCGCTCGTATGCGTCGATCAACTCTAGCCCCTGCTCCGGGCTGTAGTTCACGTTGCTCCCGTCCTGTAGCTGCACTGCCATAAGCTCAGTCGCTTCGATAATAAGCTCCGAAGCTCTGAAGCACTTCTGGAGTGCCGTCCAGTCTTTCTTCTGGTCCATGATGACCTTTCTTTGTAGGTGAAACACTATTCTTGCACACTGCAGGGCACAATGCAAATCGTGCTACAGGCAACCTGAGAGGCCCCTCAGACAACCCGCACGGTGGAATTGACAAACTGCACCCTACATGCAATACTAGTGTTTCACCAACCAGCAAGGAGCCACAATGGACAACGACAATTCAGACAATGACGACCTCACCACCTCAGAGATCGAAGAGATGTTACTCGTCATTGAAATGTTCAAAGAAATCGAAGCGGGAACCCCACCCGCACGAACCGAGTAACAGAAAGGGCCACCCGCAAGGGTGGCCCTTCTGCCCATCCACGGGACTATCAGATAGTAACAACATTCCCAGGCGGGACTAACGCAACACGATGAGTCTCAACCCAACGCTCACCAGTCCCGGCAACAGGAGTCACCAACAGGTCAAGATGCCCGAAGCGAAGCCGTGCCTCGACAACGTTGACAGAAATCTGCAGGTCTTCCATCTTCATGACGCCTGACATGCCCCGCAAGGCTGCGATGTCTTCGGCGGTGATCTTCTTGTTATCGCCGTGTTCGTCCCGGGTTGAAAAGATTGTTCTTGTTGACATTTGTTCTCCTAATAGTTGGTAGGTCTGTACCTTACAGGGTGTTGGTGGCTGTGTCAAATCGGTGGTATCGAACTTGGGATCAGCTGTCGGGACTGCGGAGAGAGGGAGGGCTTTCGCCCCCCCCTCAGGGTCACTCTGAGCGGAACCCCTCTTCTTGCGAGATTTCACATCGCCAGTCCCAGATCAGGCGCTCTTTCTCAAGCTTGGCGGCTCTCGTCATCTCGTCGATGCGATCCTGCCACTCTTGGTATCCTCCCTGAACCCACAGGGCCGACAGTTCTAGTTCGTTTAGCATTTCGTCCTCCTCGGACTTGTTGGTGAAACACTATTATTGCACACTGTACGGCGCAATGCAAATCGGATCATCGGCAACCTGAGAACAGTCTCAGGGAACCCATACGGTAAGCTTGACAGACTGCACCCTGTATGGCATACTGGAGTCTCACCAACGAACAGGAGCAGTTATGAATGACCTAGATATGATGATGGCGCTATGCGGCCAGCCAACAGCCGCAGAGACCGCACAAGAAGCACTGAGCTTCCTGCTCGTGGCTTGCGCAGTCGCAGGGCCAGCAAACAACGAGGAGCTAATCCTCGCAGCAAACATGCTCGCTGACGCAATCAACAACCTCTAAGCGACAAGGGGGGGGGCCGCAAGGCCTCCCCCTTTTGCGCGCACCCACTTCTGCGTCCCGCCCTAGAAAAGCGTTTCCGTTTGCGGCGGGGCCTTCAACTTCTTCAACATCATACAAGTCTTACACATCCACCCCATCGGGGCTGTCGGCAAAGCCACAGCGTGAGCGCCACCGCCCTTACGGTTCTCAACCCAGCCAGTCACCTTCTTCCAGGTGCCCCGCTCTTTGGGGTTGATTTCCATTCCGCATTCTTCGCAAGTAAATAGTGGTGGGAGTCCCGATGTGTTTTTCATACTTGGAATTGTACCAGCCCCAAACCCGTAAGTCAAGGATATATTTGAGCGTGGCGGGACGCATGAGAGGGGGGAGGGTCTCGCCCTCCCCTGTCTCACTCCGCGGTGTAAACCTCGATCACTCGCCCGCCGAATGGCAAGAGCCATACGGTGCCGAGGAAGGTCTCTACCCCGTCCGTCTCTAGGGCCGCCGTGGGGTCCCCATGAGAGTCACGCTTGCTAGGTATACCCACCGTGTAGGTAGCCTCACCCCTAGCGTCCTCCCAAAGGATGACCCTTTGAGCGTCTTGTTGCCAATCATTCAATGTTTGCATTGCACTGCCTTTCATTAGGTGATGACACTAGTATGGCATACACCTTACACCTTGTCAAATGCTAGCTGAGAACATCCTGAGAACGCCCTCAGACAAACCATACGGTGCATTTGACAGATTGCACCCTACATGGCATACTAGTGTTTCACCAAACGACAGGAGTTACAGTGACAAACAGAAACGACATAGTAGGAATGTGGCGGGCAGCCTGCCAAGCTGACCCAAGCTTTGACGAGCCGCTAGAAGAGTGGCTAGACCAATGGGAATGGCAACAGCAAGCCGTTCGCAAAGTGCAGGACGCATGGGGAGTGCAGGATAGTGATATCCCACCCGCATGGTTCGATCCCACGCTCTGTGGTGAGAGCTGGGATGGCGAATGAGTTGAGGGGGGCTACGGCCCCCCACCTCTTCGCGCCCGCACTTATGCGCCCCGCTACGAGAAGCTGCGCTAAGAACAACCAGGAGCCCCGCTAAATCACTTCACCAAGCAGTGAAGATCACAGCCCCGCCCCCAATTTCCCCCCAAAGCCTGACCCCTTTCTAAATTTCGGGGCTTTGGGACAACATGGGCACACACCCCTATCGGGACTGCGGAGGCGGGGGAAGGGCCGTAGCCCTTCCCCCCTTTTCCGTTAGCCGATTTCGCTGGCCATGATGGTCAGCTTTGCTGCCAACAGCTTGAGAGCCTCAGCCTGATCAGCTAGAGAGCCTTTCAGGAAGATGTTTGTGAAGGTTTTCTCTGCCGGGAAAGAGATTGACACAAACGGCTCAACGCGATCCCCCTTCACGAGGGTAATTGTTGCGTCTCTGACGGCTTCACGATCAACCCCGTGGATGTTGACGCTACCGTCAACATTGATGGACTTGATTTGGTCGCCTACTGTCATGTAGGCGGTTGCGGATGTACTCATGCTCTCTCCTTGTTGGTTGGTGTACTGCAACTGTACTCTATAGGGTGTACCCCGTCAAATCGTAGCTACAGCGAACCTGAGACCGCTCTCAGCTGCCGCTCATACTCGATTTGCATTGTGCTTTGTACTGTGCAATAATAGTGTTTCACCAACAGGAAAGAGCAGACATGCCAAACACACTCAACCGCTGCGATCAGTGTGAGGAACTCGTGCCAGAGGAACTCACAGAGGATGTCTACGGAAACGGGTTCTACTACTGCGATGAGTGCCACTACATCGACGTAGATGACGCTAGCGAGTGGGCGCAATTCGTCCACGACCACCGCCGAGGAGGTTACCTCGGCTAAGCGAAGGGGGGCCGCAAGGCCTCCCGCATTCGCGTTCCCACGGGGCTCCCACATACACGGCCACCCCAGGCGTCCCGCACCAAAAACTTGCACTCCACGCTATCGGGGCTGCGGGGAAGGTCCCACCCTTTCAGGTGGGACCCGCTCTCAGCCCCAGACCACATCCGTTTCGAGAACGTCCGCGAGCCTTGCGACTGCGATGACTTCCTTGACTCGCATTGCTGCCACGTTGATGAGTTGGCCGCCCGGAAATTGCACCGGAGGACACTCCGAAGCCTTAGAGAGAGCCTCGTCGGCATTGTCGAGCAGTACTGACGGAGCGCATTCGCCTTCTGCTTCGTCTCCGGGCATTGCACAGAGGCCGAAGAAGGCCATTGTGGTTACCCATGAGCTATAGCCCATTGAGGCTGGCTCAAAGCCTTCTGATGCGAGAGCATCGTACTGGCTTCTGGTTACTGATGGTTGGATTTGGACTCCCATTGGTAGGGCCTTTCGTTAGGTGAGATACCATTATGGCATGTACCCTGCACCTTGTCAAGTGTTGTCTGTGAGCGACTGAGGATTATCTCAGGTTGCCATGGCATGGGCTTGACAGACTGCACCCTATAGGGCATAATAGTGTTTCACCAACAAGAAAGGCCCACCATGGAAACCTACTACGAATACGAAGAGGATCAGTACCTCGCCGAACATGTCGACTGGATGGACGACTACGAAAGCGAAACACGCGACGAAGATGACTACGAAGAGTGGTGCTACGACTACTGCGAACAACGGGAGCCGGATGGCGACTGGGAATGCGACTGAGTCAACGGGGGGACTTCGGTCCCCCCAACCCAACCAAAGGAGGAAACGTAAAAAACGCCGCCGACTGGCGGAGAACAGACTGCGAGTCCACACCGGAAATTGACCTACCGGGGCTTCACGCCGAAACGGGGATGTGGCGCACAATGGAGTTCAACCAGTCACCAGGGGGCCGCAAGGCCCCCACTTTTCTATTCCCCAGCCCCGCTGAATCTTTCACACAAATCTGTTCACGGGGCTAAATAGCAAAAGCCTTTCGGCCCCCTGCACCGGTCACCACCAGTGCAGGGGAAGGGACTCGCTTCACAACAGCGGGTGAAGCAGAGCCCCGCCTGACCCCTTAGCTCTTGGCTAAGAGGTCACGGATATGGTCAGAGTTCGCAGGTGGAACTTCGTTGAACCCGTTCCCCTCTGTCTGATACAGGATGCGAGTAATTTCGTGGTGAAGGTAATCTGCGATTACTTGCGCAGCCTTTGGGTTATCTGGCAGTAGAGACTCTATGGCCTCATTGCCTAGGGTTACTAGGTTGATTATGTTTCGGGCTGGAGTTGCCATGTTTGTTCTTTCTGTTAGGTGATGAGTGTAAGTGTACACCCTAGGTGATGTCTTGTCAAGTTGTTGCGGGTCGCGCCCCTATGCCTAGGAACACAACCCGCCTACCGTACCGTCAAGCCCTGCAAATAGGCTCAAGAGGCTATAAAGCAATATAGACTCGATTAGTACGAACCCCTCACTATTGCTTTGCACACAAACGGTGAGGTAACAACGAACACTATTATTGCACACTATAGGCCACAACGCAAATCACGCTACAAGCAACCTGAGAGAGTTCTTAGACAACTCACGCAGTGGAGTTGACAGACTGCAAGGTGTATGGCATACTAGTGTTTCACCAACGAACAGGAGAAACAAATGATAGACATCAAAATTTGCTCAGACTGCGCAATGTGGGTAGCCAACCTCGATGACTCAGCAGTCGACAATGACGACAGAGGCAACGAGTACCGCCAACGCCGTGACGAAGGCCTAGAGTCCTTCAGCGGCTGCGTTGTGGTCAATATGGACGACGACGGCTACGGCTTCACTCATAACGGCTGCGACATATGCGGCCAGACTGGTCACCACGGCATCAGCGCCACAGTGTTCTGAGAGAACGGGAGAGGGGCGAAAGCCTCCCTCCCACTTTCTCGCGCCCACGGGACCCCCGCCACCCCCGACAACCGGCACGCCCCGCACACAACAAAAGTCAAGTCCACTCAACAAAAGTCAAGCAACGGGGCCAGCAAGCTGGGGAAGGCCGTAGCCCTCCCCTTGCTCACTCACCAGCCTCTCACGACTATCGAACCGTCACCGACTTCGACGACCGTTGTGTTGTGTCCTAGTTCTTCTAGGCTGTCGATCTCGTGGCCGGTGTCTTCAACGTACTCCTCAAAAGAGTCGTAGACGGCATAATCGCAGCGAAAACCAATGGGATCTAGTTCGATCCCTGGCTCATCAGCGAAGGTGTCTTCTAGGTAGTTGAAGAAGGCCACCGCTGCGTTGTAGGGCCAGTCAGCGAATTGCCGCATGGCTTGAGCGAAGTCTGATTCTGAAACTGTCTGATACATGTTGACTCTTTCTGTTAGGTGATAGGTACAACTATATAGGCTAGGTTGCTTGCCGTCAAATTGACTATAAGAGTTTCCTGAGAGCCGACTCAGCCTCACTCTAGCTACCGCTTGACAAGGTGCAACCTACATGGCATAATAGAGTTTCACCAACAAGGGAGCCACCAATGAATGCAAATTTGATCAACATCGACTGGGTAAACCAGTTCAGCGCAGTTCAACAGTTCGGAGCAGGACTAATCATAGCGTCCACAATCCTCTCAATCGACTGGCTAAGAAAGCGGTAACCGGAAGGGGGCGCAAGCCCTCTGTTCCCGCACGCCCCGCCACCCCAAACCCCTGGTCTCAGCAACGGGGCTCACCCACATCTTCCAGATAGCCACCTCACACATTTCAGGTAGCTACGTCCCGCCCGGATTGTTTGAACCTGGGCTATCGGGGCTGACGAAGCGGGAGAGGCCGAAGCCCCTCCCAGTCGCTCACCATTCTTGGACGACGATTGAACCGTCTCCAACCTCTAGAACTAGGGTGTGTTCTGCTAGTTCTTCGATGTTGGCGACGTTGTCGTGGCCGTAGTCGCTCTTGTAAGCGTCGAAACTAGCGTGGACACTGTAGGCACACCGGAAGGCGATGGGGTCTAGTTCGACCCCTGTGTCACCTTGACCGTAGCCAACTTCCCCGGCTACCTCTTCGATGTAGTCGAAGAGTACAACCGAGGCGCTATAGGGCCAGTCTGCGAATTCTCGCATGACTTGGGCAAAGTCTGATTCTGTTACGTTCTGGTACATGTTGGCTCTTTCTGTTAGGTGATAAGTGCAACTATACTTGACAGGTGCCACCCTGTCAAATTTAGGTGCATGAAACCTGAAGCCTTTCTCAGTTTGTTCTCTGTTCGTGACCTCCGAAACAGAGAACAGATTAGCTAAGAGCGTTCTCAGCTAGCCGACACGAAGACTTGACGCCTTGCACCCTATAAGCTACAATGATGTTTCACCTAACGAAAGGCAAACAATGAACCTAGACAAAGAAATATGGGAAGGGTGGACAGTCGCCGACTACGTCGGAGAACTTGAACCACTATTTGACATGATCATGAGCAACGGATCATGGCAGAAACCCTTCACCTCAAAGGCGCAAGTCAAAGAATGGTGCATGGACAACCAGCCCGGATACAAAAAGAACATCCCAGACGTCGTCAACTACCTCTGGGGGAAAACCTGCAACTAGCAGGCGGGGGCCGCAAGGCCCCCACCTTCTTACGCCCACGGGACTCACACCCCAAGCGACAAACACGACAGCCCCGCCGAAACATTCGGACAGGGCTTACTGCGGGACTCATGGTGAAATGAGGGAGCAGGTGGGGAGGCTCACCACAACCGTCCCCACCGCTTCACCTCGTTAGCAGGCTATCACCTCGAAGAGGTCTTGTGTGACTTCTCCTGGTAGCCCCGCTAAGGCTTAGATGTTATTCTCTTCCTCGCAAAGGGTTACTAAAATGGCATCTTCGTCTGCCTTTTCGTAGTATCCCATAATGTCTATGCCACCTGAGTCGATGAATCCTGTTTCCTCGATCCATGCAGGTGCTTCATATCTAAGACTTTCCCAGCGATAACCGGTGCTGCGGGCTGCCTCTTCGATCCAAAGGACCATCTGGGAAACAGCATCTTCTGGGTTGGCTGCATCAAACTTACATGACACGCTTACTGTGTATTCTTCAAGTTCTTCGTTCATCGTGTGGCTCCTTGTGTTGGTTGGTGTGTAATCATTGTAGCAGGCACCTGACAGCTTGTCAAGTACCTGCTACGGAATTACTTCCTTCTCTCAGCAAGCTCGTCACGAACGGCTGCCCAATTTTCCTGAGCTTCACGAACGGCTGCACGCTCAGCATCGACGATGTCCTGAGCGTTCCTGATACGAACGTAGGACGCTTCGATACGACGCTCTAAAACGCCTTCAGTGTATTCCAGCTCATCGGTTGTAGAATCTGCAATTCTACTCTCAAAGAATGTACTCATTGTTTCTTCTCTCTGCTAGGTGGTAGGTGTAACTATACACGGCACCCGCCTACCAGTCAAATCGACGTACTCGCATCCTGAGAAATCGCTCAGATTCTCAAGCAGTGGAGTTGACAGCTTGCACATTGCATGGCATACTAGTGTTTCACCTAGCAGAGAGAAGAAACAATGTACCAACTAGTTGGAGAATCCGACTTCGCACAATCCATGAGAACCTACGCAGGCTGGTCATACTCAGCCTCATGCGCGTTCTTCTGGTTCATGGAAGATAACGACAGCACAATCGACGGCTTCGGGATCGAACTTGATCCCATCGGCCTACGATGCGAGTTCAGCGTCTACGCAGACTTTGACGCTTACGCAGAGTGCTATCCATCTATGGCCACGCTGGACGACCTGAGGGAGAGCACCCTAGTCATCGAAGCAGATGACGGCTCTCTGGTCGTGCAAGACATCTAAGCGATTAGGGGACAGGCTCCGGCTTGTCCCCTTTTCTGCTGTAAAGACTTGACAAGCAGTGTACAACCATGTACAATAAGAACCATCACCTAGCAGAAAGAAGCAAACAATGGCAATCACCATTAGCAGTAACGGATACAGTGTCGGCGACCAAGTCGGCGACTCCCTAGCCTTCCTAGAACAATTCTGGCCAGCACTAGCAAAGCCAATCCTACTCAACCTGCCAGCATACGACCCCGAACTACCGGGCTACGATGACGAAGCACTTGACTGGATCATCGCAGACATCGAAGCGACCGACAAGGTTCGCTGGATCGAAGGCGAACCATGGGGAGTAATCCCAGCCGGGAACCTCGAATACCGACTCTGGAACTGGGAAGAGGAGTGAGGTGAGGGGCTCCGGCCCTTCCCCCAGTCCCGCTACCCGTTTTCCTGAACAACCAGGGCGGGGCTAAGCACGCTTTTGCACGCTTTTTGTGGGTACATATGCAGAACCGTGCCCAAATAGGCACGGTTCTGCTACCGATTAGCTGTCGGCGATAGGTGCCGGTGTAGTGCTAATTGTCTGGTACTTGGATGGGGCGACGCGAACGTCGTTAGCTACGGATAGGACATCCCAGCCAAGTTGCTCGTCTAGCGTCTCAGCAGCGATCTTGATGGCTACAGCATCGTCGTCGCAGGTTGCCCAAGTCTCAAGGATGAAGTCATCCCCGTAGAAGGTTACTGTCTTGTTTTCCATGTTGGCTCTTTCCTGTTAGGTGGTAGTTGTAACTATACTAGCTAGGCAACCTGCTGTCAACCTTTACTACAGACAAGCTGTGAGCGTTCTCAGCATTCATGACGCAAGACTTGACACTGTGGCCTGCAGGGTATAAGGTAGTGTTTCACCAACCAATAAGGAGCCACGATGGCAAAGCAGAAGAAAACCAAACAATCCACACGAACAGCCGAGATCGTTCTCGCAATCCGCACCCAAGCACATGAGCAGTACGTCGACGCACTTCGCGACGGTCGCCGCCAACGTGCCGCAACCTACCCAGACCGCCGCAAGGTGGCAAACAAGAAGGCTTGTCGCAGGTCAGCATACAGCTGACCTAGCGGCTAAGCCGCTTGCACCAGTCCCGCCTGGGCCACCAGGGATCTAGGCTGCCGGGGCTAAAAGCTTTTTGCTTCTCTGACCATCGGGGCTAAGGAGCAATTTTTGGTCCCTGGCTATCGGGGCTAAAGGCGCAGGAGGGGCCGAAGCCCCCCCCACAACCTGTTAGCCATATACCACCTCAGTGAAGCAGGCCACCTGAACAATCAGGTCTGCAAGGTCTGCGTCGATGTCGCCAGCCTCGTTCTCACGAACAGCAACAGCGATCTTATTGACGACCACGGGGTGGATGCCGCTAGTGTCTCCACCGATAATCTGCTCAATCGCTTCCTGCACGTCCGTTGGCGTGATTGGGTAGCGTTGGCCATCTTCCATGTCGTGGAAAGTGGCGTGAGTGTTCTCATCGGCGTGCGAGTAATCGTCCACTTCCGCCCAGTAGTTACTGCCACCTTCGGCGGCTGTGACGATGATGTCGGATAGGAATTGTGTGTCCATTGCTTGGCTCCTTGTGTTGGTTGGTATGTAGTCATTGTAGGGTATAGAACGTATCCTGTCAAGCCTTGTCACAGGAAGCCTGATAACGCTCTCAGAATGCCTGACACATATACTTGACAAGATGCTTTAGGTAAAGTACTATGAGTACACATCAACGAACAAGGAGCCACATGAGATCCCTACAAGACCTACTAAAATTGTTACGAGGCCTACCAGAGGTCGCAAACCTGCAAGATGCATTCACGTTGCTAGACCGTTCTATCGTAACGATAACGGAATACGAACAGCTTGAAAGCGAATGTAGACGCAGAGCCAGAGAACTCAAGTTCTGTCTTGACTCCCTCGGAATCAAATACGAATCCGCCTGGGGAGAACATCACTCTTGGTCAGTCTACCTAGCCACCAACGACTGCACCGTGAAAGGTGCACCCCTAACAGGACCAGTCATCGCAGACTGCCGAGCATCCCAGCTAATGACAAGCTTCAGTCGAATCTAGCGAGGGTCCGTCCGAAAGGGCGGGCTCTTCACCAGCCCCGGACGCCCAATGCTGTAGCGGGACTATCGTATGCCCTGGTCGCACGATGAGGCTGGCAGGCCCCGCTTCGGGCGGGGAGGCTTGGGGGCCGAAGCCCCCGTTGCCTTACCAGCCGACACCTTGTCGCCCTGCCGCTATGCGATCCTCGTAGATCTCGTGGATGCTCATGATCCAGTCAAACGCTTCTGCGATGTCACGAGCGTCTTTGCAGTGTTCCCAGACTTGTTCGTCTTCCCAGCACTCGTCGATGACTGAGCAGCTTCCGCTGCCGATGATCTGGTTTCCTCGGATGAATTTGATTAGCTCTTGCTTGTCCATTGCTTTCCTCTTTCTTGTAGGTGATAGGTGTAACTGTACATGGTAACGGCCTGCCAGTCAAATCGTTGCACAAGAACCCTGTGGACGCTATCAGGTTTCCGAGCAGTGGGGTTGACACAGTGTAGCTTGTATGGCATAATAAATAGACATCAACCAACAGGAGCTAAACAATGAGAATCAACGACACATGGCGAGACGTAAACTCGGGAACGGTAATCGACCGCATTGCCGAACTGGGAGCGATCAGTCTTGCCGACGCAGATGAGAACGACTCAATCGAACTGGCAGAACTACAGAATCTCGATCAACAAGGACGCGAGATTGTGGGCTGGGCCGAAGGCTACGTCATGCTAATCAAGGACGGCTACATGGAAGACCACGCTCAAGAGCGAGCAGAAGAAGAGGGCAAAATTAGCTTCAACGAGTGGCCAGCAACGGCCATTGACTGGCATCAAGCAGCAGAAGAACTCAAGTTCTCCTACGGCTACATCCCAGTCGACTTTTTCAACAGCACCTACTGGGTCGTCAAGTAAGAAACCTCTCAGCGCCCCCTTGACAAACCGTCATGGGGGCGCTACAATGTACACATACCACCTAACAGAAGGAGCCAAACATGCCAAACTGGTGTGAGAACACATTACAAATCAAAGGACCAATCACAGACCTAGAAGACATGGTCAACAAACTTGACCAAGTCGAAGCCAACGCACTACTAGAGGTCTTCGCCCCAATCGGCGACTGGGACTACGACAAAGCCACCAAATCCTGGGGCACCAAATGGGACGTAGAATACAACGTCTCTGACGCAATGGACGCAGAAGACGGCCAAGCCATCCTCGTCATGGGCTTCGCCTCCGCATGGGGGCCACCCGTCGAAGGAATCCAAACGTGGTCAAAGTTGTACCCAGATACGATGTTCCGCATCGCATACTCAGAATCAGGAATGTGCTTCTGGGGAGTTGAAATCATCCAAGATGGTGAAATCATCTCAAGCAACACTGGTGACATCCCAGACTTCCTCCCATTTGAGAGGCAGGGCGGCCCCACCGACGACGACTACCAGAAAGCATGGGACCTACAAGAAGCATGGGTAGATACAACCCTCCAACAAGGGGCGTTCACATGAGCGGACGCCAATGGCTTCTAGCCGAAAACTTCGCGCTAGAAGCCAAAATCCAGAAGGTAGATCCCGTACTACTCATCCAAGCAATAGCTGACCTAAACGGACTCCTGTTAGGAGTAGCTAAACCCAAGCAAAGCAAAGAACAAATTACTCCTTGAGAGAGGAAGCGAGTTTCAAGCCTGAGACCTATGCCCACCACCACCAAAAAGGTGGAGAAGGGGCATAGGTCAATCACTCCCATCGGAGTCGCTTCGTCACGAAGCCATCGAAATACGGTGTCGGGTATTATCCGATCACATTACCGGCATATGTTTGCGGGGCTTGGCGCTAATATATTTATGCGCACGAAAGCATTCGTTCGGCTCGGGCATCCTTTATCCGACTGCCCGCAAACGCGAGATTTGCAGACGTCCCGCTTAATGGGAACGTCTGCGGCATGCCCCTCTAACGGGCGACTGTACCGACGGCTAACCGGCCCCCCAGGTTTAAGACTCGGGGCTGTCTGTGTTTGCTTCACGTTTTGTGTAGCGGCAGGGACTGTAGCACCGTGTTTTGTCGCGTGTTGGATACTTTGATTAATATGTTTTTCCTCAGTTTGCTCAGACGGTCAATTTGACGTATTGCCTTAACTGGTGTAGAGTGATACCACTACCTACTACAGCAATGAAGGAGCCAAACATGACTTACATCGATCAAGCGTTTGCAAAAATGATTGAAGCCGGACTTGAAGAAGTGGAAAGAACCACCGAGAAAGTCTCAGTGCCGGACGGCATCTGGGCACCGAACTCCCGATGGGAATACGGTGACGACGAGGGACCAGAATGGCCTTTCTCGAAGTTTGAGGAGATCTACGTCGTCACAGCCTCTGGCTACAGGTATGAGATCACTCCAGTGATCCTGCCGGACTACTGGCGCATCGCGATCCTCGTCCTGTCGCCCGACGTAGGTGATGTACTTAACCTAGGCCTTCCAGCAGGTAACGACATGGATCTGGCCGTTGAGATTAAGGATGACGAGGTTGAGTTTGCCATGGATCTGGCGGTGGCCGTAGCTGTCGAAGAAATCTCGACTCAGCTTCATAAGGCATTGGAGACGGACGTTGTTCGTCAGGCGAATGCTTTGGTTGCCAAGTTTCGGGAGTCGGCCAATCAACATTTTGATGCAAGCTGGCGGAAGTAGTCGAATAAATCCCTTGACAGCCTGATCTAAACAAGCTACAATAAGAACCTAACTACCACACGAAAGAGCCAAAATGCACACACCACAAGGTACAAGATCAATCTCCGTATGGGGAGCAAGAGGAGGCATGGGCTGCACCACGACAGCACTCCTACTAGCCAAAACAGGGCTAACCGCCATCGTCTACGACCAGATACACAACGGTGGGTTCGACATCCCCACCAAAGAAAGCAAATGGTCAGAAACCCCAGGGCCATGGGAACTCGAAATCAGTGACCGTGGACCAATCTCCGAAGAAAGCCGATGGGACCTTGCAGACCTAAACTACATCGTCCTACGCGGCCCATCCTTCCTCGGACTTGCAAGCATCGTCGAACTAGCCGAGTACTGGATACCATCAGCACACACCATCAGTGTCATCGTCCTAGAAGACGAACATTCAATTCTGACTGTCGAAGAAGTATCAGCAGTGCTTCACAACGTCAAAGTCACCTCAATGCCACTAACCCCAGCTATCGCAAGGCTTAGCGACAGAGGCATGATCTGCGACATCCCCACGATGGCAGACGAACCACAACTAGTCGAAATGCTAATCAAGTAATCCGGCTGGGGCTTCGGCCCCAGCCACACCAAATCGCCTACAATGGTGACACCCGACAAGGAGTCCCGATGCCCGACATTCCCCCAAACAGCTCTCAACTATTCGTCTCCGACTGGCTTGGTACAAACTACAAGGCATGGGAAATCACAGACGCCCTAAGAGAGCTAGCCTCAGAATTTGGTTTAGATGCCGACGATGTTGTCGGGACTGGTATACGGGTTGTTAAACTCCAGGCTTCGAAAAGCCTTGAAACTGATGACGACAAATTTTGGTATGAAAGCAGCAACGACACATATGCGTCCCGGGATATCTGGGCTGTTGTAGAAGGAAGTCCCGTTAACGCTGTGATTCTTTACCTTGATATAGAAGCTAATGAATTGAAGGCTAATGCTTGGGCTGAGAGGGAAAGGTTCAGGCGACTGAACCCTTAAGGAGTCCCGTATATGGTTCTAGATCCGTTCACGTTTTTTTTAGTAAGCCTTGCCGTTTATCGTGTTGTTAGGTTTTGCCTGTACGACAGTTTGATAGCCCCGCTCAGGGATCGCCTGTTTGAGGGTTTGTCTTTTGATCGTGAGTATGACGACGGGACTGTTGAGTTGTTTGGTCGTCCTGGGTTGCGGGGCTGGTTTTTTTCTTTGTTGTCTTGTTATTGGTGTTTTGGGGTTTGGGTTGCGGGGCTGTTTAGTTTGGTTTGGGTTGTGTGGGGTGGTTTGGGTTGCGGGGCTGGTGTTGTGGTTTGGTTGGCTTTGTCTGTTGTCGGGGCTTGGTTGCGTATGTTTGAGCTTTTGGTTGTGGGTTTTATTGACTGAGAGTTTTGTCAGGTTTCTGGGCAGACGATTTGACGTATCCTTGCTTGCAGTGTACAGTGGGTACACATCAACCAACAAGGAGCCATACAATGTCATACATTTACAACACACTTACACTCTCTGGTAGCAACGACACAATCACAAAGTTCGTCCTTGCTATCAACGACAACAAGAACACACTGCGCAACACATGGTCTGTTCTTGGAACACACCTACCAGAGTGGCATCACCCTGATGAGGCTAACGACCCATTCTATGTGGAAGACGGTCACGCCTATATCAACACTTGCACCACGTTTATGGCCCCTACGGGCGCTCTACAGAAGGTGTCGGTCAACTTCCCTAACTTGACCTTCTCTAATTACTTTACGGAAGAGTCAGATGCCTTTGCTGGTTACGCTGTAATCAAGGACGGTGTGGTCTTGGATGTCTACGATGAGGATCAGCCTGATTTTGAGTGGGACGATAATCCTGATTCCGATAATGAGGATTTTTATGACCAGATCAGCGAATGGCAACGTGGCATCGAGGATCGCTGTTACAACAGTGCCGAGAACGTAAAGTCCTAATAAGAACCTTCACAGCACCCCTTTGACAGACCGTCAGGGGGGTGCTACAGTGTACACATACCAACTACTAAGGAGCTAAACAATGCCTACAACCTACATGACACTAGTACTATCCGACGACACCGAATTTTGTAAGCCTTTCATTGGAAGAGCACGCCCTGACGAGGTAATCGTGGTCGGTGGCATCGATCAGCAAGTCAACGTCAACATTCATGCCACAAAGGATCAGTGGGCGGCATTAGCAGTCTATTGCCTACAGTGTGTAGAAGCACTAGTGCTGGATGAAGCAAAATGAACACAGACATCTACGGAAACCAAATCACTACACACTCGCTAAACATCGACTGGAACTTGCTAGCTAAGCAAAAGAAGCTAGTTCTAGACTTTCTAAATAGTGAGAGTCCAACACAATTTGCCGACGTATGGAACAACAGCGACGGCCAGGATCTGATGGATGGACTCTTAAACGTCCTTGACAGCTTGCAAGATCAAGCCGCAGAAGAGCTTGGCGAAGAAGCCGTATTTGGGCCATGGTGGAATTACCGAACGCCTACCCATAAAATTGTCTGGTCAGAAGGACATGGCTTTGTCGAAGATGAACAATTTTTTACAAACATTATGGATGCGAAGAATTACAAGGCCGAACACCCATTGGGCAAGTTTGCGTCTGTGGTTCCCATACCTGACGGAAGCGGCTTAATCTGAGAGGATCCTCAGGTTCAGCCGCTTGCGATTTGCGCCAACATGCATTGCCATGTACGATGTACACATACCAACCAACAAGGAGCCACAATGCTAAAGCCACAACAACTAGAACAGCACCTATCCCAACTAACAGAACTAGCAGAATCTGACCTAATGAGCGCTAAAGAGGCAAACAGCTTCTACGCACAAGTGAGGGTCCTATTCGGTTTCAAGCCACTAGCAGGGTTTTTTCTTTCAACAGAGAAAGATATCGCCAAGCTAGACGTGGGAACGGGCCGCCACCTAATCGGCCTATCTCTCCCACCGGCCACATCCTCTGGTCTTGCCAACACTTGCGCATTCGAAGACGACTGTCTGACAAAGTGCGTAGGCGTAGGCGGTTCGAATCGCTTCAGTAGCGCTTCTAACGGCAAGGCGGCCAGACTGCAATTGTTTATCGACAATCCCCAGGCCGCGCTAGCGTTGCTAGTAGGCGGGATCGATAAGGCAGTAGCTAACCATGGTGCCGAGAATGTAGCCGTTCGATTGAATATCTATTCGGATCTTAGGTGGGAACGCATTCTGCCAAATTGGTTCTGGACACGCTTTGCAAACGTAGTCTTCTACGATTACACAAAGCATCCTCTGGCCAGTCGACCAGTAGCAACTATTCCAGCTAATTACAAGCTGACATACTCTGTTAGCAAGCGGTCGACGGTATGGCAAGTGTCTAACCAGCGTAACGCAGGACGGCCAGTAGCGGTCGTTATCGATACCCGTGGCGGTAAGGTCAAGGGGACCGATAAGTACCGTGATTTGCCGCTTGAGGCAGACGGTGTGACCATCGTCGACGGTGACGCTAGTGATCGTCGCTATGAAGATCCTGCTGGCGCTTTAGTTCTTCTACGTCGGAAGAATGGTCTGCCCGCATCTGATCCTCTGGTTCGGAATGCGGAGCAATTGGAAGCAATGCTTTCCTAAGAACCTTCACAGGTGGCGGGTGGAATCACTTGACGAGAGTGGTTTCACCCGCTATCATGTACACATACCAACTACTAAGGAGCTAGCAATGAGACCACAAAAAACACTAAGAGAACTAGTCGGAATCATAATGGTTCCATCTCACGAGCTTGAAGAGCTCATCTTGGACGCTTACGCCGACGAAATTGAGAAGGCCGTACAAACAGCAATCTCTGACCAGATCAGCGAAGAAGTTCGAGATGCGGGGCTCTACGAGATCACAGATCAAAACATTCTGTGTAGTGACCATAGCGAGCCTTTCACTTGGCACGCTGTTGTTAGTTACGATGAGCCACTTGACCCCGAGTCTGAGTCTGTGAACGACTTTTACATGCCGACCCAGGAGGGTGATATGGCCGTGGAAGCTGCTGTGCGCAAGGTTCTGGGATCTAAGTCGATTGAAGGCGCAATGTATTATGTCCAGCTAGAAGTAGCTGAACAGGGGTTTGATCAGTGCAATGCCGTTTATGGCATAGATGTTGCTATGAGGATTCGTGCCGTCTTGAATGGGACTCAGCGCCTGTACGTCGCAATGTAAAGCTGAGTGGCCTCACAGCTAGTGGGGCCACTCACTTGACCATCTATTATCTATCTGTTACCATGTACACATGACAAACAACGAGGAGCCAACAATGATTGACGAAGAGACAGACCTACCAATCGACACAACCGAACCAAGGTTCCCAGAAGTAGAACTTACGGTTGACATCTTTGGAACAGAAGGAAACGCCTTCTTTCTTATCAGCAAGGTGCGTAGGGAGCTGGCATATCACGATGCGAGCGAAGAGGAAGTCGAAGAGTTTGATAAGGAAGCCAAGTCTGGCGATTACCAGAATGTGCTTGACACAATTGGTAGGTGGATTACCTTTACTTACTTTCCAGAGCCTTTCTAAGAACCTTCTCAGTGTCCCCCTTGACAAGCAGTCGGGGGGACACTACAATGTACACATACCAACCAACAAGGAGCCAAAACAATGGAAATACGATTCGAACTATGGCAAGCATTCGACGATGAAGACTTCTTCTCCCGTCGCACACCCTGCCCAATGCGCCCACAATACTCAGGAATGATCGAATTCAATGCCGGACCAGACGGCAAGCTGCCAGTCTACCCAACACTCGACAAGCTGTTCGAGATGTTCAACATCAACCACCCCCACGACTTCACCGGACACTCATTGAGCGTTCACGACATCGTCGTCCTAGGTGAAACGTCTTACCAGTGCATGCCAATCGGATGGGAAATCTGCTCAGCACCTTCAATCAAAGGGCCAGCAGACGTTGTTGAACTGCCCTTCATGGACCCTCGGGCCACAGTCTGTGGACACTGCAGACGAGGATGGGACGACACCGTAGCCACAGGCTGGACACCCGTACCATCCGGCAGGTGCCCATTCGAGTACGAGCATGAGTACGAGGATGACTAATCCTGGGCACGTCCGGGGCTGGTCGCATTATCGACACTAGCCCCCGACGGCCTGCACTGGGCGAGCCACACGCCCGCCATTAGGGTAGCCGACAAAATGCCCCCTGAGCGAATACTTATTAACTTTGTTCAACAAATTGACTAAAGTCCTACATTTTGCTATCATGTACACATACCAACTACTAAGGAGCTAACAATGCTTTATAACAACTACACAGTAATGCCCTCACATTCTTCCAATTTGGAAAACGTCGAATTTATCAACGTTGACTCAGGCCTAAATGAGAGCACCGGCTATACCGCCACGATCACATTCACCGACCTGCCAGACAACCTACTGACGGGATTCGAGGTCCAACGAGCCATCTCTCAGGCCCTCCAAAATGACGAATACCATCTGATGGTAACTTGCTTCGGGCCAGAGGCTCCGCTGAGCGACGAAATCTTCGGTCAGATCTTCGAGGGTTACCTCACAGCAGCCGCATGGCTATCCGTTGACGACACTGGGGCTGGAACTTTCATGCAGTCCGGCAACTTCGACGAGCGAGCAAGAACGCATGCTCTGGGCGAGCTACAGGATTTCCTGGGCCTAGCCTCTGTCGATGTTAGGGAATACCTTTCAACGAATCAGCCAGAGCAACTAGGGCACGATTTCTTCCTAACTCGGAATCGTCACGGTGCCGGATTCTGGGATCGTGGACTAGGTGACCTTGGTCAACGTCTTACCGAGGCTTCCCATACTTATGGTGAGACCAATTACTACGTTGACGAGACCGGTAACATTACGTCTTACTGAGAATTCTGTCAGGTTGCATCACATCCTGTGCTCTGCTTCAGCCCCTGACAGCTAGGGTCAGATCGGCTCCCCGCTGGTCTGGCCCGACTTGACAAAGCAAATACTACCTGCTATTATGTACACATACCAACCAACAAGGAGCCAGCAATGAACGAAGTAATCGCAGTATTCAGCCAGAGTGAGCTTACTAGACTCAAATTGGCCGTCATGGACAGAAGAGACAAGCTAAGAGAATGCGCAGACCCAAGGTCTTCAGACATGGAAGAGCTTGGAGAGAAGCTGAATCAAATAGAAAGTCGAAATGACATGCGGGATCGGGCAGATCAATGGGATCTACTTGAGGCTATAGAGAAGTCCGATTACTTCGCCATCAAAGCAGAGGCTAGAGCCCAGTCAATGCCAATTTGACAAAGTGGCTAGTAGCTGCTACACTGTACACATACCAACAAACACAAGGAGCCAGTAATGAACGTAAACGAATTTTTAGAAGCAGTAATGACACCGCAATACCATGCGGCCATCCAAGAAGTCTTCGAGACAATCCTGCCCGAGATGTACGACGGCACACTGCCCGACACGATTCTGGCAGCCATGCAAGACATCAGCTGGGAATTTGGAATCGAATTCAACGGGGAGATGCTGTAATGTCTAACAAATATGAAGTATCAGTACATACGCCACACCCAAGCATGGAAAATCGCCTTGCACCGGGCTACTGGCGAGCAAACCAAGAGAATGTTGACCAAATGTTCGATGCAGGAGCAACAGAAATAGGTCTTTATGTTGTTCTAGATGGCGGCAACCGCAGATTTGTGAAGCGGATTTCTGAAGCTTCACGATTTGCTGACGCTCTACGCTTTGCGTACAAGCGGTACGCTCCTTCTAGTTCTAGAAGAGCATTTTCTTAAGAACGTTCCTGATCCCTATACCCGATCAGGAGCTAGTCCTCGGCACCACTGGCCTCCTCTCTCTCAGAGGTGCCGGGGCTATTTTTAAAAGAGCTTGACCCCGCCCTAGCGTACCGTCCTACGCTACGGTGGTGCGGTCAGCATCAGCAACGCGGGGGGAAGTCGATGGCTCCTCTTCCCTCCGCCTTGCTATTTCCAGAATCTGATGAACCCGTTGGCGTGATAGACCATAGGTCTCCCCAATGACTTGCAAGGTCACACCACTTGACCGCATCGCCACAATCTCAGTGTTACGGCCTGACTTAGACTTAGGACCAGGCTGAAGAACCCAAGCCCAATCTGCGCGGCCTTCAAGAGCAATGATCATGTCTTGCTGTAGCTCGCCTAGGCGGTAGTATGTGCGAATCGAGGATACCCACCGCCCTAGTGGTACAGTGCCCTCCATGTGCTTCACAGGGACTCTAGCGGTGCCTTCTCGGTCGATATAGGTATCAAGTGCTTCTAGGTACTTTGTTGCTTTGTTTAGTGATTTCATACTGCCATGTTACATCATCTAGATGACTTTGTAAAGCCATACCGCAGCATCAACTTGACAACCCCTGTTTCAACATATACAATACCCACCTACAACAAACGAAAAGAGCCAAATGGAATTCATCCTAGCTGAACTAAACAACGAAGAAACGCAATCATCAGCACTCGTAGTCGCCGCACCAAAAGCAGAAGACTCCAGACAAAAAATGATTGCCTACCCCACACCCCTAACCCCAGACTACGAAATGCGATTCATCATCGCCATCGACGACAACATCGTCAACGAAGTAATCGAACGAGACGCAGAAAACGGTGACACACAATCATGGGATCGCATGATGGAAGCAGCCTGCTCCCTCGCCCAACACAACACCGAAACCCAACTCAAAGCAAAACAATGGTCCATCCACGAACAGGACAACAAAAATGACTACAACGAATAAAGAAACACAAGAAACACAAGACACCAACCAACACGTCGCAACCGTATTCGAATACTGGGTATCCAAAACATGGACAGGCCGCGGTGTCTACCCCGTACTCTCAGAAAAGCGACGCAAACTAATCCAACGCTGCATCAAAACCTACGGATTCGAAGCAGCCCTAGCAGTAGTAGACGGAGCCATAGCCTCAGACTGGCACACAGGGTCAAACCCAAGTGGCAAACGCTACCTCTCCATCGAACTACTCTACCGAGACGCAGAACACATCGAGTCATTCGTCGAAAACGCAGAAGAAGCCAACGGAGAACCCTTCTAATGAACAAAGAAGAAACAGTCGCAATCGTCGAACGCGTCTGGGCATCATGGGGGTCCCGACCCGAAAACCCAGAAGAACGCAAACAAACCTACGCCGCATGGTTCGAAATCCTCAGCGACATCGAACGGGACCTCGTAGCACAAACTGTCAACGACCTCATCACGGCAGACGGCTACAAGCCCCGACCAGGGACAGTGCGCCGCAAAGTGCTCCTCAAAGGCAGAGAAGCCCCGACAAAGGCCGAAGCATGGAACGAAGCGCAGAAGCTTCGCCAGTCGCTCCTCACCGGAAACAACGCCCCGGCAGTCCACCCACTTACCCTAGCTACAATAAACAAGATTGGGTCCGTCGCCGATCTCAACACCGGGGCTGACAGAGAGTTCTTCCTCAACACCTACACCGAAACCGTCAACGCCTGGGAAGCAGAGATAACGGGACTATGAACCCAATAGACACAGTACTAACTAGCCTCCAAGGAGTGAAAAAAGTTGGAGAATCAGCATGGTCAGCAAAATGCCCGTGCCGTAACGACGACGACAACCCCAGCCTTTCCATCGGAATAGGCCGAGACAACAGGGTTCTACTTAACTGCCACCGCGGTAACGGCGGCTGCGACACCAACCAAATCTGCGACTCAATAGGACTAACCATGACAGACCTCTACGAAAAGAAATCAGAGCCACGAGAAACCCTCACGCTCACCAACACCTACCTGTACACCAACGAAGAAGGCGAAGTCCTTTTCCGCAAACTCCGATTCAAAGACAGTGCAGGTAAAAAAACTTTCCGGCAGCAACACCCAGAAGGAAACGAATGGGTCTCAGGGCGCGCCGGGGCTGACCCCGTCCTCTACCGTCTACCCGCAGTCAAACAAGCCATCTCCGACCGTGCCGACATCTGGGTATGCGAAGGCGAAAAAGATGTCGACGCAGTAACCGAAGCGGGACGGTGCGGAACAACAATGCCCGACGGGGCTGGCAAATGGAAACCAATCCACACAGCCCAAATTGCCGGGGCTCGCAGGGTAGTTATCGTCGCAGATAACGACCCCATCGGGACTGAGCACGCATGGGCCGTACACGACGCCATCGTCGGGGCTGTCGAGAAAGTCATTGTCGTCTCAGCCCCGCAAGGCAAAGATGCTTACGATTTTATTCACGTTCACCGGGGCGACCTAGCCGACATGGCACCGCTTGCCCGTCCCGGAGAAACCCAAATTGAAATCCCCACCGGGACTGACGAGTTCAGTGAGATCGCCAGGGGGATCGCAGACCTCGTAAAGTCCGACGCCCCGCTCACATCCAAATTGATGAGAGCCAGGAACCTGATTGATCGTGCCGAGGTAGATGGCATTCAGCAGGATGGCAGGCTTGTCACCTGGACTGACTTCGTAAACGAAATTGAAGACGACAAATATGATTGGGTTATCCCAGGGGTTCTCGAACGGCAAGAACGAGTGATCGTCGTCGCCGCCGAAGGTGTAGGTAAAACAACTCTTGCCCGTCAAATTGCGATTTGTACCGCAGCAGGGATACAGCCATTCACCCGATCAGGGATGGCCCCCATCAGAACACTGTTCGTCGACCTCGAAAACCCTGAAAGAATTATCAGGAGAATGTCCAGGAAGATTGTTGCAGCAGCAGAACACTACCGGCCCCACAAAGGAGCCCCAATCAACGCACACCTCCTCATGAAACCCGACGGGATGAATCTCCTCGAAGCAGCAGACCGCATCCTCCTAGAAGAAACCATCGAACGAACCCAACCAGACCTGCTAGTCCTGGGGCCCCTGTACAAATCGTTTATCGATCCAGGCGGCAAAACATCCGAATCGGTCGCAGTCGCAGTAGCCAAATATCTTGACTACATCAGGTGGACATACGACTGTGCACTCTGGTTAGAACACCACGCCCCGCTAGGCGGTTCCGGTGGCAGAGACATGCGCCCCTTCGGTTCCGCTGTGTGGTCCCGCTGGCCCGAATTCGGTTTGACAATCGAACCCGATCTCACCTCAGCTGAAGTAAACCATTTTAAGATTGGCACTTTCCGAGGCTCACGGGACGTCCGCCACTGGCCAACCAAAATGCGGTGGGGATCGACACTCCCATTCGAAGCTTTAGAGTATTCGACAACCGGCGACAATTGATGTAAACTCTGATCATGTCTGACGCCATGTCAAGAGAATTCCTCGCAGAGCGGGATCTCATGATCCTCCAAATGAAAAAAGCCGGAGCATCAGAATCCGAAATCGCCAAACGATTCCGCATCGGACTAGGCGCAGTCAGATCCGCGTTACAACGCCAACTAGAACAACTCAACCGGCAAGCCATGCTCGCCTACCCAGAAGTCCTACGAATGGAACTAGAACGCCTGGACTCCCTCCAGAAAGCCCTGTGGCCCCTCACACAGATGAGACGGGTAACTACCGACGACGGCTCCGAAGTCACGTTAGAACCCGATATAAGGGCCACACAGCAAGTTCTGGCGATCATGGCGAGCAGAGCAAAACTTATGGGACTAGAACAAGCATCCAAAATGGACATCAGAGTCGACGTACCCCAAGTCAACACACCCCAACTACACGGGGCTCAACAAGCCGAAAGCATCACAACGTTCAGCCCCGAAAACGAAGCACGCCAACTCCTCGGCCTCATGATCCAAGCCGGAGTTATGGACGATTCCGTAGAACACCTCCTAGCAATAGAAGCCCCGGTAGATGTAGAAGACGCCGAAATTGTAGAACAAGTAGAACAAGAGGAAACATGAGCCCCGACGAACCCGTCATCTACAACGACAACCTGGGTCCCGCAATGGACAAAGTCGCCGAAACCCTAAACCCCACCATAAGCAAACCAGGCAAAAAAGGCAGCCCCGCCCAAGCACAAATCCTCGTAAGAGTAACCACAGAAACCCGGGACCGCTGGAAACAAGCCGCAGAACACTCAGGCAAACCAGTCTCAGACTTCATCAGAGACCTCGTCAACGGGGCTGCCGACGAAATCCTCGACTGCTCCCACCCACAAAACATGAGACGCTGGAACATCCGCCACGAATACTGCCTCAAATGCGGGAAACAACTCCGATGATGCCCCGCAGACCAGGCCGACCCCCAGAAGCCCCGACAAAAGAAATCTGTGCGATAACCCTGAGAGTCCCGGCAGCAGTCAAAACACACCTGATAGAACAATCAGAAGCCCTGGATATTTCTATTAACGAATATATGATTATGCTTATAGAGCGTTCTAGGTGAGTCGGGTTCCTGAGAGGGCTACGACCGAAGGGCAAGTGTACCTACAGATCAGACTACCTGGGAAGCTTAAGAACCAGGTCATCGACAACGCTGAGAGCTCAAACGTCAGCCTCAACGCCTGGCTGTTGCAAGCCATCCAGAACATGCTCAGAGACGGCATGCCCGCACCAGCACCCCTGGCTCCGTTGCCTACGCATGTGGATGTGCTGAGGGCGTACTTATCTGGGGAAACTCTTATGGGCCCCTGTGGTCAGTTGGCCACCGACTGTGACGCTGTGAACGGTAACAGGTTGACAGCTGATATGAGCTGTCAATGGTGCCAGACATGCGGCATCCGTCTCACCTGAGGACTCGCATAGTTTTCACCTGTGTAAACATTCAGTACCGTTAACATCTCACTCACAGTGACCAAACCGAACTTACCCGCCCGTGGCCCCACCCCATAAAACCACACACCGTCACAAAACTTCCAACAAAAACCACACACCGTCACAAAAACCCACACACAGTCACAAAACCCAACTACTAATCTCCTACTAACCAACATCAAATTAGTAACAACCTAACAACCACACCCACCCCGACGACCCTCACGCACCACCTGAGACCCCCCAGGAGGCAAAACAGACACCACCCTCACAACCACACCACCCACCTCATCAGCCTTCTCCTCAGCCCGAACCCTGGACCCAGACAAAAACTCGCCACCCCCAGGGAGATCCACACGGTACATGGTGACCTTCTGCTGTTTCACCGGTTATCCCCCCATACCCCGGCGATAGTAGTCCTAGAGGGTCTGATGCCAAGGCGTTTCTGCTCTTTGTCTATCTGCCTGGAGGTCATCATGGCCCACACGCCGTGCATGTCTGCTGCTGGGAATTCGAGTGCGTAGTCTCTACATTGTCGGAGTACTGGGCATTGTTTGCATATTGCTCTTGCTTCGGTGATGTATGAGATGTCTTTGTGTTGTTTGGGGAAGAATTTGTTTTGTTTGCCTTTGCAGTTGGCTTGTTCTGTCCAGTGGTCTTTGTGGGCTTTTGTGTGTATATCAGTTTTGGGTGTGTTTGTGGTGTGGTGTTTTTTGTTTATGTTTGTTAACGGGTTCATAGTGTTGTTCCGTGTTCCCGTGTGTTGGTCATTTTGGGTGTTGTTTTCTTTTCGTGGAGGTTATTTGCGGATTGTTCTGATTTGGTGGATGCATCCTATTGGGATGACTATTCCGTTTCCGTGTTGTTGTCCTGTGAGGGATGCGATTACTTTAATGTATGTGTCGGTTTTTTCCCATAGGTAGCCGATGGTGAGTGCTTTGGGGGGTTGGATGTTGTGTGTGGTGTCTGGGTCTTCCCAGGATGAGGCTCCTAGTGAGGCTGCGTCTATCCATAGGATTTCTACTAGGGTTGCTGTGCCGTGTTTGGGTTTTGTTGTTTCCCAGGCGTGGTCTAGTATTGATTGTGTTTTTTCTGTTGGTGTTGTCATTGGAGTATGTTGAGTCCTCCCCATCCGTCTTCGTTGACGATGAGGCTGAGGGTTCCTGCGGCTGTTGTTGTTCCGTGGGCGTTTGCCCAGTATTCGCCTACTTTGGTTAGGGATGGGGCGATGAGTAGTAGTCGGCCTTCTTGTTCTTTGATGTTGAGGTGGTGGAAGTGTCCTGAGATGAGGATGTTTGCGTCTGCTAGGGATGGGATGGCTCTTCCCATTGCGTGTTTGGTCCACCAGTCCCATAGTGTGGGTACTGCACCGTTTTTGGGTTTGGGTGTGTGTCCGTGGGTGAATGCGATGGTTTGGCCTGATACGCGGATTGCTAGTGCTATTTCTGATGCGGCTAGTCTGAAGCCGACGTTGTCGATTGATTCTGTTGCTGCGATGATTTCTGCTACTTGTTCGAAGACTGAGACGTCGTCGTTGTCGTTGATTGTTGTGTAGGCTTTGCCGTTTTTGCGGTTTTCGCCGTGGTTTCCTGGTACTGCTGCGACTTGGATTTGTTCGGCGTGTTTGGCTGTTTGGACGATGATGTCTCGGATGCCTCTGCGGACTACTCGTGTTTGTTCTCTTCGGTCTAGTTCGACTGTGAATGCTTGGTTGGGGTAGTAGTCGCAGGTGTTTTCTACTAGGTCTCCTAGGCCTGCGATGACTACTGTTCCGATGTTGTGTCCTGCGCGCCGGTGGTCTGCTAGTTGGTCGCAGATTTGTTCTGGTAGTGCTGCGATTGCCCGGATTTGTTCGTTGGTTCCGCCGAAGTCTGCGTTGCCGCATTGCCAGTCGGAGAGTGCTACGACGAATGTTTCGTCGCCTGTTTTGCGTTTCGATTTGGCGGGTTTTTGTTTGCGGGCTTCTATGTAGAGTTGTTCGAGCGATTCGTCTTGTGGTGTGTCGGGTGTTTTGAGGCGGATGTTTGCCCGGTAGCTGAAGCAGAGTGCACTGTAGGTGTCGCCGCCGATTTCGTCTCTTCGCCATCCGTCGTAGGAGCACCATTTGATGGTGTCTCCGACTATTTCGTATCGTTCTGGGTCTAGGCCTCGTTCTTTGAGGAGGTCGTCCCAGTTTTCTGGTGGTTGTTCTAGGGTGGATGTGGTGACTGTCCCTTTGGTTCCTTCCCAGGTTACGCCGGGTTCCCATCCTTTGGGGATGTGTTTGGTTCGTTCTGGTGGTTCTTCTATTTGTTTTGCTTCTAGTGCTTTTAGGTTGTCGGGGAGTTTCATGTGTAGCATCCGCATTTTTGGTTGCGGTGCGTGGTGAGGGTTTCTCTGCCGATGGTTACGTTTTCGGTTCGTAGGGCGTGGTGGATTTTGCGGATTGATACTCGCCCGTCTAGTAGGCGAAGTAGTACTTCACCGCTTTCGGGGTCGATTTTTGCGAATTCGGAGACTTTGCATTCTCCTGGGATTTGTTGTTCGAGTTTGGCGAGTTGTTCAGTTAGCATTGTGGCCTTTCAGGTACCAGTGGGCTAGTAGCATGCCGGTTATTGCTCCGGTTATTTCTGGACCGTATTTTTGTTTGGCTGCCCATCTGATCCCTGTTGAGATGGTTGCTCTATTTTGGCGTGTTGCGAGTGCGTTGTAAAGGCATGCGGTTATTGCGATCGTTGATGCCCCTGCAAGATTTTCGACCAGTGTTCGCCTATCGGTCGCTACCATTGTTTCCTCTGGGGTTCGGGTGGGTGGCTCTTCCAGTGTAGTCTGTATTCCATGCAGGGTAGCGAACCTAACGATTTTATTGGTAGTAGCGAGTGGGTGAACCCGGATCATTTGATGCGCCGCCCGTTGGAAAAAGCTTTGGATGGTGTCGATAATGTTGGGGTTGTGGTGGAGGAAGTTCTTAAAACTTTGGACGAGTACCGCATTATCAGTTATGGGGCACCGGACGCTTTGAAGCTTTTGACCCCTCAGGGTCGGGCTTTGATGCTTTTGATGGAGAACCCTGATTTGACGGTGCGGGAACTTTCGGTGATGTTAGGTGTCGCTGAAAGTAACGCCACTATGGCCATTTCGGCTTTAGTAAAGGCTAATCTCGTAGTAAGAACAAAAGTTGGTGGCCGTAATCAGTACAATTTTTCTTTTGAAGGCCTGTGCAATCACCCTGACGTATCAAGGTTCCTGGCTGCTATCACCCCTGTTGTTTCTGAGGAGCCCCCTGATATCAGCCTGTGAACTCCAGGTTTGTGGCTGTTTGCGCTGGGGCTAGTTGTACTGGCACCTGAGTTGTTGTGGTGGTACCAATAGTGGTACTAGTCGTGGTGCTAGTCGTTGTTGTTGACGCCGTTGTGGTAGTTGTTGTTGTGGGCGGCGGGCAAGGAAACCCCCAATGCTGTTGCGCTGTCGACAGATCAACAGGGAACAACATAGGGCCATGCCACACACCTGTCGGGCTGATCGTCTGAGGAGTCACCCCAGTAACAACATCAAACTGCACAGGGTTACAATCCTTCTTAAACGTAATCTCGGTAACCCCAGCATCCTTAATCGTAAAAGGAACTACTTCAAAAAGTTCTTGAGGCCAAGCAACCCCTCCACCCGGCATCGAATAAATCACAGCAGAAGCTTTAACCGCAGAACACAAAGGCGCAGAAGCCGTAACGGTAATGACAAACGTATCGTCCGAAGAAGAAACCTTATTAGTCAAAGCCAGCAAAGCCGGAAGGCAAAACCCTTGCACAGGGTCAGACTCCTGAACCACAGTGATAAACGAATCCTCTTCAGCCCCCACCGAAAAGTTAACCCCACCAAACATGACGGTAAGAATTGTTAACGTTGCTACTATCTTTTTCATTTAAAACTCTCCTAAATATTATGCGAATTTCGCCAAAAAATTTGTCTGATATCACTACAACTAAAAGCCTAATGGGCGTTTATACAAACCCAACCATACTTATCAAAACTCTCATCCAACACATCCGGCACAAGACCCGATTTCCAAAGAGCATACCCGCAACTCACCTGATCCCGTGACGTCCAATCCAGAACCTCCCGAAACCAAATTTCGCCAAAAAATTTTACTTTGGGGACGTTCATATCTCTAGCTTGAACACCTGCCGCATACAACCCGTAATGCTCAGGGAACCCCTCCTTCTTATAGGAGTCGCATTGCCCTTCAAAATCCTGGTCAGAGTAGCCCGTTCCCATTAAGACTTCGGCTTCATCGTACCCACAATCCCTATCATCCCAATGAGGGGACAGCACGAGACCCCTATACAGAAACGAAAGCACCTCTTCAACAAAATTATCGTTCACTATCTGCATCGACCCGTCAACCCAGATCACATAGTCGTATTCGCACAGCGCTGGGATCATATGGGGGTTTAGCTTTGGTATCTTAGCGAGCTTCCGCAGGTCTCCTATGATGCCTTCAGGGAGTCTGCAGACTTGCCATTCGCTATCTGCTGGGGAGCTCTGCCCGTCTGTAAAGTACAAGTAATCAACATCGTCCCTATAAGCAGCAGTGTGCTTTATTGGACGGTCATACCCACCAGTAACTGCTGTAACAACAGCTATCCGGTTCATCACAACCTACTGCTGCGCATCCAGCCAGCTAGCAAACACTTCATCATTCAAAGGAATGACCCACACTTGGGCCTGATCCAAATCGTAATGATCGCCCTGAATAGTCCATGCCACTTCCATAGCCCCAGTCGGAACACACGAACCGACGTTGCACTCTAAACCGAAACGGTTAATAAAATGCTTGACCACACAAGAAGTCTGCTGGTGAACACACTCACCAGAACCAGGACAAGTAATATCTTCAACTACCAACTCCGCATTCTGTAAACGCAAATGCAAAACATGGTGATCCGAATGCCAGATATTACCTAAATCTACTGAGCTCACGAATCCTCAGGCGTATCATCCTGCAACTTAGCAACTTCAGCTTCGAGCATACGGATCAACCCACGCAAAGCCGCATTCTGAGTCATAAGGTTTGTGATATCCATTTGCATTTCCTGCATCATGATCTCTGGGGGAATGGAGGGAACGTCTGGGATCGGAGCGTCTGACATGTGATTCCTTTATGTAGTGTTTATAAGGCAAATACAAGGTTAGTACATAGTAATGACAAAATCAACTCATAGAATATGGTCAATATTCGATCAAAAAGCGACATCCACCGAGGTGCTATCACCCCAGTCGACAACGCCGGTCCTACTCAGATTCACTAAAGACGAAGCTCCGAAAGCCGCATACCATATGTTGCTCGAATTTTCTGCAATCACATAGGTGGGAGCGTCCCCGTCGGCAACAGCAATAATTTCAATTTCTGATGAATACGGTTCAAATCTTATCAACTGGTCATTGATATCAGAGGTGATCCACAGATAGGTTCCGTCTGAATCCACAGAATATGATCGGGCTGTAATCGGTATTGTATCTACAAGTAGATTGTTATATGTATCAATTTTGTAAATCGCAAAACCAGCTATAACCCAAAGATATCCAAAATCGTAAACACCAGGGACGTCTTGAATGTATATCTCAGACAGTGGGATTGTGGCATATATTTCAAGGGAAACAGGATCGAACTTCAAAACTTCTTTAGAAGCAGTATCAATAGTCCAAATCGAATCATCGACACCTATAACCTTGCTTATACTGCGTAAAACGTAATCGTTATCCGGTCCAAAATCGAATAGCCAGGGGTCATCAATAACAAAAGTCGAAGGATTCACTCGGATCAAACTGTTGCCTCGTGAGACCCATATGTCACCGTTTGCAAAATCCACATTCCGTGGCTGTATCCCATTAGTAGTCAGAAAACTTTCATCGGACAGATTTGTCTCTGGGTCAATCCTAAACAACCCACCATCGTTATAGCCAAAACAAGCAACCCAAATATAACCAAATTCGTCAACAGTGATATCAACCGGACCCTCGCCTACAGCTATGGTATCTAAAATCGTATTTGAAACAGGATCAACCCTAGAAACCGAATTATCAAAGTATTGGGTAACCCATATAGACCCCGATGTAAAAACGCACTGAAAGGGTATTTCACCAAGATTGATTCGTTGCGTTTCCTCGTAAGCCATTAGATCATCTTACCCTAGAAGGCCTTAACCGTTCTCTTCAAGAACCCAGACTTCAAAATCCTGAATACTCAAATTAGCTAAAGCGGAAAGATCTTTCTGGTCCCACCTAGAATCGGGTTCAAGCATCGTGGAATTGTGTCCACCAGAGTCAACAATCATGATCCCTGGCCCCTGATAACAATCCATCACAGCATTCGCCTGAGGATTAGTTTTTCTGCCAAAACCGCTATCTGTTAAACGGGTTCGTGCCGATTCTTTCAAACGTAATACAGCCCCCATAGGCGGAGCGTCAACAGCAGAACTTTTGCCATCGGATCCCTTAGCAGGCCAAATAAACTCCGATGATGCGGCCACGACCCCCATGCTCGCACGTTGCACCCACCCAGCGAGCACAAGATCGTCATAGCGAAGCGTAAGCTCCGCTAGCGACTGCCGGGCAACCGAACACCCTTCAGCCTCATACGAGCCTTCTAGGAGGGAATGCTGGGTGACCTTAGCCGCCTGAGTACAGGCATTGCCTCTGTCATAAAACTCACCGGCCTCAGTAATCGTCATAGATGACAGATCGTAAACATGGAGTTTATGATCGCTGTAATCCTGCATCGGATTACCCTGGATCATCATCCTCGGATCGTATTTGAACATCTTCCCATAAGGTGCGGCCCATCCGGTTCCGATCCAACATTTATTTACACCATAACCTGTTGATACCAGGTATTTGCGATCCGTTAGCTTGGCAAGATTTAGCGGATAGCCATCGACTACACCATTAACTTTAGGTTTAGTGCTTCCCGTAAATATTGATATACCTTTAGACGTACTATCAGTAGCGGCCAAATGGCCGATCATTAAAGACGATAAAGGGTGCCTAGTTTTTGGGATAGTAGTAAACGCTTTATCATCATCCGGGTGCCAGGGTTTAGCGGGCAACGATGGGGTCGCAGGATAATTCCAACGTTTCCAAACCCAAACATTATTTACAAAAATATCCCACAAACCCATTTTCATGACTAGCCCTCATCTTCACCAGATGTGCGACGATCAGGCTTTATGTCGATTCCCATGTTGTCTATAAAATTTTCGAACCTTTTACGTTCTGACTCGGTCGCTGAAAGCAGTTGCATTCCTTTTTCAAGTTCACTAATACGATGATGAATCGGGGTTGCCGTGCCATTAGGTCCCAAATGGTAACGTTCATAGTCACTCATTTTCGCAAGTCGATCCTCGATACACTTATGGTCTAGTGCCATCTGCTCAATAGACCACTCCTGATACTGCACAAGCGCCTCATTATTAGACGCAATGTCATCCTTCAGTGGTTCTACCCCAACGCTCACTTGTTTAGCTGCCCAACGCCCAGTAACACCTGAGATCTTTTCGACAAGCACAAATAGACCGATGAGAATAGCTACAGTCGAAGCTAATACCGCTATGGTTTCCGCCGCCTGAAACCCCACGACCACTACTGTGCTTTGGTCGAAGTATTAGCTGAAGCCAAACCGAAACCCAAAACAGTGGAAGCCAGTCCAAGCCAAACGGCAATCTGTCGCGAATCCACAACGCCATATGCCACCAGTATTGGTACTACCGCCACCAAAACACGGTAGATATAGGCTCGTGTTTGCTCATTTTTAAGACTCATTTTGTTTCCTTTGCTCGTGAAATATGAGGTCATCGTGTTAGCCAAAACCACGTTGCTGGGCCGATGATTCCATCAACCTTCATTTGGGCATCGCTAAGTCGGAAAAACTTTTTTACATTTCGTTGAAAGATTCTGGTAGCAGCCGCTGATGCGGGCCCAAAATTGCCATCGATTTCCAAATCTGGCCCGTCAAGCTTGTTGTTCAAAAGTGCTTGCGCCCATCTAGCCGCATCCCCTTTTGAGCCTTGCTTCACGATCTGTTTTGATGCTGCCGCTATCCCTGCTGCTATCGCCACAAGATCTACACCTCCGGCCACTGGTGCAGGCTCTGGGACAGGCTCTGGCACTGGTGCCTGCCCTTCATGCCATTGGCGGCAGAACTCGGCAGTAATCGTTCTCATATCCTCACCAGAGACAGTATGCATATCGATCTTACGGGTTGTGTATTCTTTATGCATACAACAAGCAGGGATTCGACCCGTGTCATAACCAATCAGTGCCGCCGTCACCTTAGCGACCACAAACAATTGGTCCAGCCGCCATGGCTCAGTAGAATCGTAACCCGTATTTTCTACTTCAATGCCATACATTGTACTATTGCCCCTGTTCGTAATACCCTGCCATCCCCCAGTACCAGCGTGATTTGCTTTGCCAGCCGCGATCACAATGCAAATATTTGAACGCGTGATAAGAACGTTACATAAAGGCCCGGCGAGATCAGCGCGACCGTTAGTCACAATCCCCAGCGAAGGGGCATCTTTGCCAAGACCTGAAGCGGTATGATGCCACATAACCCCGTTTGGGGTGAAGCCATCTGATTTACCACGGGTTTGCCAACCTGGTTGCTCTTCAACAACAAGACCTGCTTCTCGTAGCCTATCTGCTATGCCCAAATCTCTCATAGTTGCCCTTCTCCTTGCAGTGTGAGTATTGCAGCGTCTAGGCCGTCAGTTATAGCTAACTTTACAGCATTGATTGTTGTAGCTTCAGTTAGTCTGGAACTAATCTCGTCATGCATAGCCTGAGCCGCAATTACCTCTGGGGATGGTCTTATTTCCGGTTCTGGATCTGCTGCCCGCTGCGTAAGAAAAGCCGCAGAAGGTGTGACAAGCACCCATGTGACACCATCGTCCGAGTGCCATTCGCCATTTGTATCTGTACGTTCCATTATACAAGTCCTAACACTGTGATTTTTGATCCAATTGCAAAGTTATCTGCGCTTGGGAAAACCAATATTGAAGTAATCGCAGCAGTATCGTTTGCGAATATCAAAGCGTTCTGTGTGACCGCTACGCCGACCGCTGCTGTCGAAAGTTGGTGGACCCCCCTTTGAACGCCTGCCGTGTACTTCCCAACCCCACCTACAGTAAAATCGCACTCCCAGTAGCCTTGACGGTTTGTATTCGTGAGTGAACCAGGAAGCGAACCGTTGGAGTTAAAAGATGTGGTTGCGGCACTAGCGTTGATAAGATACTCAGAGGCGGTTGACCCGTTAATTCTCATGCGCACGCCAACTGATGTGGCAGCAGAATCCCCTCGGCCTTGCAAGACAATCTTGATGTTTGAATAGCCGGTTGGATTGATATCAACACTTGCCGTGGCTGACGCAAACGTAGTTTTGCTAAGAACTTTGTAACCAGTGTTAAGAGTGTCCAAGATAGTTTTATCCGCAGCGCTCATCGAACCGGGGAGCGATGTGGTAGCAGAATTTATCGAAATATCAGGTGCGCTACTTGACCCACTGCTAACAATGGGTGCCGTTCCAGTAACGCTCGTAATCGCTGTACTCCAGCTTTGATCACCACGCAAAAACGTGGTGGCAGATGCGGTACCGCTAGTGGCTAAGAAGTTTGTGCCGATCAAGTTAGGCACATCGTTTGTGCGGCCCGGTCCAAGTACCATCACCGAGCCTGTTGTGGCGTGAACACGAGTAACTCTGGCGACGTTCTGAACCAAGTCTGTTGCAGCTGTTGGTCTGGTGTTTGTTAGCCCACCACCGGGTGCAACAAACATGCCGGAGTTGATTCCATAGCCAGTGGTGTTGAGGCCAGTGATAGTCCCCATAATCATCACAAGGCCCGTACCATTGATGGCTAGGTCTTGCATAAGCAGGCCAATAGAGGGCATCTTTGCGCCTACTGAAGCGTCAGCGCCAGCAACTTCAATCACGGTAGTCGCACCGACGGTTCCAGTCGCATAAACCGGAGTTCCTTTAGTGAGCGCACCTCCTGATGTGTTCTTTACGCTGATCTGGAGTGGAACATCATCAGTCCATGTTGAGTCTCCACGCAAGAAGGTATCTGCGCTTGCTGTTCCTGTGCCAAGTAACGCTGGACTAAAGATGCCTGTTGTGGTTTGCGATGCGTCAATCGGTCCAAGAGTGACATTCGGATCTGTAGGTGTCCCCGTAATCGCTATTGGTGAGGTGCCAGTCACCGACTGGACCGTGCCCGGATCGCCCTGAGCGCCTTCAGCGGCAATCAAAGTCCAATAAGTGCCTTCGACGGGGGTATCACCGGTGTTTCCACCATGAGCGTCTAGCCGGTACCACGTTTGACCTTCATAGGTTGCAATATCACCGATAGCGTATGATGCACCGGCAGAATACGCACCGGTGAAGTTCCAAAGAGCAGGAGCACCCGGATCACCCTGTGGACCAGGATCGCCCTGAGCACCCGGATCACCCTGTGGACCAGGATCGCCCTGAGCACCCGGATCACCCTGTGGACCAGGATCGCCCTGTGGACCAGGATCGCCCTGAGCACCCGGATCACCCTGTGGACCAGGATCGCCCTGAGCACCCGGATCGCCCTGTGGACCCGGATCGCCCTGTGGACCCGGATCGCCTTGAGCACCCGGATCACCTTGAGCACCCGGATCGCCCTGTGGACCCGCAACATTGATTGAAAACGTAACTAGTTCAGCATTGCTGAAGGAGCCGTAACCCATGTTGCTAGGGTTGACGGTGAAGATAACGTAACTGCCGCCTTCTGTGTCGACAGTACCGCCAACACATGAAACAATTTCCCAGCTTGCATATGTCGAAGGGTCAGATTGACTCGTGACCAGTAAATAACCACCCTGAATACTCAAAAATAGTTCGTGTAGAGTCGTGTTTATCCCATATGGGTTGTCGTCTACCACTATCTGAGTTGCGCTTGAATACGGCACCGTAACGAAACCGATGTGATCGTTGCCTGGGTCTCGGTCGCCAGCGTCAAGAGTGTTGATTGTGTAAGTCCAAGACAATCCACCTGGTGACCCCTGAGCTCCGGGGTCACCTTGAGCTCCGGGATCACCTGGGTCACCTTGAGCGCCAGGATCGCCCTGAGCACCGGGATCGCCCTGTGGACCCGGATCGCCCTGAGCACCAACTAATGACGCTAACCACGCAGCCTCATTGCCAACGAACCCCTCTTCGACAGCAATTTCATATGCTGACAAGCCAGAAGTCCCCGTAAGATCAAAAGCGTCGATAACAGCGAAAGCTTCTTCAGCAGTACCAACATACAATCCGGCGTTTTCATAACTGAGCGTACCTGTGAATCCGGTATAAGTTCCAATCTGAACTTCGGCACCAGTCAGCGAATGGGGTATAAAACTAGTAGCAGCTGCAAGCGGGTCAATAAACCCACCGAGACCAGCACCTTCATTAAAGCCAACCCACAAAGCTGGGGTAAACAAGCCAGCACCACCGCAGCCAACTGAAACTACTTGACCGCCAAGAACTTCAACAGGTTCAAAATCAACGTCATGGACAAGAGCGTAAACGGTTGGCATTTCATCGCCGACAAGCATCAATAAAACATGCTGGTTGGGATCTGCTTCCCACAGTTCAGAGTTCACATACGACTGTGTAATCGTCCAGCGTGCTGGGCAATCGTAGACAGCCCACTCAGAGTCTTCTGCCAGTATCGCCGGAGCCGAGGGCAAGTACTGCATCAAATATATGACATCACCGGGTTCTGGAGTCAAGGAAGGGGTCATCAGGACAACAGCAGCAGCGAATGAACCTGTCCCATCAGCACCATCAGCACCATCAGCACCATCAGCACCAGGGGGCCCATCAGCGCCCGGCAAACCCACACGCGTAACCTCAACCTCAAACTGAGGCTCCTCCCAAACCTCAACAATATTAGGCAAAGGAACTATAACTTCAGAACGAAGCGACTCATCACCACTCATACGTCTGCCTCAACACGAGTAACAGAAGGCTTAAACCTAAAAACACCCTTGATAACCTTATCGGCCTCACCATCAGGAGGATAAAGAAAAAGGTCATAAACCCCATCAGTAGTAATACCCACACCATCCTCAACCGAAATAGTTAAATCAATCCAACCCTCAGCAGACAAAACGATACAACCATTCTCAGTAGTCATATCAATCAAAAACTGGGAAGCCTCAATCAAAGAACGAACACTCATACGCGCCGTCCAATCATTCCCAAAAACCACATCCGTGCCATCAGAATTACGATACCGGACACGACGAGACCAATACTCGCCTTCCTCGTAATCAAAATTGTGCACACCAGCAGCCACAGAAACTCTTTCAACCAGTAAACGCCAACCCCTATATTAGGTGCCCACTACAATTTGCGGCGCAGCAAATAACACTTATAAAAGCTACTCAGCCGAATACCACTCAACGATTCTTTCCTGAGCCATCTCAAACATCCCAAGAGCAGTCCACGGAGTCAAAGACTCAGAAGAAATAACCTGAAGATTTATACCGTCTTCGCTAACAATCTCAGCGATAATGATGTAATTGGAAACAATAGAATTTGGGAAGTTCTCATTGATGATTCCCTCGATGTCCACTTTTGTCTCCTTTGATCATGTTTTGATTATGTAATTCAGGTGGATGAACGGTGGCCTGATATCCAGAGGTGTACTAGTACCGCCACTATTTCCTGACAGGCCAGTATATGGATTCACATCAAAATTATGAGCATGAAGTCCTCCGGCTTGAGTATAGTAACCAACATTCGCAGTAGAGCTAAGGAGCCCAAGCCCAAAACCATTTGTACCAGTTCCAGTTCCACCAATACTTGGTATTGGATGCTGATGATTACCCTGAGCGTCCGTAGCCTGATTCGGATGATCATGATTAATATTATGCTGATGCGGAGGCAAATTAGCTATTGAAAGCGTCTTCGTGTCAGACCCACCGGTAACACCAAGAGACTTACTGCCAAGCATCCATTCACCAGAATTAACACCACAAACAAAAGCGCCACGCAAATCAGGCAACGTAAACGTATCAATAGAAACAGAACCATAAGTAGTCCCAATAACAGCAAACAAATTAGCATACTCAGCCCGAGAAACAGAAGCCCCAGCAGCCATCAACCAACCCGCAGGAACCTTTGTATCAGGACCAGCAAAAGACATAACAGCACCAATAGGCCAACGCTCAGAAGCAACAATTCTTGTTCTCGTTATAGCCTGATCGGCAATCTTTGCAGTAGTAACGACACCATCACCAAGTTTAGCAGTAGAATTTATTGCCCCATCCTGGATATGAGCAGCGTTAACAGACCCAGTTCCCATAACGTGGACATGGTCAGCCCGTGCGAAACTTTCAGCGCTTCCACCCAGAGTAGTCGTTCCGATTGGCCTCACTTCGGATGTTAGACCCCACGACCGGGTAGCGTGAACATGGTCTGCTCTTGCAGAATATACGCTTGTTCCTTCTGATTGTGATTGCCCTGGGAAAACCTCTTCAGGAACATCAAAATCGTTAATTGAAAACCATCTCGTACCATCGCAATAGTACAAAACTAAAACATTATCAGTATTGCTTGTATCTGAAGCTAGGTAAAATGTTCTAACCGTCTCGTCTCCAGCTGCTGGCCTATTCTCGCTTGGGCCAGACAAAAATTTTGCTGCCAACGATTCTAACTGCATATGAGACTGATTCATTTGATCGCGCGTAAACGGATCAGTGCCAAAAGGCCAAGTATAGATTCCGAACCGTGGTGTTTCTGTTGCCGCCATCAGGCCTCCAATGCTGTTATACGCTGCGCCAGCTCATCTAGAGCGGCAGCTACTTGGTCTGGTGGACTAACCCAATCTGCTGGGATGGCAGGCGCATACGGCACTTCTGGTGCGTGTTCCGTTAACACCGAAACGGCATCAGTGCCAGCAAGAACAACAATTTCTCCAGGGACGATTTCCAGGGTTGAATCAACCCGACTAGCACCTACAACGATTCGCTTATCGTCAACTAGGACAAGTTCAGTCTGATTAGTTAAATACCCGGCTGAAGCTCCAAGAGTCCAAATGCCGTTAACGCTAGCAGCGGACTGGTTAGGCAAATAGACGGTTATATCGTTAGGATTAGTTGTAGGCCAGGAGTAAAGAGCGACTTCTTCAGTAGCGATACAATCAACCGAAAGGGTTAAAGGAACAAAGGAGCTATCAGTTAGTGTAGAAATACCATCGGTTCCAGCAAGAACAACAATCTCACCGGGGACAATCTCCAAAGTCGAGTCAACACGACTAGCACCAACAACAATTCTTTTCTCGTCGACTAGGACAAGTTCAGTCTGATCGGTCAGAGACGCTGCCGAAGCCGCAAGAGTCCAAATCCCGTTAGCGCTAGCAGCAGACTGGCTAGGCAGATAAACAGTTGCGGAAGCGGCGTTATCGCCCGGCCACCCATAGATAGTGACTTCTTCGGTAGCGATGCAATCAACCGAAAATGTTAGAGGTAAAAGCGATCGACTTCTCTGAACAGCCGAATCGTCAACAACTATATAGGTGGCGGTTACAACAGCTAAAGCTAAAAGAACCTCATCTTCACCAGGCAACCAGTCAGTCATCCCAGAAGGAAGCCCATCAGAAGGCTGGACCACACTAACAACACCAGCATCGTTCACGACAACAGCATCAACCCGCCGAGAAAGCCCAATAGGAAAAGTGGACTCAGCGGCATCTAACGAAAAGCTTGCCGCATCAAAAACAACATTTAACCCATTTATACTTACTACCCCGGCTTCGACCTCAAGATCAAGCCCACCAAACGAATAAACGTTTCCAGCTTCGACAAGACTATTAAGACTTAACGATTGAGCCTTAATCAGATTCAAAGATAGCTCTACCTGCGTTAAAGAATAATCTAAAGTCTGCTGAGAAAGATGGTATTCCTTGGCCTCAGCCGAATGAGGATCAACCCAAATGCCGTTTGAAATTTGGATTAATTCACCTGCAGTCAGATGCAAAAGATAATTAAGGCTATCAACGTTCTGCCCTGGGGTTGTAAGGTCAAAGGCCTCATCCCATGAAATATCTAAATTCAAATAAGCGTTTTCAACATCACTAACAAACTGTGCGTTAGGTGAAATGATTACACGGTCGTTGATCCCTGGTTGAATCGAAAATTTCGATATGCTCAAATCCGGTTGGATCACATATAAGCCGGGCTGATTAACTACAGGGTCGGCTTGAACGTCGCCCATAGAGTTTGCGATTAAAAGAAGCTCGCCAATTTCTGGGACATATTCCAAAGTGGATATGTAAGGGGTTCCATAAAAAGACGTAGAAACAAACCCGACTACAAAAGTCGCTGAACTTTGCGTAGTTAAATTTGCGTACACATAATCAAAAACTTCTTGACCATTGTCAAAAGGTGCACCCGTATAAGAATTGTCGTAAACAACAGCCGAAGCGGCCATGCTGCTAGTTTCATAAACTAGAGCTTGAACAAGGTTGGGTCGATCTGCGATAACCGCATCAAGCTGACTCACAACCTCTTTAAGGCCAGCAGCTAACGCATTGTGATGGTTATGATGATCCAACGCTGGGTCAACATTGCCTTCACGCTCAGTCTCGTCAGTGATTGTCGACGGGAGAGTAATCGGATTCGGTTTATTCGTCCATGCCATCTGACAATCCTCCAGTGGTCATTCTACGCTATTTGATCTCACTCATAGTCTCAACTATGTGATGTTTGAACCATAAACATAAGAACTACCGTATATGCCGGGATCGCCATAAGACTCTGATTCAAACACCTGCAAAGCCACTGAACGATGCTCAACACCATATCCGGCAGGTATGACTCGGCTTAACGCTTTCATAACCTGCAAAGAGGTTTCACCGACAGCTTTAACTCCAGGCGTTTCCTCAACTATGGTTTCCACCCTAATCTGCCATGGGTCGCCACCGACACGGCGAACAATCCGCACCTGCTTATCGCCCCTAAGAACGCGTCTAACCGATTCGGCTAGAGCATCCTGTGTGCCGCCGCGTAACCCACTCACAGCAGTTTTTACTTGCCACCGCCAGTAATCGTAACTATTGGATTCGCTGTCATCGAATGATTCGATTTCACCCCAGCTGACAGCACCATCCCTGTTCCCGTTAGGGCTTGGCAATTCGTCGGGTTCGATTTCCCATTCATCCCAATTTTGCAATGGTTCTGGTACATCTGTAGTGAGTTCTTGGAAAGCGAGATTATCCCATGCGGTAAAACCAGTTGAATTGTCTTCGATCTTAACGCCAACCAGAGTTCCGAGCCAATCCAAAAATTTTATGCAACAGATATCTGGATTAACAAGCTTTGATCTGATCTCGCCACTATCTAAAGAAACTTCATCTGGTGCTATGTATCTGAGCTCAGACCAGATTCTTTCAATTTGACCAGCAGTGATATAGAGAACATTAATGAACTGACCTAATGGATACCTTGGTTCCACCTGCAACTCGTCCGCTTCAGTTATGTACGCAGGTAGGCGATCCCAGACTTCATAACTGAAAGAATTTTCGTATCTAAAACCAGGGACAGTTAATGCTGGTGCAGCAAAATAGATCGCATCGCCAGCTTCTTCTGCATCAATTTCAAAAGTTGTTCGAAGGATAGTTTCGCCATCAGGTGGCATCCTGTTGGGAGAATACAGCGACAACAACTGCCACTGATTTGGTTTAACTGAAATGAGCTCAGAAGTTTTTTCAACCTGACCAAAACGGGTAGCGGTAAAAATCATGTTTACCTCCACCCGCCTAGGTGCCCAAATCCAAATAAAGCTTCTCTGGTACCGGTTCATAAACCGCCGAGGAAGCACATACCGGGCGGAACCTAAAACAAACTTTTCACCATCTGAAATAACTCGCAGGCTATTAATATCATCATGGAGGAGCTTTGTGCGGCTTGCACCTAAAGATGCATTACCGCCAACAATCTCCCAATTCCCGACACTTGAATCAAAAGAAAAATCATTGCCCTTATAAAGGTTATTATCCAATAATGTTGGGAACCAACAATCCCCATTATCTTCTTCAACTATCAGCTTGCCAATACTCGGTGGTACCGGAACCAGAATGGTATCGGAATCAGATACGCTCCCGCCCCTATAAGACAAAAAGGAAACTGCTTCGAAATTACCTGAAGAATTAGCTTTGCCAGTAACTTCAACAACAACAATCCCATCAATATCACCAATATTGATTAGACCATTATTCCAAGGAACTTCAAGGCCATTAAGCCGTACCGTATCTATAGAGATTTCAAAAGGCCACGAGATCTGCAATCCAGCAGAATCCACCAACCCTTCGACCTCGGTAAGATAAGAAACCACTTCACCTAATGTTGCCGATTCAACAGACCAGTTAGCTTCAATGTCAGGAGCTTCAACAACGACCGCTTCGCAAACAAAAACTTCCGAATCGTGGACTTCCCAATTAATACCCCACGAGAAGCTTTCATCAACTACAGGCGTTCGCAAGGTTGCGACTAAAGAAACAGCCCCAACCGGAGCCTCGGGAACCTCAACGGTAGTGCCGAGTCTTACAGTTTCGCCAACAGTGAAACCAGACGAAGCCCCCTGGAAAGTTGCACTTGTGTACGTTGTCGGTAAAACCTCAGGGGTTTCATCAGAGAACGAACGGTAAAGGGAGACGAGAGGATCGCCAACGCGTGCACCGGCTACGTCAACCCATTCGAGGGTTGCCATAACGTATTCGGAAACACAATCAGAACAATCTCCAGCTAAAACAAATATCCCATTCCCACCGCTAACAATGATCGTTGAGACTGCTGAGTCTTCGTATTCTTCGGCATCGGTGACGGTTAAGGTGGTGACATATATTCCAGGTCCAGCATAAATGTGCGTAATTGTTTCTAGGGAAGACGATGCTGTCCCATCGCCGAAATCCCAAAGATACGATAGGGCTGATACGCCTGTTGACGTTGAACCATCAAACGCTACTGAAAGAGGCGAATCCCCATTCGAGACATCGGTAAGAATTACCGCTATTGGATCAGGATGCACTGGCGGTGTTCCCGCAGAACCAAGGGTGTCTTCACCTCCGACTTCTGAAGATCCGACGTTAAAGATTCCCATTAGGGTCCTTCAACTTGCTGCATCCAGTCAATGACATGCTGGCTTCCAACTGGTGCTGGTATTGGATTCGAGTTATATCGTTCAAGCATTGAATCGTGATCCGTCATCGTCATATACAAGCTCAAGAGTTCACTTTTATCTGCTGCAGCAAACGCATCAACAAGAGGATCTAGCTGATTATCAGCATTAAAAGATGGTACAAGTTCATCCCAGCGGCCATAACAATAACCTATCGGCTTATCATTTGCTGCTACATACTCCTGGAGTCTTAAACCATCGTAATCGTAAGATGGTCCAGGCTGATTAGTCAGAATTTGCCATGCCAACTTCACAACGGGTATAGACGGGATTGGCTCCGTAGCAACTGCTCGTTCCATGTCTACAGGTCCTGCCCATGAAAAAGCGCCAAGAAAATCTGGATCTCCACCAGAATAAGTTAAATCTCGGTGGAAGGCTGATCCATCATCCGTAATATCTTTTGTCAACATTGAAGCTTTAGCTAAAAATCCTCCAGCAGAATACCCGGTAGCGAATTTTCTTGTAGGGCTCAAATCGTAATCTGAACCGTCAGTTTCGACCCAACGCCCGCAAGCCTTATAATCTATGAGATCCTGTGGCCAATGAACGGCAGGCGTAGCACCGGCAAGCTTCGCTAATCGGTAGCCGACGCATAGAACAGCGTAACCATTATTGATCAGATCCTGTTTGAAATCTTCGGGGATATCAGTAGTTTTTCCGCCAACGAAGAACCCAGAAAAACCCCATAGAATAGTCGGCCATCCACCTATAGGAGGCTCCCCGTTAGGGATATGCAAATCACCTTTAGCTGCAGAACCATTAACAGCAGGATCGCCGCCACCCATGTTGATATCAAAATAGCTCGTATACGGCGGCTGAGATATTTCAGGCGATGAAAGAAGCACTTCGACAGAATTAGAAACCCACATATTAGTTCCATCCCAAACCATAGAGAGTGGGCTGCTTCGCATATCTATGGTTGAGGTAACACTATTTGTAGCCGGGTTAATTTTTGATATATCCCCAGATCCGTTATTGGCAACCCAGATGCTAGTGCCGTCATATGCCAGTCCGCGAGGCGATTTTCCAACAGGTATAGGATCTCCAACAACCAAGTTAGTGGCAGGGTCAATCTTTGAAACAGTATTAGAGCCGCTATTAGCAACCCAAATATATCCTGCAGCCGACAGGACCGCAAAAGGCCTAGAACCCTGTGGCATCAAAATTGTTGCTAATACGCTATTAGCCGATATGCCGCTAGTACCGATTTTATAAACACGATCACCCAAAGGTTCATTGTTATCATTGGAGCACGCAACCCAAATATTTGTCCCCTGAGATACCATCCCCTTCGCCGTATAATTAGTGTTGTTTAGGACAATAACAGTTTGCGCCACAACATTATTGGCTGGGCCAGTGGGCGTTATGCGAGTAATTTTTGTTCTAGGAACAGGCAAAGTCTTTATTGTCGTAGCCGATCCCGGATTCAGCAATGTTGACTGGCTAGTAGCCCAAATTGATCCCTGAGCATATAGAACTTCAGTTGGAAGATTCCCTACGTCTATCGTGGGGGTAGGATTGGTTGTACCACTAGGGTATGCTACCGGAATCCCCGTGGTGGCAAGAATTCTCATTATCCCATTAGCTGAAGAGTTCGTTATCCAAAGATATTTTGATCCATCGTATGTAATTGATTTAGACCCATACGCATTTGATGTTGTGGATACAGCTGAAGTCGCTATATCAATTTTTGAGAGTAAATTTACCCCATTATGAGTAGCGTAAATGGAAGGTGGTATAGCAGGTACTGACGTCGGATTGTTGATGTACAGTAAACTTCTCACACTCTCAGATACGGGGATATGAGATATTACGCCTGTAGTCCCATTTATTTTTGATACAACACTGTCAAATGGTACAATATTGCCGTTACTAGTTTTTCTTCCTTCTAGACTTAATAAGTTTTCTGTTACCCCATCCCATTCTGAATATTTTGGCTGGTTTACTTGCGCTCCGATTCTTTTGTCGTAATAACCAATAGGAGTCATATCCTGATCGTATAAAAGGATATTTTTAAAATAAATAGGTGGGGCTAGAGCAGACGCCAAAGGGTAAGTATCAGTGTTGCAACCAAACTCAATGGTATCGAAGTCAGCTGCGCCTGGTGCAAATTGTTGCGTAATCTTAAATACACTATTTGCGTTAGCGTTAGGCGTTAATGGAATGGTCCATCCGGTAACAGTCACAAGATTTGTTGAACTTACAGAAATCTCTATCCGATACTTCCACAAAGCGGTTGTATAGATAGCCCCATTGGACTGCACCGACATAGCTTTCTGAGTCGTTCCATCCATAATCGCCATACGCTGAGCATCGACACCCTTAGTAGGAATGAAGGCTTGGACTATTCGTAAACCGAGCTTCCTGACACCACCATCATCAAGGGTGCCACCGGATCTAAATGTCAAAAAATCAAAGTTTGCAAGCGTTGGGTTTGCAGATAATTGCATTTCAAAATACATAGAGTAAGGAGGATTTACGGTAATCAAATCAGGAAGTTTAGTAACTGAATCAATGGCACTAGTATCAAAATTTTCAAAACCTATAGCGGACCGTTGACCAAGAAAGTTAGCAATATAAATACTTTTTTGCCTACTAGCCTCAGCTCCAGCAACCTGGGTTAAAGAATAAAAAAAATCGGGTTTAGTATCACAATAGGTGAATGGATTGTCGTTCACACCTCGATCACCAGGGCGAAGCTCGCCAGCACCAGGAGACCCTTTAGCATCCCACCCCGTCCACTTGAATATTAAAGACATTACAAAGGCCGTCTAAAGATTAGGCTTCCGACAGGAACGCCTTCTGGTAACGCCTCGCCTATATCAACAACAAAGATACCCGTACCAGCAGCACCATCAGCACCCGCAGGGCCCTCACTAATAGCGATAAGGACACGCCTATCGCTAATCATCCCAGGAGTGATATTCGTTATCGTAGGAGGAATATAAACTGCAGCCAGCTTGATTGAATCTGTACTCAACTCTGGTTCCAAAGGCGAAGCCGCAGCGACACCAGTTTTCACCGCGGGTATACCAGAAGTGTTAACCTCGATCAGGTCGATACGCGGATTAGTTGCGTTAGCCGCAGTGAACGATAAAGCGGTCAGGCTCACGTTGACATGTCCGAGAGCAAAACTTGGTTGTACCACACCAGCAGCTACAGAGATACTCATACCTGATACACCGTCGGATACGAGACATCCGCTAACTACACCCTTGCCAGCTTGGGCAAGAACAATGTCCTGCAAAGCCGAACTGTAGATACGGGCCTGCGCAGCGTATTCGGCTTCGCTAAGATTCGGAATATCCCACATATCAGTATGTCCTTTGAGTTTTCATTAGAATGCCTCAACCCATGTTAGACCATCAGTCGAAATAGATACTTCGATTGAAGTCGCATTGATTACATGACACCAAATGTACAACGGGTAAGTACCACATCTAGGTTTGCCGAGGAAATACAGCATGATGCTAGAAGATTCTTCGTCTAAAAGCGCAACCGGTTCAGTAGCAAAAGGCAAAACCGTTTCAGCTAATATTGCTGGGGACCACCCGTCGACAGGGGCAACCCCTGGGGTTGAACCAGGAACTATTTGACTCCCAGCAAAACCGAGTCGCGCTATTTCTTGGCCAGCAAAATTGTCGATAGACAAAAGCCAATTATCTATCTCGAACTCGGAATGGAAACCCAAAACTTCAGAACAGGCCATCAGGCTATACCAGCGACGTCATCGATAACCATCTGAAAAGTTAAACCAGTTTCTGGATCAGGAACAATCTCGGTAAATTGAAAATCGTTCTCTTCGAGAATGTCGACGAGAACAACTTTTAGTGGAGTAATACTAAAATTCAGGCTTACCTTTTCGCCAACAGCGGGCATCCCTAAATCCCATACAGCATTTTGCATAGGCAAAATTGGTAATTCATCCGGCATTGAACTCACCCCATAACGCAGAGAAGAACATGGCAACAGAAACGGAAGTACCCTGACCTAAAGGGCGACCAAAATCTTGCCATGCGCCAATAGCGATAGAATCGTCTCCTGCCGGAGAAGAAACTACTGTATAAAAATTATCGGGTATTGAAACGCTGGCTTTAGAAAAATTATCTTCACATGTGGTTATGAGATGAGGGGAACCAGGGTCTTCCCCACCGTAGGTGGCACCAGATCCGTAAGAGACTGACTCATAAGTTGGCATCAGACTGGGAACCAAGAACCGTTTTGGTTATCTGCCATAAAACTCATAAAAGGATTTTCAGAGGTCAAAGTAGGCACTGATGACATCTCATCAAAGACAGAACGATTTAACATACGACCATATTTAACAACCACTGTGACATCTTCCGTGGAAGCCGGATCTCTTAACAAAGTAATAACTTGCCCAGGCAGCCAATCCCTATTGTACGGCAAAACTCCTACCCAATCTCCAGCATCATCGTCAGCAAGAACAACAGTAGTTCCAGGTTTACAATCGAACACATATTGTGCAACCAAAAATTCTGAATCAACATCAATATTGCGTATTAAATTATTAGGAGATAAAGAAATCAACCTAGGTTGAGCCTCCCACGAATACGAAACTTCCGCTTCCGAACCCACCCCAGAATAACTTGACCCATAGCGGGCATCACGGTACAAACCTGCAGCGTCGAAGTGCATAGCGAGCTCTTTAGGATTAACAGCGCTAATAGCCTCAGGATTAGCCACCCCAATCCAATTGATAGCACCAGTTTCATGAATCTGGACGCTACGCATCCCCATACTAGCGATTTCATTACTCGGGATAACACCAGACTCATGCACAAAAACCAGTCGATCCCCACCACTAGTCGTCACAACCCAGTCAGGCTGCTCAAACGCCACCGTGATCGATTTATTGCCAGCATGAGATATGCGCTGCGCCCCAACACCGGGAGTGTCAGATATCGTAATATCATTTGTAAAACGCTCAACATACTGACCCCAACCATCTACAGGATCATCATAAGAAGTAATTACAAAAGACACATAGTCCCCGGTGTCACCATTAACATACGCAAGGACCAATTGAGAAATAGCTTCCACGGAGTCAAAATTGATTCCAGTAGTAAGACCCCCAAGCGTATCCACGCCAGGGTCATCACCCAAAGGTGTTAGATCAATAAAAAGTGCGGCAGCGGCAGGGGCGACCATCTCATCAAGAGCAAACTTTCCACCTATCACAAGAGCTGGCTGATAATCCTCAGGAGCAGATCCACCAATATCAGCGAGATCAATACGATCATAAACATCAACAGTAACCGGACCATTAAGATCATCAGAATGACCCACGCCATCACCGACAACAGCGATAGCCCCACCGTCATCAGCCACACGGAAATCAACTAAAGCGAGAACCTCAGTAGGTTCACGAAAAGCCAAATATTGTCCACTGGAAACAAGCGTAGACGCTTCAAGCCCACTAACCCTATCCCCGACTGTCGCATAACTACCAGAAGGGGTTCCCCCTAGCTCAGTTACAATATCGTTGATATGCGCTGCACGAATAACATCGCCGCTCCCATCCCCAGGGACAGCATCGTCTTCTAGCGGAACCCCACTGTTAGGCGGATATGCCATTGCAAACTCCTCCGGTTTTAACAAAAATCAAAAAATTTGTAACCATATTCTATTCCTAATCGGTTAAGTAGCATCCAACAAAATTGAAAAAAGATACTTCCAAACCGTTAGGGATAACATTTTCGGTGCCCAACAGGTCAATCGAAACAACCAAAATAAGCGGATAGTCCAAAGCGAACAGTGGCAAAGTCCCCGTATCTAAAGAAATGTCAACCCGCTGCCCGTTGGAGACTGCTGTGCCGTCAAGAACTGAGAACGAATACCGTTCAGACCAAACCTGAGATTTATAGGTTTTTGCACCATCCAAAAAATCACCATTTGAACGATATAAAGCAAAAGTTGCTTTAGCTGGAACATCCCCGTAATCGCTTTCATCTATTTGCAAAATAAGCGAAGCACCAATTTTCAATCTTCCAGAAACAGCACTTTCGGGGAAACGAACCTGCGTAGCAGCATAAAAACTTGAATTATCGATAGATGCAGCTTCAAACCACCCTGACCCAGGCGGCAGAGAAGCATTGCCAGGCGACCCATCAGGAACAGCAACCTGGTATCCGACGTTGTTTTCTACCAGCTCGGTATACCAATCTTCATCCCAGTCAACGAACCTCCAGATGTTAGTCCCATTCCAGGCCTCAAGATTAGATCCAACAAAACTCTGATAATCACCTCCGCACCCTAAAGCCGAAACTATCTCGGAAACTATTACCGATTCAACGATTGAAGCAGAAGCGCCTTCGTCGTCATAAACGGTTAGGACCACACGATAGGTGCCGCCAGAAGACCAGGTTTTAGAAAGATCCGCCTGATCAGATGTTGTCCCATCACCAAAATCCCAAGAATGAGCCGTTATAGTCCCATCGTCATCATAAGAATTTGAGCCGATCAGACCGTAGGGGATACCGGCTACAGGTTCACCGACACGGTCAATCACCGGAACTGGTGGCTCGTTCACCACCATCGGATCTACAATCTCGATTACCGTAATAGCCTCATCCACACCTGAAGTCATTGAAACAATGTACGACCCGGCAGCATCATAAGAATGCTCCAGCGGATCAGGATCGGTTACAACAGGAAAAGTTGTGAATCCGATAACTTCATCAACTTCAAAAGGATTTGAACCAATAGGTTCAATCGAAAAATCTGGGGCAACCGAAACTAAACGAAAACCTGGTACCTGTACCGATCCTTGAAACGGGGTAACACGAATCGCAAAACTATCGGTGCGGACTTTTTGGGTGGGAGTAAAAGTCGCCGTAATCAGCCCATCCCATAAAGCGTTTATTATATAACCCTGCCCATAATCGGTTCCAAACTCCCCTAAACCTGACCAAACCCCAGGGATCACACTTCCGTTAGGAAAGGAAATAACAGAAACCCCAAACCCGCCAGCCCTTAAACCGCTGCCGATCTCACCAAAATCAACTTCTAAAGATTCGACAAGAGCATTAGGTGCAGGGTACCCATAAGCCCGAAGATAAGAAGCCCCAAACAAGGTTTCGATGTCATCTTCAGCCCAACCTAAAACAACTTGCCGATACGGGTCGGGTCGCACAAACGCACCATCAGAATCAACAGTTGTTTCCCCTTCGGTCGCACCGCTAATCACAGTGACACGTTGAGAACTAACAGCTGAAGCCCCATCGTCATCTCTGACAGTTAGCGTGACCGTATAGTACCCGGAAGTTGTCCACGCTTTAGTTGGCGACTCGGCTGTTGATCCTGTGCCATCATCAAAATCCCACAGATACGAGACAACAGTTCCATCCGAATCGGTTGATACCGAATCTAATGTGACTGTCTCATTGACCAAAACGGATGAAGGAGCGCTAATAATTGAAACGGGTGCCAGATTTATAGGGGAAATTATTATCGAATCTGTTTCTGTTGCTGTAGCACCGTCATCATCGGTGACTCTCAGGCTTACCGTATACGTTCCAGCGCTCAGATATGTGTAAACCGGATTTGCTTGAGCGGATACGCTTCCATCACCAAAAGTCCAAAGATAAGAACTGATTGTCCCATCAGGATCAGATGAACCCGCAGAAGAAAAAGTGACCGGAGTGCCCGCTATTCCCGTAGGCGGAACCGTAATTATTGCAATAGGTGGAAGATTCGGAGGCGGTTGGCTGCTAATAAAAATTGATTGTGTTTTACTAGCGGTTTCCGCATCGTCATCAGTTACCGTTAACGTAACCAGATACGGCCCGTATTGGACTTTTTGGCTTACATTCCATGAGGTTGAGCGGCCAGCTAATTGGTTAAATTTTGTTAGTGTGATGCTGCCAAATGGTGGTATGTACAACGATCCGAGGGATAGACCCATGATCGCAGGACCGTTACCGTCAGTGCCTGAGGATAGACAATAGTTATAGATGCTTTCTAGTTCATTTACACCAGAAACAGTTTGATCGTTGTTGCCATAATCGGCAATAGCCATATGTGAAATGTTTTTCGTTTTTGCCCACTGCCGAAAATCGGTTAAACCTGTAGGGTAACCTACGGTTCCGATCGAACCAGAACTAGCAGCCGTAACGTACTTGATCAGCCCATAAAAGTCCCATTCGGCAAGAGGTTCCAAATACGAATCAGGGTTATACGCACCAAGCTGATCGCCTTCCCATGTCGTAGACTTAAAGATCGGCGCAAAAGAAATATTTGTTGCATTTATCTGATTCAAGATTTGACGGAACTTTACCTGAACAAGACGCCATTCTTCTATCGTAAACCAGTCTTCAACCCCTACATAATATTCTGGGTTATCCCAAACGCTTAACCATATCGGCTTATCAACATTTTTTAGACTAGTCAGCAAAGCCAAAATATTTGCGTCTTCAGAACCAGCTATCACACGGTCCACTGGAGGGAAATAAGAAAACCAGGGCATGCGACCAGCTGCGGTCGTCACAGAAGCCGCTGTGACCCGATCTGCGGGGTTCCACGCCGGTGTCAGCACCCCAGGAGCATTCGGCGACCCGGAGAGCCTATGGATACCCAGCGATTTACCTGCTTGGTTTTCGTATCTATCTTTAAAGAAGGCGTTAATACCTGATGGCACGCCAGTGTAAGTCGCACCCAGTCTGACTACACCATCAGGGGTGTTTCCAGGCAACGGAGGCACATCAGAGGCTTGTGTATAAATTTTTGATGGTGAAGCCGACGCCGAAGTTGTTCCATCACCAAAATCCCAAGAAACTGAAACAATGCTTCCATCAGTATCCGTTGATAGTGACGATGAAAAGTTTTGGGTTTCACCAATCCGACCTATGCTCGGCCCTGTGATATTAGCTACAGGTGGCACATTTGGGGCCACTGGAGCCGTTACAACGATTTCCGTGGACGCTATATCAAAAACACCTTCATCGTCAGTGATTGTCAACGTAACAACGTAGGTCCCTGCTTCAGTGTATGTATGTGAAGCAACCGCATTAGTATCTACGAAACCATCACCAAAATTCCAGTAATACGAAGTAACAACACCGTCACCAGGGACAGAAGACGAAGCATCAAAATCAACAGCTACAGGCAACAACCCCGAAGTAGGAGCAGCTTCTATGACAGCTGTTGGTGGAAGGTTTTCCGAAGGCGGAGGAGCTATAGCAATTTTATGAGAATCAGGCTCACCCTGAATTGAAGAAATATCGACAACTTCAAAAAGGCTATAATCAAATGCGTTACCGACCTGGTCTTTAATATTATTTGGCCACGAGGGGTCATTCGGTGCAATAAGTTTTGGTTGCCCTCCCCGGTCGAATAGCATAGCCCCATATTTTTTTAGGGTTCTTGCTATGGCCCTGGCTGGTGCCGATCCAGACAGCACATCATTTTCATCAAAACTTGCAGAAAGACGAATTATTTGACCCGCTTTAAGACCTTCAGACAGCTGGCCATCAGACCCCCTTGCAGGCCATACGGCATCGCTCGGATCAAGCGCTTTATAATTTACAAGAGTAAAACCGAGCATATGCCCAAGGTCTTTATCTTCTTCACAATCTAACAGGTCCTGATAAGTAAAGAAAAATTGGGCTATAGGTATCTCCGCCACACAAGCACCGTAAGCAAACTCCCCTAGCCCTGCACTCTGGTAACGAGAACCCGTAGGATAACCCGCATAGGGAGACCGTGGAAGATCATACGAATCCAGGTCCCACGTTACCGCATTCTCACAATCTGCACTAGAGCCACTATAACCAATCGCTTCGAATAGCTCTCGATTGTTTTCGTTCCAACATATGGCATGCCGATCACCTGCTGCTTCACCGATCGAAGCGGTGTAGTTGCCGCCAAGCAAGAATGAGGATTTGTAGGCCCCCTGCTGTCTTAAAGCTGGGAAAAAAAGATGTTCGTTAATCGAATCATGGGTTTTAACATTTCGTTCACCCACGATCATCGCAGGAGTAGGAATCCAATAACGATAGTCCACTAGAGCCGGAGCGCTATCAGACCAATACCCGACCTGCCAGCCCAGATCCCATTGCTGCGGAGTGGTAGGCTTAAATGCCATATGCCGGTAAAGGTTTCCTGGCTGAGCGGCCTGATAATTTCCTGTCGAAGTCATAATGGCTGCGCTGTCTGGATCGACAGGAAGCTCATCGACAGGCGTATTGAAAATAGAATCCCGCCAAAAAGTAGCCCTATTAGGCCGATGTGGGGGATAGTCCCATCTGGGCCCTTTAGGTCTCGCACCCGTACCCCTGACAGTAACAGTTCTAACCACAGAGATAGCATCACCATCATCCGTGGTAACGGTAAGCCTTATAGGGTACTGCCCTGCAATATTGTAAACCTTTGTTATCGAAAAAGAATCCTGGATAACACCAAAACCATCAGCCAAAAGCCCACTAGTCGGCAACAAAAGCAAACTAAGCAGACCATCATAAACAGCAGAACCAATAGGGGGAATCGAATTATAGGCAGTCGAAATATCCGCAGCACTCGAATAACAAACAGCCGCCACACGGGCACCCGCATCATCATAAGCAGAACCTAAAGCATTCTCAAAAAAAGCATCATGAATGGCAGCAGCAGTCGCATCAAAACTATTCGAAGAATAATTACTTATATTCAAAACAAGATTCTTATCACGAAGAAAACGGCGAGCTTTAAAATATGCCTCATAATTCTGCGGACTAGTAGCTATACTCCCAAAACTGTTTTGCACACGAAAATCTGCACCAAAAAAGTCCCAGCACCCATCAATCCACCAACTAGCAGGATCAACTCCAACAGTATTGAAAGTCCCAACAGAAAGAACCGGAGCAAAAGCAATATTAATAGCACCAGAGGCATCTAAACGTGCTTTAAACCTCTGCTGAAAAGAACGCCAATTAGCAAGCGTATAACCAGAACCGCTACTAGCGGTCTTTACCGTAGCCTCAGGTTGCGGCTCAACCGAAATCCATACAGGACCATCAAGATTCTTAAGACCCGCAATTATACTATCAAAATGCCCATCCCGTGCACCAGTAGCAGCAGCAGCCCAATTGTCGACCTTAAAAGAAACCCAAGGCAAACGAAACTTAGACAAAGCCTCAGTAGCGTCCGCAGACACGCTAAGACTATCGGCCCATTGGCGGTACAATCTTTCAACACCGACACGATCACCTGAAGGATCTTGCCAACGTGAACCAATATTGCTATCAGAGAATCCAATTCGCATCATCCCAGGACGGATATCGCCTGGGTAACTATCGGTTTGGCTATAAGCTTTATCTAAAGAAGTGCTATCTCCCCAATCGAGGAGACGATTTAGCAAAACATTTGGGACCGAAGCCGAATAATTTGCGGTAACCGTCACAGTAAAAGGGGCATAACCGTAACTCTCAGAAACTGTTAAAGACGAAATAACTGGTGCCATCAGCGAGCCGCCCGTGCAGTAACCGAAATAGTAGCGTCAGGTAAACTCCCATACCTTGTAAAAGCCAAATCGGCTCCCGAGACATCCAACGACCCAACAGGCCAGGCCCCACCATCAGTAACATAATCACCTGTTATATCCTCAGGCGCTATACCAACAATATGATTAGTAGTCGACACAACAATTGACAAATCCTCAACACGGGCAACACCAGCAACATTATTAATCGCAGTAACAACCTCGTTGTAAAAAATAGTATCCCCCCAAGACCAATAATTTGGAGTCAAATACTTACTCAACGCAGCATTCACCGAATCCGTCACAACACGCGTAGGATAACCCGCAGAACAAATAATTGTCACATTCACATCAATCGGCACAAGATGAGGTGGAACAATATCGATTTGCAACCCGGCTACAGCACGCTGCATCAAATCCGATGCCATCGCCCGAGATTTTTCCACCGAAAAAGAAGCACCATTCAGGCCGCACGCATAAATAGTAAGGTAACCATTCGCAGGCAAAGTTTCAGCAATAAGATCAGTCCTCGGCAAATCATTATACTTACCAACAACCGCTAACCGACTATACGCTTTAACCCGATAAACATCAGGATATTGAGCCAACAAATACTGTTCAAACTGCTTAGGCAACACAAGAGCCTGGCTATAAGAACTCAACTTGCCTATAGCGCGAGCAAAATACTCTGCATCAGTTTCAGGGTCAGACCCTGCATTCAAATCCTCATCCAAAATAGCCGTATCAATCCAAGGAATAGCAGAAAGCACCCGAATGAAAGTTCCGGCTTCCAACACAGGGTACCGCTCGTTAAGAATGCCTTGGACGGGAACAGTCATCGAAGTGTTCAACTTGCCAACAAAAACATCTTCTGTAGATTCAAACACATATAGAATTGAGTCGGTTCCGCCTGCATCCAACCACCCAAACCTTGTCCCCTTTTTAAGGGTATGACCATCTTCGTCCGATAAAGCCAATTCGAGTACAGCAGTCGGCCTCGCACCTGCTAGCCGTTCAATCTCGAACATCTGAAGAACCGCTTCAGTGATAGACGAAGTAGTCCTATTAAGCGCACCCAGCAACTCGCCACTAACCCCTGAGGCTGCTTGCAGCAAAGCATCCTCAATCGAACCCACAGTAGGAGTCCATTCCGGTAGCGCCGCTCGCGCATACGCTACCGACGCATCATAAATATCGCTTGGCTGTTGATCATAAATAGTCGGATCAACATATGGGCTAACATCAGGCGATGCCATTACAGTTCACCAATCCTTTTAAACGGTATCTCAACAGTAAGAGTTTGATCATCATTCCAGCGTTCAATCACATCTTCAATATAAATATCATAAAAGTAAGACCCACAATTCATCATGAGCCCACCGCGATCAAATCCAAAGAATTCTGATTCCGTAACACCAAACGTAGGCCGCAATGAAAGCTCGCCCATGTTGGTCCTGGCGACAGAGGCTATGCGTTGGGCCGCCCACACCTCAGAGTCAGTGTCATGGGTTTCTGCGGAACCGCGTGTGATCTTGAATGGAAATGCTAGGCCTTTTGCCATTAGGCTTCTAGGCTTTCGATTCGTGCTTCTAGTGCTGTTATTTGGGCTTTGAGGTCTTGTACAGCGGCAACTGTTAGGGCTGTGATATGGTCTCCGTGATAATATTCTGGGTCCCAACCTGTTATATCATCTGCGGATTCTTCATTTGCCATATAAGTAACTAGACTTGGGGCGTCTTCCATAAGCTCTTCAACAATGAACCCATACTGTGGGCTGATCGCATGTAAATCGGAAACTAATTCGCTTGCCCCTGAGGGGGGTTTCGCAGTATAATATCTTGGTCTAATTACATCAATAATTTCCCAAGGGTCGGCAATAGGAAAAATATCATTTTTAAATTCTCTCCTTGACACAAACGAAACAAGTACCCCAAAGCCACTATACCCATAGAACCCCGAGGCCTCGCCACCTGTTACAGGTAAGGCACCAGCGCCACTGGGGCCGAATCGACCCAAGAATGTGTAGCCGTTATCCCAGAATTCTATCTGACTTGTACCTTTTTGACTGTTATAGAGCCTTATTCCATCATCTTGATCCCTTCTACCCAAGAAATGTGAATAAGAGGCATTGCCGTTAATCGCAAACCATAACCCTGCAGGATCCAAATAAGAAGACTGAAGACTCAAACGCCCCCCAATACGGTGACCCGCACCACCACCAGTCCCAATAACCACACCCCCGACAATAGCGCCCGCAGCATTATTAATAAAAAGGTCCCTAGTGGGCTGATTGCTTGGCCTAATATAAACTGGGCCTCCATAATTTACATGCACAGGAGAAACAAGAGCATTTGTAGCAGTAATATCGCCAGCGCCAAGAGCTACTGCTAAAAGATTCACAACCGTATAACTCTGGCCAGACAAACGGCCCGGAGGAAGCGTCCCAAAAGTAAGCTGACTAGCATTCATAGCCGTAGCGTTAAGATTCCCAGCAACCGTCACATTCCCAGTGATCGTTAAACCACCCCCAGCGTTCAACGTAGAACCCAACTGCGTGATACCCGTATACGCACCCGCCAAACGAGCCGCAGGGACCGTACCAGAAGTAAGCTGAGTCGCATTCAAATTACCAGAAAAACTACCAGCCGAAACAGCTACGGTGGTACCAAACTGGACAGCACCACCCAAAGGATTAATCTTCAAAACCCCAGCAGCCGAACCAACCCGAGCCTGAATCGTATCCACCGCAGTAAGCGCAACAGACCCAGTCACAGACCCCAAAGCAACATTAGCGCCACTAGTAAGCCCAAAAACAGCCTGACCCGAAGTGCCCCCAGCCAAAGAAATCGGAAGATGCGACCTAGAAGCATAAAAAGGCATCTGAGGGCTAGCAGCCCCAACACCCACACCAAAATTATTTATATAAGTGCCAGCAGCACTAAAACTGCCACCAGAACTAATACCACCCCACCCGGTACCAGTCCAAACATACGTCAAAAGCGTGTCACTCTCAAAAATTGTGGTACCAGCAGGAACATCCCCCAAACCAGGACGAGTCGTAGAAGTACAAACAACCGGAGGAGCAAAAACAAGACTATTCGAATCACGAACAACCCCAAGAACAACAAGGCTGTCAGCACGATTCTCAAAAAACACACACGCCACACGCTCACCCTCGCGAGGCAAAACAAGCGAAGAAACAGCCAGAGGACCATACTGGACTTCCACGCTAATCCGAGGAACAATCACCCAAACGCGCGACAACTCCTCGTTAACGTTCGTGACAAACCCATAATAAATGCCATTCGGTCTAAACGAAACACTCGCCGTTGACTCTGGATTACTATAATCACTCATTTTAAAATCCCTCTACGCTCAAACCGCCGCTTAAGCAGTTGTTTCTTCTTTTTGCCTAAACCTCGCAGGGGTCCGACCCGACACCGAAACGGGAAGACCAGAATCCTCCTGCCATGATACTTCAGTAATCAGAAATGGACTGTTAAAAGTCGGAATACCAGTAAAATTTATTGTCATCCCAGGACGCAACTGGGTAGCGTTCGCCCGATCAAACAACGCCGTAAAATCAGCCTCATACGGGTCGTTATCAGAACGCCTAAAAGTAGGGCACTCAATAAGCTGGTAATAAGAACCTTCGACCGAAGGCCACCCAGATGTCACATTCCCCCACCTGCCCAAAAGCCAAAACTGTGGCGCAAAATACACGGTCCCATCAACTTCAAAAACAACATACTGGGCGTCCCCAGCGACCCGACGCATAACATCCCAAGCAGACTCCATATTCTCATAAAATTGCGTTGTAGTAATAGTTAGCTCTTCAGGACTATCAACCCCAACATACCTCAAGCCTTGACTATTAGCAGCATATTTCACAAACTCGCTAGGCGAAGTAGCCCCAAACGCTTCAGGGGTTTTATTACGCTTCAAACGCTGAATACCTCTCGAACGGGCTTCAACAGTTATAGAAGGATCAAACCCCCCAGCCGCCTCAACGTTTATCGAAGCAATTTCGAATGACGCCAAAAAATATTGCACTTCTCGGCGGATCACAAAATAGTTATTATTAAGCATAGAAAACCCTGGGTCTCTAAGCTTAATAACCATTTCAGACGCATAATCCATCGTGTAACTAATAGTTACAGTTTCTACGAGTTCTTCAACGTTTGCTCGTTGGAAAGAGTTAAGACCGGAAAGAATTATAGGAAGAGCCATTAGTCTGTGAAAGGATTTCCATCGGCAGCAGTAAACGGTATCCCATTTCTCGTAGAAACAGGGGCCTGCACCCTCCTCGGAGGATAATCCGTATAAGAAATCGGAGATAAAAAAGTAACCGGAATCGTAGGATTCCGCTCCTCCGTAACAGTCATCTGAACATCAGCCTGAGTAGCCTTATTATCCAAATCTCGATTCAAAACAGATATTTGCATATCGGTGATACGCCACCATGCCGTATACCGACCCCTGATAGTCCGCACGCCCTGGAACAGCATCCTATCGACACCGCCAGTAAAATAAACGGGGAAAGGTACCGTTGCCATAGCTCTCAAAACCGCAATTTCGATTTCCACATTAGCTTGCCCCCCAGTAGCCCTATTAGCCAACCTAAAATTAAGAGCCGCTTTAGTTAACTGGTAACCGGTAAAAGATAGTAACGGATACTTTCCGGCACGCTTAACTTCCTCATAAGAAGCCGAAATGTTTTCAAAATTGACTTCGACGGGAGCATAAGGAAAAACAAAAGTTGTAGGCTCGCCAAGAGAAAATTGTGTCATCAAAGCCCAAGAGTTTGACCGGGTATATCCACCATAATTTTCAAGCCAATACTTATTTTGAAGATTTACAGCTACCCTTGCCATCAGATACGCTCCTTCCGTGAACGGGTCTTACGATTAATAATTGTTTCTACAGCGCGAGCAATTTCTTCAGGAGAAGCATTCGGACCTGCCGTAATATTAAAATTGTATGTCCCAGAATTACCGATCATAGCTGGTGCGGTTGTCGGTGAGACTATCGGCATTTGGGTATCGCCTACGGGTGCGCCTGCCCCTGGGACGACATGCAGGTGTCTGCCTCCGGCGTTGTGGAACTCGGCGAACCCACCGTTGTCTTGTGTGAGTTGTTGGTATGCTCCGAGGTTTTGTCCGGTTAGGTCATAGGCGTTTCCTGTAGCGTGGTCGGAGTTTATTGATCCTAGGCCGTCTGTTCTGAGGCTAGATACGACTGAGCGTTTCCCTGCGATACCGCCGTCTAGCTGGTTGTGTTTTGACATGGTTCTTTGAAGACGGCTACTCGCTGTATCCGCCTCGCCAACTTTTGCATTAGGATCGTAGAGCGGGTTTCTATTGCCATTTATGTATTCATAGTCACCGCCTACGTCATATCCGCCACTGACGGGAAGATTGAATGGCGCTGCAGGCTTGATAGTCCCATTGGCTACTAGCCCATCATACCAACCAGGATTTTTTGTATACCACGCAGGAGGATTAGAAAAACCAGTTTTGACGCCTAACTGCGTGGCATCTACAATAGCCCTCTGTTGAGCATTTAAAGAATTATAAAGCCTCTCCTGAGCACCCTGCGCAGTATCAAGAGTAGTCGCAAGATCCACATCTATACCCAAACCTGCAATCAAAAAGTCTGCAGTCGCCTTACCGGCATCAGGCCCAAGCAGCTTAGCGGCATCCCTCTGCTCCTTTGTGGTCTCTTGGGTTACTTTCAGCCCCTGAGTGGTTATAAATTTTAGTTGTTCAGTAGTGGCAGTATCCAAATATTTTTGCAAAGCCTCAGCGCCAGGACCCGTGAGAGTCTGCCCGCTCCGAGCTTCCAAAGAAGCAACAACTTGCCCCCTAGCAGCATCTTCTTGAGAAGTACGAAAAACCTCGTTAACAGCATCATAAGCCTTCTTATTCTCAGGTGCCTGAAATTCCTTACGGCGACCATACAAAGGGCCATCAGGATTGTTCCACTGAGGAGAATTAGGGCCCATCTGCTTCACAAAATATGCTTGCGCAGCAAAAACATCGTCAGGGAACAGGTTCATAGCCTGCTCGGCTACAGTCTGTTGAAAAGTCCTTTTTTGTTCATCAGAAAGAGGCCCTTGAGTATTGCGAATATCTTCACCACCCTGGTTTATCGCCTCCTGAGCTTTCTGAGGGGCAAAAACTTCATCGAAAACTCTTGCAATACCCTCAAACGAAGCTTTACGCATAGATTCGTTTAACTCATCTATAGTTTTAGGTATAGCAAGACCAAGCTTTTCCAGCCCGTCCACAGCGGTCAAGGTTGCGTCGTACAAATTCAAACCCATTGAGTCAGATAGCTTTAAAATTTCTTCTTCAGTTTTCCCTGACGCTTGAGACAGGTTGTCAAGGTTGTATTTGAAGTAACCACCAAGAACGCCTGCCACCTTAGTTGCAGAGTCAGCGGCCCTATCTTGCGCCTTTGAAAATGATTTTGCAGAAGCTTGATCATCCTGGCCCTTGGTTGGAGCATCAGCGCTCAAACCTTGTGTTTGAAGAGCCTTACGGGTATCAGCTGTCATCAGCCCGCTATCGACCATTGAATTAAGAAGAACATCCCTCTGATCTCTAAAATCTTTAATACCGTCAGTAAGGGCATCATCAAATTCTTTTCCAGCATCTTCAATACTCTCATAAATTGCTTTTTTTGATTTTTCTGGCTTATTGCCCACTTTTTGTGATTCTATATCAACATCATCAGCTCCTGTTTCTTTTCGGATGAACGCTTTCCGGTCAGCCTCCGAAGTTTTAATACGATCTGCAAGCCCGCCGCCGTTGCCTTTATCACCATAAAGCTTTGTATAAATAGAATCACCAGTTTCAGAAAACAGCTTATTAAACTGCTCTGGAGCAGCAGCCAGTCCCTGCATTATCTGTTCCGGGGTTTCCCTAGCAGCGACACCACCATAAATAGAACTCATATAAGAATTTGTTATACCCTCACGCCCAAGCTTATTTCGCTCTTTATAGCTTTTCTCATCATTAGAAGCACCCATAGCACCACCACCGATGCCACCAGCAATGCCACCAACAAGGCCGCCGATAACGCCACCAATAACTGTGCCTGGCCCAGGAAAAAGGCTACCAATCATTGCACCGATAACGGCACCCCCCGTAGCACCACCAATAGCACCAGCAATAGCACCACCCTTAGCAGTCTGAGCAGTCGCAGCAGTACCTATACCCGCCACAGCACCACCCAAAAGAGGGTTACCAGTCATAGCGCCAACCATGCCACCCGCCATCATCGAACCCTGAGCCTCATCAGCCATAAACGGGGTAGCAGCCATCATCGCAAAAGGAAGAGCCCCTCTAGCCGCATTGCCAGCAGACGAAGCAGCGCCTCTAGCTTTCATAGCCATTTGCTGACCTTTAGTAAGCGGTGGAGGTGCTTTATTAACCCCAGCAGTAGAACCACCACCACTCCCCGAAAAACCACCACCCTGCCCTCTAGCAAACTTAGACCCAGTACCACCACCATTAACGTTGACGGTCGTAGCATTAACCGTCATCGTCCCCGTAGTCGCAGAAGTAGCCCCACCCCCAGGACCCCCAGGCCCTCCCTTGCCACCAGACCCAGGCATGCCCATCGACTTACCCCGACCACCCCAAAAACTATAACCCTTACCCTTAGCAAAACTACTCTGAGACCCAACACTCTTAACAGCCTGACGGCCCAACAACAACGCAGCAATACCACCCATACCCTGCATCTGGTCCATAACACCACCAGACTTCTCACCCGGCTCCTTCTTCCCACCAAAAAGAAGTTTCGCAACAGGACCAGCAATATCAATAATCTGCTTAGAAATATTCGCAATCATATTAGCGATCATTGTCAAAGCAGGCATAATGTCAACCAGAATCTGCTTCATACCTTGAAACAACCGCTGCCCCTGAGCAAAAATCTTGCTTACAGCCTCACCAAAACCAACAAACTCACTTCTATTCTCAACAAGAATCGTACTCAAACTATTTACCGACTCGCCAACGCCACCAAAAATCTGAGAAAAAATCGGCATAAAAGAATCAATAATAACCTGACCGCCCTTTTTAAGCGGCTCAAGGTACGCAACAAAACTCCGAAACCCGTCCCTCAGCCCGCCACCCCACTCACCAATCTTCGACAAAAAACCTTCCGCTTTAGGCAAATAGTTACCAAAAAACGTGGCAGTCCAGTCAATCAGTTTCCGTGAACCCTCAACGAGACCATCAATAAAAGAACCCGAATCGTAGGCACGCAAACTTGCGCCGATCCGCAAAAGGCCAACACGAACAAACCCAAAGATTTTATCAAAAGCAACTTGAAGTCCAGGAAGAAAACTTTGTCCCATATCAGCACCAAGACTGAAAATTTTGGTCACATACCCCTTGAGCTGACCAAACAAAGTGTTGTTAACCCCATCCAAAAGGCCAACAACGTTCTTATTAAGTTTGCCTTCTTTCAAAGCGGTAAGAAACCCTTGCTCGGTAGTAGCACCAAGTTTCTGGGCGTTCTTAATAGCGACCTCGAACTCGGAGCCAAGGTCACCGGCGTTTTTAGCCATTGTCCCAGTGATTTTGCCGTTCTTACGCAGCTCGCCTAGGAACGTTCCGGCAGCTGCCATACCTTTTTCCATGTCGCCAGAAGCGACAGCAAAGTCACCCAGAGCCTTAAGAGAACCAGCCATATCGCCGGTATAAGAAGCGCTTTTGGTGATACCTGAGAAAGCTGCGCTCACACCTTTCAAACCAAACACTGCAAGATCAGCATCGGATTGAATGCTTCGCAAACCGCCAATAGCCATCTGCTGCCTGTTACCAAGAGCCCCAGCTTGATAGTTCACGGCTGCCACAGCCCCCTGGTACTGGCGGTAAGCTGCAGCGCCTGTAGCGGCAGCAGCAGTGACAATAGCCATGGCTCCTGCAACACCCGCAAGGGCAAACTGCCAGGCTTTAGCTGCAGCAGCACCAACTTTAAAAGCCAGTGTGATTGCCACTAGCCCGAGCGCGGCGATAGCTGTTTGAGCGGCAAAAGCTTTAAATATAAATGAAACAGTTTTATCTAGATAATCAGCAAATTTGCCAATTATTTTTCTATTTACTTTAAACTGGCTGCCAAGCCTTTTATTTGACTTGTCAAGCCTATCTGTATCTTTTTCAAGGGCGTCGGCTTCCCGGCCCATCCGCATCAATGCCGCTGACGTTTTGTCAATTTCTTTAGTGTCAGCATCAATATCTATATCAATTTTGACTTTTTCAGCCACTAGACCTACCCCCCATCAAAGGGTCAAAAGAAGTTTTGCTATCTTTCATTACGCTTACGCTCAGCTTCAGCGTCAGCTGAAGTAACTTTAGCGCACGCTAAAAGGATAGCCCACTCATCATAGGTTTTATCTAGTAGATCTAGGGGGCTGCAGCCATAAGCCTTAGCAAGCCTAGCCGAGGTGATGATCCAAGGATGCTCCTGAAGCTCCGCGATCACCTCACTGTAGGGTCCACCTGCTCTTCCGAACCAACATCATCGCCATAACCAGCACGATCCATAATCGCAAGAGCCGCAGCCTCAACGTGAGGATCAATACCAAAGAAAGCAATCACACAATCAGGAACCGGAACCTGCGTATCAGTCATTTCGAGAAGCTCACGAGAAGCAAAAGAAATCGAAGCACCTTCAGCGTTCGTTACTTCTTCACCATGCAAAAAGATACCAGTAGTAGTCGCAGCAATAACACGAGCGGCGAACTTAGTAGCATCCATACCATCCTTAGTATTATCACCAGCCTGCTTACGCCACTGCTTCATCTGCGACTGCTGAACATTAGGAGAAACCCTAACAGTAACACCAGGGCGTTCAGGCACCTCAATAAAAACGTCCTGACGGCGAATATGCTTAGAAACAACTTCACTCAACTGCTGAAGCAGATTCTGCTCTGCAGCTGAGTCTGCAGCTAGTTCTGCGGGTGGCTCGACCACATTCTCAGACTTAGGAGAAATGGAACCGTACTCGTATGTATCATTCATAATGCCGACTATATCAACAAGCCGAGACCATGTAAAGACGCACTGAGATAAAAATCTTGACGACTGGGATGCTTAGATTAAAAACATCTCAGTCTGTCAGATCGCAGTACCAGCAGTAGTCCTACCCGAAACTTCGCTAACCGAGAAAGTAAGCGAAAAAGTTGCAGGAGCACCAGAAGAAGCATCACCCTCAGGCTCAGTCACACCGACAAGCAAAGCCAAAGGATAAACACGCTCAGTGCCAAAAACCTTCAAATCGCAATTCAGGTCAAAAATGTTCAGATTATAATAAACTGAACCAACCATCTGACGGACAAGCTTCAAAGCCTCACCATCACGATTTGGATCATAATGACGGGTTACCGTCATATCACCAATCTCAGCCGGAGCGCAAAGCGTCTCAGGGAACTTCGCCCCACCGTCATAAACCTTTTCCACAGATGCGGTAATTTCACCACCAGACACCTGAGCAAAATAGCCATTAAACTTAGGGCCGGTAGCTACAGCACCATTCTTAGATCCTGGTGCAATTTCGGCGACAACCTGCCGCTGCGCAATCTTATTTGACATTTTTCCTCCGGTCAGACAACGCTACTAGTCAAATTGGACTTGATTACATCAATTTCGATGCGATCGCCAACACTGGACACACGGACACCGACCTTAGCTTTCACGATGCCATCAGCTAGTTGCGTAATTGGATTAAGAGCATCAGAAACCTCAACCGAATAACCAGCATCAATTTGACGCCCATCATCAGCGAAACCTTCATAAAGGCCGCCAGCAGAACGAATAGGCTCAAGGATGCTTATCAAACGTGCCTCAACCCGACCAAACACTGAACGGCGACCATCAATAGTCGAAAACACAAGATCTTCAAGAGTGCGATTAGCCTCAGAAGCAATGTAGTTCAAAGTATCACGAGCCGTGATATACCGGAAATTGTCGGTATCAGTCGAAGCAGAACGGGCACCATAAATTCGCACCGTATTCTGGATGACCCGAATAGCGTTAATCCCAGCATCATCCAAGCTGTCACCGAAAGGTTTAGGAGTCGCCACCGAAATACCCGTTACGAAATCGGCAGAAGAAATGATACCCGCAGCAGCCTGCCAAGCACCAAACTCGTTATGAGCCCTTGACCGCTTTGCAGCAACATACCCCTCAGGAGGAATCGTAAGCGAAACCCCACCAGCAGCAGGAATCGTCACATACGGGTAATAGAAAGCCGCATTAGCACTATCAGGGAGCTCCCGAATAGTAACAATCGCAGCCTCAGCGTCACCCACATTTACGATACTCGGATCCATTCCCAAAAGAGCAATCCGGTTATTTACCGAACCATGCTCCAGGATCGCCTGATAGATAATGGCAGAAAACTGTCCGGGGACCGAAACAGCGCCAGCACCATAAGCAATATCAAACAATTCAAGCGAATCAATATAATCCTGATCGACCAGAGCGTCACCGCTCTCCGCCCCCTCAGCAAGAGGAGTCTCAGATACCTGAGCCAAAGTCGCCGAAGCGTTCAAAGAAGTCGCACTCACATACAACTTAGCAATCTGAGAAGTATTAATCTTCGAAACAACCTCAGAAACATTAGCTACGAGATTAGTTGAATAGACAAGATCGCCATCATCATAAAGACGAACCGTAAACTTCGGTGCAGCAGTCAACGAAGTCGTAGACGAAACCGTCAAAGTGTCAGACCATGCACCAGCATTCGCCGCCGTAAGCCGCAAAGCCGCCACATCATCATCGTCAAGCAGTTCAAGGATGCCAACGTCTTCAGCGTTCGAAACACGAACAACATACGCCTGAGCCCCACCCTCCTCAAAGAAAGTCTGAAGCTGCTGATACAAAGTGAAATTCACATCATACCCGCCATAAATCGATACAAACGACTCAAGCGAAAGCACCCTGCGGGCCACATCAAGTGGGCCACGCTTCGAGGTCCCAGCAACAAAAAATGTTGACGCAGGAGCGATATTGGTTGCAGTGGGAGCACTGCGAACCGCGGTGTTAACGACTACACCCGGCATAGACTTTCCTCCAACCTCATATGTGAATCGGCTACCGTAAGTCGAGGCATGAGACAGAGTTTACAGAGAGCAAACGTCCTGCAGTGTAGGTTATTAAAAGTTTGGATCAGCCGGTGTCGGCAAAGGCAAACTTTCAATATCAAAAGATTCTAATTCTGCGATACCACGCCTGGAAACCGTCTCCTGCAAACTCAGATCATAACCAAGATAAGCCCCAGCCATAACCCGCTCACCTTTCAAAGGAGTCAAATCAGACCACTCCTCAGTAAGAGAACCCTCTTCTAACAAAACATCCCTATCCTCAGTATCAGCATACGTTAAACATGGGTAATCCAAAAGAGCGGACCGTACAACAGTCGTCAAATTATCTCGGGTTTTAGTACAAATCTCAGGACTATCACCACGACACCAAATGTAAGTACGAGTAGAATAAGTAACCTTATAAATAGGGTCACCATCTATCTCATAATCAGAACGCAAAAACGTCTTAGTGCTTGTCACGATTGTATGAATCGAAGGCCAGGCATCAATAGCGACCGGCTCGTAATCAAGATATTTGACAGGCTCAGGGAGCAACTCGTCATCAAGATTCCAGGCGTTACGATACAACTGCAATCTGCTAGGCAGATCCGCTTGAAGATAACTCGTAACGAATTCCTTTGCCACACGAGGGCCTTGCATGGGTGACCATTCAATAGTCATTTTCCGAACAAGGTTCCTCTCACGATATGGCTCGCAGCAGCATCCCCAACTTGTTTAGCAAAACCAGCAGGTTCAAAAAGTATTTTACGTTTAGCCATCTTAGTTGTCCCATACTGGTGAAACTTTGCGTATTCTACATTGGTTCCAAATGATGCCGCCTGCGGACTAATAGTATTTTCTGGACCAGATAAAGTCGAAACCGAGTTAAAAAGATTTCCTGTACGGCGCATAATCGGCCATGCGTAACGATCCTTACGGGGGCTCCACCCTCCAGAAGGAAGCCCGCTCGAAGTGAAATTCTCGGCATTAGACAGAGCCAATACGCCTTTAGCGTAAACAAAAACGCCAACATAGTTTAAAGACCTGGCTCTCATCAAAGCCAGTTGTTTTTGGGCTTTAGCTGAGTCGTAATCAACTTTTATTTTCATCAGCCGACCTGTTTACGCCGAAAATTATCAACAGATTTTAATTCATCCTGAGTAAACCCAGTGCTCATAGGAGAAACATCCTTAGGGTTCAAATCCTTAATCCCCACAACATCATCATGCATATTCTGGGCTTCACGCGAAGCAGCACGAAGGATGAGAAGCTTAAAGATTTTGACACTAGGCCCATCAAGGCCAGCAACATAAGTGACTTCTACAAAATCGTTAGACCAAACATTGTAAAGATCAATTCCAAAACGTGAACTGATATAATCAACACCAGGTACCTGAGCCACAGCTGAAGCACCCAGCGATGGTGCGGTCACAGTCACAGAGCTAACAGAAAGAACAGGGGTGTTTCGGAAATATACTGTTATCGGAGGGCTTAACAGCTGCGCAGGAGATTGTACGGCAGAGGTTTGCCCACCATAGGGGCCAGTAGGTCCAAGACCGTACAGGGTTAGGGAACCTAAAGGTAAAGGTTCTTCAGCTATTGACAACCGGTACGTTTCAGTGAACTCGGTTATCTCAAGAGGCTTTCCTATAAAAGATTCTAATTCTGATTGCAAACCTTCAAGGATGTAACCAGCAGCAATTTTTTGCCTATTAGAAAAGGAAATGTCCATGTAGTTCTGGAGGTCTGAGACCTCTACGAGCATGTCAGTCCTAGATTCTAGCGACGACGGCCACGGCCACGACCGCCTGTACCGACTCCGCCTGCTGCCGCACGAAGAGCGCGAGCTGCACCACGGCGAATCCGGTTGACGATATTAGGCCTACGGCTTGTAGCCCTATTAGTGTTAGGGGTAGAAGCAACATCAGCGGAAGCTGTTCCTGCTCGGCGTGCGGCAGCAGCTCTAGCCTGACCACGCTGAATTCTCCCAGCGCCCGTATTAGTCACACCCGCACGAGCCAAACGCTCATCACGACGGGCAAGACCCCTACGACGAGAACGCTCATTCTCAATAAAGTTAAAACGATCACGAAGACGTCGACGTCGCGCAGGACGAGGATTACGACGAACAGCCAAATCTTCGGTACCAGTCCGGCTAGGCCGAGTACTCAATTCCCTATCACGGATATCAACTGGATCGATATTGCAAATCATAAAAACTCCCAAGATTCTATGCAATAGCCGAAACACGCCACGCATAACCGGACTAAGGCTAAAATCAAACTTTACTGCCAAAAAGGGTTACCATAGTTGAGGTTTTCTACTTATCGGCATTAGGTGGCCTCTCGATTACCGGAACCACAGAAGTTGCACCAGCCGGAGCTTCGACAGGAATCCAAGCCGGAGAATAAGAATAATCAGAAACTTTACGCTTCTTAAACAACGTCCCATCTAACATGAGCTCAAACTCGTCAGAAGACATCCTAAGCAAAGTTTTCAACTCCCCATCTTCCCACCGCCCAGACCTAATCAACTTCTGAACCAAACGAGAAACCTGCTTAGCGTGAGGAACACCCCTAGAACGATTCAAACGAAAATGCATAGCCATAGCGTCAAGCTCGTCAACATCAACGATCTGCACCGGCACATAATCACCTAAAACAGCACGAACCTTCTTAGAATCAGCAACTTGCAAACGGTAACTGCCATCAATCACAGTCCCATTCTCCATAGCAATAAGAGGCTGAAGCCAACCATATTCGATCAACGAATCCGTCAACAAACGGACATCTGGACGCAAAAGATAATTTGCCCGCCACGACGGCGGCTTCAAAGAAGTTATAGGCATAGAAACAATATTCATTTTTGATCATCCTGTATATCTAGGGCGTCCAACTCGGCGTCCTGTTGAGCGGCTTGCATCCTTAACGTATGGGCACGAGTTTTCGGCCCAACAGGATTGACCGACTGTCCTGAAAAATGATTTAACAAAAGGTTACGCACCAACCATTCAAGCGGATACGAAACAGGATCACGAGCATACTTTTTGCGGAATTCGGCAGAATAAGACATAGCCCGACCCCTGATCCCAGGGGTTAACATGTTCTCATCTATGCAAGCGCGAACGCCGTCCCACCCGCCAGCAGCGTAATCCGCTATCTGGGTTTCGATATCGTAATCCTTCCACCAACGCCACTGGGCGTCGATCTGCGGAAAACATTCAACTAACCGATCATAAAATTCTGGTTCGGTCACAACAACGTCGTTAAGTCTGCGAATAGCAACAGAATGCAAAGGGATACCCACACGGGTGTTGGCACCAGTGACAGCGGCGACATCATAATATTCGCAATAGCTGGCACCGTGTTCTTCGACAACAAACTTTAGGACATCGTCGGTTGTCCAATCGTAAATGACTTTAGCGAACCGTAAAGGTATCGACTTTTTCATCTTGAATGGGATGACGATATAATTTTCGTGGAGTTTCTGGACACAGGATCGGTAGCGGATCATGGATTCGTTTGCTCGAACACCTGTGACGAAAGCAACCCGACCTTTTTTGCCTTGCATTGTGTAATAGTCGATTGATTCGGTTAAAGCTTCGTTAGGGTCCAACCCGAAGTCTTCGGCGGTGATAGCGCCTTTGGGCATATCGCGGACTAGTCGCCCTTCGGCTTTGCGGGCACCTGACCACAACAGAATATATTCACGGCGTCCCAGAGTCCAAAGCTCGCTCCCGTAGGGCAGGCAGTACCATTCCATGTTTACCCAGTCGTATGAAGCGACTTCTTCGATGAAACTGATTGTCATCGGGGAAACCATTTCTTCATCCCGAAAAATACAATTTACTGGCCCGAGGTTTCGTTCTTCATGTATTTCTTTAGCGAGGTATAAAACGGCTGTGGAGTCTTTGCCACCGGAGAATTGGATGCATACAGTGTCGAACGTGTCGTATACATGCCGTAGCCGTTCTCTTGCAGCGTCAACACAAGTTATGTCATCTAAAAACATTCTTTGTCTAGTCATATCAAACTTTCGGTAAGAGTATTTTGATTTTAAGAAACTTTGGCGTCTTCACGCCGTTTTAGCTGCCGTGCAACCTTTTTGCAATTGCTATCACAGTACAGGTGGCTTGTATTTTCTTGCTTGAAAGGAATTCCACAGGATTTGCAAGGCTTGTACCCTTGGGGTGCTTCTGAGTTCATGCGTTCTTTGGGTCCTAAACCACCAAAGATTCCAAAACGTTCGTACCTGTTTTGTTCTAAACATTCGAGTTGGACTGTGCAGGTAGCGCAAATCTTTTTCGCTTCAATAACTTTTTGATGTTTTACTGGTTCGGGGTCTTCTAGGTCGAAAAAGAATACGCTAGTATTTATCCCGGCACATTTTGCCGAGGATTGCCAGTTTGACATGGGTACTCCTAAATACGATAAGTAGCTTATAGCGTACCGCTGTTAACGGACATTTGCAAATTTGTGGGTCAAATCGGTTTCATATACCCGATTTCAGCTTCTTCGTTTTTGAATACTTGTTCTGCGCCAGACCAAAAAAGTAGATCTCTGGCTGCTATCCAGTGGTTGCCAAAATGCTCACTTCTTGACGCTGCTACAAGGCGGGCTAGTTCTTTGGCTTCTGTTGCAGAACGAAAAACCTCATAAGGTACCTGTTCGGTTATAATGCCAGAACGTCGATCCCCCTCAATTACATTTTTCGTTACTGCTCTAGTCCCCGTTATCGGCCCTGGCTTATTAGCCATAATTTCATCACGATGGTCTTCCAAAGCCGACTCAAGAATATCCAAAAAGTTTCCCTTTTGATCCTCGTCACGCCAATCAAAACCGTTCTTAGGCCAATGCGTAGCACCTTTCTTATCCGCACCACTATGACCGTCAACTTCGATCATAGACATACCCATCCGCCGATAATATTCTTCGTTTCTAGCATTAAAAGCCGAACCAACACCCAAACCTTGAGAAGCCTCATCTATCATTAATTCATAATGCTCAACTACGCCATCTGACTGAAAAACTCGATCACCAAAACCGATTGGCACACCATCTTCAGATCGGACAAGTTTAAATCTGACTCTTAGCCCAGACTCATCAAGATACGTTGAAGTACCCACCGCCTCATAGCTTTTACCGTCAACCCCCATAAAAGGTTCACTTAACAATTCATCAAAAAACTCGCCCCAATCACGAATAATCCCAGATTCCTCACTAACCCGTACCTTCTCCTTATCCCAGGCCGCATGAGCCTCAGCATAATCCTCACCCCCCTCAACGCTACTTTCAAAATCACTTAGTCGAGGTTCAGGATTTTCAAAAAGCCAATCGTTAAAAGCTTCATCCGAATCCCGATAAGGCTCAAACTCGGAAAGAGAAACACCTGCTAAAAGCCTTGCTATATCAACACTGATTTCTGGAGTTGATGTCTCTATGATCGCAGCTTTTTGATCAGCATTTTTACGTCGCTCAAGAAAAGCCGCCTCGGCAGCAGCATCAAAAGCTTCTTCATCCAAATCACCAGAAATCAAAGTTTTTTCAATTAACTCATTTTTCTTAGATTCAAAAACTGCTTTTCGTTTCTTCTCATGATCTCGAACTGCTCTTTCAAGAGCAGCTCTGGCATTATCTTCTCTACTCGAATTTTCGTTATTGACTGAATCAACACGCTCAAGTTCAGCTTTCAAATAATCGTCTTTGGCTTTATCAGAAGCATCTTTCCAAGCTTTAACTGCTTCTTCATAAGCTTTTTCTATTTCAAAATCCGTTAAAGAACTTGGAACGCCTATAGCGTCATCAAATGCGTCATTACCTGTAGGAGCTTCAAAAGTTGTGCGTTCAGGGTAAGGGTTGGCAAGATCCCATTCGTTAAAATAGTTGGCTCTAAGCTGAATTCTTTCTTCATTGCTTAAAACAGGAACTTTTTCAATCGAAAACTGTGGATCAGTCTCTTTTGGTAAAGGATTATCTTTATCCCATTGCTGCATATGCGAAATCAAACCTGAAGAAGCAGGTGCTTTTGAGGCATCAGGTTTGTCTGCATCGGCTTTAGGAACAACCTGATCAGGGACCCTACTTGCCGGTTGCTCTGACCTGGATGCCCGTGATCTTGCATAAAAAGCTCGGGCCTTAGATTCCCACTCTTCCATTGCTACAAATCGAGCAACCTCGTGTTCCCGAAGCGCTTTCTTATAAGCAGCATTAGGGCGACCAGTTGGAGAGCTAGATATTGGGGCAGGGTTTTCTTCATCCCATTTACTTTGAAAAGCGTAACGGGCGGCATCAATATCTTCGTTAGAGATAGCTTGTGGAAATTCGGGTTTTGGCTCATCAGGCTCATCAGGTTGATCTTTTGGGACAGGAGCGCTAACACGACTAGCTACACGCTCATCTATCGATGTTGTAGCAGCTGGCTTGGGCTCTGCGTCGCTATCGGGTTTATCAGCTGGCTTTTCAGGCTTCTTAATCGGAGCAGCCTGCTCCCACCATTTATTATCACCAATCAGCCCATCATTATCAGCATCAGGAGCATCAAGATCAGGCTCCTCGGCATTCGTACCCTTAGGAGGCTTAGGCTTACCAATAGTCCTTTTAGCAGCACGGGATAACCGTTCACCAAAATCTGCTTTGGATTCAAAAGATTCGCCATCCAACTGTTTCATTTTGATTTACCGACGGGCCCTTTGCTGTTTGTAGTCAGCCAGGATGTCGCGTTCTTTAGGCTTCTGCTTCTTCACATAAAAATAGGCGTCACGCGGTTCACGACCAAAATAGTTCAGGAAATCTGTTCGCCAGTCACGATCCCCCTCCAAATACATCAACATCAAATCATCCTGAGAAACCAAAGAATCTTCCAACGCCCCAGTTAAAGCAGCAAAATCGTTTCGCTCATGCGGACCCATGCTCGCCTTCTTCAAAAGGTCACGGACACGCCTAGCAACAGCATTATCAATATCTTTAGGTTTCAAAACAGCCTCCTATGCGACTATAGTCTAGCTTGGTATCATCATTAATTTTGTAAAACAGGGAACTCATGCCAACTTTTCAAGAAATGACAGAACCACCACCAGAACCAGGACCAGCAGACTGGAACGAACAAGGTGTTGTCATCAAGAAAAATTTGCTACCCGAAGAAGTACTTACTAACTACGAACAGTTTTGGCTTACCCAACACTCAGAAAACCCAAAAGGCTGGCCAGACTGCCTACCCTATATGAGACACCAAGAAGTTGCAGACCTTTACTGCAGATCAGAAATTCAAGAAGTTATCACAGAACTACTAGGACAACCAGCAGGACTCCACCTATGCCTCACAGGATGGGTCACCACCACTAGAAACTGGCATCAAGACTCATACCTAAACCCACATTTCGTTGGAGACAACTATGTGGCCGTATGGATCGCCCTAGCAGACATACATCCAGACTCTGGGCCGTTCCAATATATTGCCGGTTCACACAGATGGCCACAAGTTACCTTTTCAAAGATTTCGGAACATGTTGATACGAAAGATCCTTTGTGGCCAAGCTATTCAGAACAAATACTTACCCCGATTTTTGAAGAAGAAATAGAAGCCAGAAATGCGGAAATTACAACATATCTACCGAAACGTGGTGATGTCTTATTCTGGCATGGCCGTCTCATGCACCGTGGATCTCTTGCTAATACACCAGACATGGAACGGCGGGCAGCAATAGGCCACTACTCGGGTATAAGCTCCAGACCAGACATGCCTAAGCCGGAAAGATCTGGTGGCGGATGGATCTTCCCTATTGGCGAAAAGCTTTACAAATAGAAGGACTAAACAATGGAATTGTTAAATGTTGGCTGCGGCACACATTATGCTAAAGGGTGGGTAAATACTGACACCTGGGAAACTGATACGACTAAGCCTGATGTGCGAGTTGCCCCAGGTGAGCCGTACCCGTTTGAAGATGATACTTTTGATGCGGTTTACCTTGGTCATGTCCTTGAACATATTGCTTGGCCCCAAGTTGCCACCTTTTTGAAAGACATATCGCGTGTAGCTAAAGCTGACGCAAAAATTTTGATAACAGGCCCTGATGTCTACAAAACCATAAAACGTTGGTCAGATGGACAAGAACCCTGGTGGCTAGTTGAATCCGTTATGGAACACCAAGGGGTTAATTCAACCCCAGGAACAGTCGAATGGTGGGACGGAGCTTCACACCACTGGAACTGCCACAACGACCGGGTCCTAAACCTGTTAGAAACCCTGGGTTTCACAAACATCAAAGACCGCTTTAACGACATCCCCAAAAACGCTTCTGGGAAAAACTGGAAAGACGATGGGATTACTTGGCCTGTCGTAGGCTTCTGGCACTGGCAGTTTGGCCTGAGTTGCAACAACCCAAAGTGAAAATTCAGGTCTTAACGTAATTTGAAACAGCCTCAGACAAAGCCTCATGCGTTTCGCTACTCGGGTTATTCAAATACCGGACAGCCGCTTGTGCCGTATAGTGCGATGCCACAGTATGCGGCAAACCAGCTATGAGTATCCCTAGCTGAGACCAAGCGTTAGCAAGTTTCGGATCACGATTCTTGATCGCTGTAAAACTTTCGCCAGCACAATAAACCGGATCAGGTAAATTGATTCCGTTTGAAGAGTCTTCGCTTTCCAAATCACCCATTATCTACCCTTTTCGAATAGTCAATATAGGCCTCAATTGCTGGCCAAACGGTTTCCAAAACAACACGAACAGTGCAAGTGCCACAATGGTAAATTGCCTCATAACGCTCATCACGGTCATCAGACCAATCATCATCTTCAAATTCTGTTAATTCAAGAATCTGACCTGCTTTAATAACCGATTCATCAATCAGTTTTAGATAATACAGCTCATCAAATTCCTCTTCAATACGCTTTTTACGACTAAATATTTTCATACATCCTCCGTAGATAATTGCCAGACCATACCACCCCTTTGAGGCACCTGTCAACAATCTAAAATGCCAAAAGATTCACACGATAGCGACACTGCCGCTTCTCCACTAGCGGCTATGGTCATACCATGTATTACTCAGCAGACAACGAACTTATGCTGGGGAACGTTCAAGTAGCTAGAGCTGATCGGCTACCATGTCCAGTCTGCGGCCATCCAAAAGGAGATTGCAAAGGGGCAAGTGAAGCCCCAATCCATGTCCTGGGCACAGACGCATACATATCAATGGACTATGAAGAAACTTTTATAGTCAAAGAAGATGTCTACGAAAACCGTTGGATTTCACCTTATACCGAATGTAGGGTAAAAATAGCTGTAGCTGGAACGGCAATACCGCTTTCAAAAGCTAAAGCTCTCGGTCTTACTAGCATTTAAATTCAACTAACCCAACCTCAATACAGGAGTTAACAATGATAACACCCGAGTTCCTTGAAACTTACGACGCCCGCGTTCCCCCATGGGGTTTCGGTGGAATGGGCGAGGCAACAATGCTTCGAACATATTCCCGCCCAATTCCAGGACTAGACCGAAACGAAACATGGCTCGAAGTTTGCACCCGGGCAGTGAATGGGGCAGTCGATATTGGCGCTGAACTCTCCAAAGAAGACGCCGAAAAGCTTTTTGACCACATGTACGACCTTCGTGCAAGCGTCTCAGGCAGAGCACTCTGGCAGCTAGGCACACCACTAGTTGAAAGAATGGGCGGAGCAAGCCTCCAAAACTGCTACTTCAGCGACGTCGAAAAGATCGAAGATTTCGAATTCATTTTTGACATGCTAATGGTCGGAGGCGGAGTCGGATTTTCTGTCGAACGAGCAAAGATCCACGAACTACCAAAAGTAAAAAACGCTGTCACAATCACGCACGAACGCAGCAACGACGCCGACATAATCGTCCCAGATAAACGAGAGGGTTGGAGCCGTCTCCTTCACGCAGTACTCAAATCGTACTTCTACACAGGCAAATCTTTCAGCTACTCAACAATTCTAATCCGAGAATATGGGGCCGCTCTCAACTCTTTCGGTGGAACAGCTTCCGGCCCAGGAGCGCTAATCGAAGGCATCGAAAAGATTTGTAAGATCATGGACAACCGGATTGGCAAAAAGCTCCGATCCATCGACGTCCTCGACATTGTAAATATTATTGGCGAAATGGTCGTCGCCGGATCATCACGCCGTTCAGCTCAGATCGCTATTGGCGACCCAGACGACATCCTTTTCCTGCGAGCCAAGAACTGGGAATCAGGGACCATCCCAGGATGGCGTGGAAATTCCAATAACTCCATCTTTGCTGACGGTTGGGAAGAAATCCCTACTGAACTGTGGAAGGGATATCAGGGCACCGGCGAACCTTACGGGCTTATCAACCGTAAGCTTGCCAGGAAAGTTGGCCGACTCGGCGAGTCTATGCCTGACCCAAGTGTTGATGGTTTCAATCCTTGTGCCGAAATTGCGTTGGCTTCAGGGGAGTCTTGTAACCTTGCAACGCTTTTCCTTCCTAACATTCGTTCGTTTGAAGAGTTTTGCGAGATTAGCCGTTTGCTATATTTGGTTCAAAAGTCGACAACAGAACTTTCGTACCCTTACGAGAAAACAACTAAAATTGTTCGTAAGAACCGTCGGCTAGGGCAGTCAATCACTGGTGTCCTGCAGTGCAGCGAAGAGCAACTATCTTGGCTAGACCCAGGCTACAAGGCTCTCCGTAAGCTTGACGCAGAGTACTCCGCTGAACACGGCATCCCAGAGTCAATCAGGCTGACAACAGTGCAACCATCTGGGACACTCTCAATCCTTCCTGGGGTTCTCCCAGGGGCGCACCCAGGGTTTGCCCGCCATTATGTGAGGCGTGTCCGGTTCGGGTCTAACGATCCGCTTGTGAAGTCTTTGCGTGAACGAGGTCATGATATCGAATATGATATGAACCTTGATGGGACAAGGAATCATACCCGCCAGGTAGTTTCATTCCCTTGCATGTCCCCAGAAGGGTCAATTCTCGCAGAAGAACTCTCCGCTATCGACCAGATGGAATGGGTGAAACGCCTTCAAACCGAATGGGCTGACAACGCCGTGTCGGTAACCATCTATTACCGCAAGCAAGAACTTCCTGAAATCCAGGAATGGCTTTCAAACAATTACAACAATTCGGTCAAATCCATGTCCTTCCTGCTTCATCAGGACCACGGTTTCGCCTTGCCTCCTTATGAAGAAATCGACGAAGAAGGCTACAACAAGATGCTCGCAAAGATCGACCCGACTGTTCCCCTTGTCAAAACCGAAGGCGAACTGATCGACGACAACTGCGACACAGGCCACTGCCCGGTCCGGTAAATGGGCTTACAAGCATTAGCTCTAGCAGGTGCCCCAGCCCTGCTAGAGCAAGCTTCACAACTAGTAACTAAAAGAGGCCTAGCCAAAGGCATCACCTACGACAACGGCTCAATAGACGCCACTGGGGCACTATGCCTAGCAGGCGGAGCTAAAATAGAAACACTAAACGAAGACCCCATAGCAGAACTATCTACAATCAAAAGACCACTAGTACTAGTAATAGTAGAAGCGTTAGAAGCAGAACTAGACTCCGACCTTCACACCTGGAACGACCTACCTACCACCACCACAAACATGGTAGCCGCCACGTTCAAATCTTTAGCAGACAAAATATCCATAGCCACAACATGACGGCACACGCGAAAGAGCCCCCTCCGAAGAAGGGGCCCGATCAACTGCTTCAGACCAGATCAGTCAGGAGCGCCATCGAAGTCAACCTTAACGAATGACTCAGGACGCTTCGTAGCAAGTGCCAAACGCTGCTCCGCAAGGATCACGATAGCGTTACGAACGAAGAAGTCTGCATGCTGCTCCGAAATACGGATGCTTGCCTGCTCCCGATCGTAAATCTGTGCTCCAGTACCGAACGCACCCACAAGAGCAGTGCCCTCAGGGATAGCAGGAGTGTCAACGATTGGCATACGCCAGATACGGGCCTCAGCACCAACCTGCATGGACATCGCCATGAGGTAAGTACCCTGCTCGTTCTTCGTAAGCTCAATGTCTTCCCAATCGTTCGGGTGGAGAACCACACCGGACGGCTCGTAGTAAGCAAGGAAAGCAAGAGTAGCCGAGCGGCGCAGAGCGTCACCCTTCGAGTCAGGAACTGGCAGGGTCGCACCTTCGGACCATGCATACTCCTGAACACCAGCGTTCAAGATACCGAGAAGGTTCTCTCCGGTTCCATCACCCGAAAGGATTTGGTAATCCTCCTGGAGACGAAGACCATAAAGAAGCTCGTTATCAATGATCGAACGAAGCTGAGGCTCATCAGCCAGAACGTTACGGTGAGCAGCTTCCCAGTGCGCAAGAGTGCGAACCGGAGCCTGCTGACCAACAAACTGGAAGCTCGACTGAGGCTTAAGACCAAAGTCGCCGCCGTTACGCTCAGCAACAGTAGAAGCCGCATTCACAGCAGTCGTCTCAGGAGTCGTGAATCCACGCATCTGGAAATACTCAATCACCGCAGCAGTGGTTGTGCGTGAAGGGAAAAGATCCCGAACACGACGAGTACGCATCGGCGGAATGACCATATCGTCACGCTGAATCGTACCGAACGCACCAGGAGTTCCAGAGGGAAGACCCGAGTAAACGTCCTTCTGTCCCCACATCGCACCAACATCGGAACGCTCAAGGACGAACGGCGCTGGCATGTTTGCCCCACCACGACCCGAATCAAGAGACTTGAATTCTGCTGAATCCAAGAACAACTGACCGAGCGACTTGCCCTGAGGAGCCCAAAGACCAGAAGCGGAATCTGCGGCAACGCTAGCTGCAACAGACTCAGACTGTGCTTCAGAACCCCAAGCGTCTAGCGTCTTCAAAGATTCCATGCCCTCAATGAGAGACTTGATTTCCTTGATGTCAACCATGTTCTTATCAAAAGCTGACTTCTGCTCAGTTGTGACGATGACAGTTCCATCTTCGATGCGGAAATCATCAGCAATCTGACGATTCTCAGCAGTCTTGGATCGAAGTGCACCCTGTAGTTCCCGCAAGCGGCTTTCATCAAATGACATTAGATTTTCTACTCCTCTATTGAGCGGTTAATTGGATTGACCCTCAGCGTAGGTTAGCACCTAGCTTTATACAGCCGATGGTAGACAACTAAGTATACGATGTAGTGCAGGTTTTGTAAACTTTTTGATAAAACTCTTATGAATTATCTTCTGGTACCTCTAGAACGACGAGTAGCCATTTCATCAGATGGCACCCGCTTAGAGATACGATCACCTACAGAATCAACGACCTCAGGCCCCCCAGAACCCTCAGGCGCATACCTTCCAGGAGACCCAGACACATACTTCTGATAATCCCTAAAAAGCTCCTTAGACTTATCACTCCTACTATAATAATTTAAAGCCGCCAAATATATGTCTTTCTTCTCCTCAAAATTTTCAGAATCCGAAGAAAAAACTTCCGCCAAACCCAGAATATGAGAACGTTTAACAGCAGAACCTATGTTAATAAACTTAACTAGGATGCTCATCTTTTCTACGTCTGTAAATTCGCTCATGATTCCCATCTCGCCCGAGTAGTCAAATCCCTAGGGTCTCTAGCAACATTTCCCTCATACTTAAAAATTCCGCCACCATATTCGCCAAAATTTTCATCCATCATTTGTTGACTTCGCTCACGAGCCGTCATCGTAGGATTAATCTCAGAAAATTCAAGAACAGCCAAATACTCGCCTAATCCGGGTGCAGAAAGATGAGAATGCCGAGAGGTTTCGCTCTTATTGATAAGGAACTCCAGGAGAGCGGCCTGAGCCTCATTCAAAACAACCGAGTCAAGACCCTCCCTATAAGCCTGCACTTTTCCCTTCATTAGCCTAGATAACGTCTTATAATAGCTATCAGATCTTGGTCTAAAACCAAGGCGAGCCCACACATAAGTTCCATCTTCGGCAGCTTGAAGCTCAGTACCTGAAAAACCTGCAGCGTTAAGCCACATGAATGCGTGGGGGTTAAAGACCGATTGAAACCCAGAATTTTTGGCTTCGTTAGCAAATGGACTATTAAAACCAGCGTCATCACCCATGTATAGAAATGAGTTCTTGGTTATATTATTCCCGATTTGCGGACCATCGTGGATAAGCCTTGAGAAATGTCCGACCTGTTCCCAGTCGCCTACGTCTTCATTGAATTTAAAAATCTTTCCATAAAATAACCTGGGAATCTCAGTGTTACTGTTAGATTTGTCTAAAACAGTTTTGAACAGTGACCCGTCTCTAGTCCTAATGGGAATACTTCCATCTTCGACGCTATGCCCCCAAACGCTTTGGGCCCATCTCCATATAGCGTCTTGAGCAGCCTTATCGTTAGCAATATCCCTAGCCGCGTTGTACATCTTGTAGAAATCTTCAATGTTTTGAGGATTATAATTTGCATCCAACCAAGGCGCATCAGTCTGCCCATAACGCTCAACAATATTGTCAGCTAAAACGTTTACACGCGCATCACGAACTCTGTTAATTATAAACTCTGCTTTTTCTTCAATATTGACTAATTCTTCGTAAGCGCTATGTACGTCAAGATGTGTCGCGATGGCCGCATCAATTCGTTTTCTCTGCTCAACAATATCAAAACCTTCAAGATCTTGCTCATTTAAATATTCAACTCTGGCAATACCAATTTTAGAAAGATATGATTCTGATTTCTTGATTAGATTTGTTGCTTTTTGAAAAGATTCAAAATCTCCACCATCGTAACGCTGTTGTGCAAAGCTGTTAAGTTTTTGGATATTCTCAAGTAGTTCTGTTTCAGTATTATTGAATCTTCTAAAATTTCCAACAATTGAGTCTAAGGTATCAAGTGAATCTAAAGTTTCAATTAGTTCATATGGCTTATCAATAAATTCTCTTTTTTTATCAAGAGACAATTGTTCCATTTGAATAACTGGACGAGTTGAACCCAAAGTTGCATCTGGACGAATGGAGGGTACCTTTGCATTTTCAATTTCATTTATTGACAATTTGAAAGATACAGCATCCTCCACCTGTGTATTTATTAAATTAATATTATCTGAATCATTTAATTCATCAGAATTGAAAAGAGATTGTAACCCAATCTCAGATTGCAACTCGACAATCCGATCTTCTAAAATATCAAATTTCTGTCGCGAAATATAAGAACCAGTTCCATCACCCTCTTGCATAGCAGAAATTTGATCTTGCATTTCTTTTAAATCACTTTTAATTGAGTCGCTATTTTTATTCAAAGAATTAAAATAATATTTCCGATATTTAGAAATTAAGTTATCGTAAAATTCGACATCATCATCATTTTTTCGTGTAGATACAAGCTTCCTAATAAAACCACTTAACCTGTCACTTGCAATAGCAAAGTCATGCGCTGCTGACTTGCTAGGATTTTCATCAAGTTCAACTAAGGCGGCATCCATTCTTTCTGTTAAAAAAGAACCTGTTTCGACAATACTATCTTTTTCTTTTTCTGTAAGCGGCAGCTTTGAGATAGTCGTATTGGCTATAGCATTTTCCCAAAGTTGAACTGCTGAATCATAATACTCTTTAGCCGCAACATCCCCAGCTAAGCTAATACCCTTAACAGGGTCATCCTTGCTAAATTGAATCCACTTCTCCAAAAGGAGATCCAAATTATGATTTGCTCCTTCGACGATCTCTTCAGCAGTAATAGATTCATTATCGTATTGATATTCCCATAAATCAGTTACCATCCTGGCTTTTGATTCATCACTTCTAAATGCCCATAATGCGGCTAAATCATTAGCCTGCAGAACTACTAGTTCTGCATCAGAAAGCGGATCACCTCCATCAAGTGCATCTCTTTGACGTTCTCGCGTTGGCGCTTCCACACCAGAATCAACAAGGACAGATGCCCGCAAAGCTAGATCTAGTGTTGAGGTGCCCTCTATTGCTTTCCGCACCCGTTCGGCCTGTTCGTCAACCAGAGCCTGCGCCTCTATATCTCGCTGTCGTTGCCGCATCTTAGTTCTACGATCCGACGCTGCTTGCGACTCCCGGGCATCAGCTGACTCCCAGCTATCCACCAGGTCGTCACTCACCTTGCGAAAAGCCATAACGTTTAAGTCGTATTGCTCATTGAAATCGTCATAAATCTTATTATAAGAATTAGTTAAAGTTGCAAGTTCTTCATCAGAAAATGAATCCAAATCAACCGAGTCAAACATGCTTTCAAAGTCAGCTAATACCTTGTCCATTTCATCTAGATATTCTTCATAACCACTTGTGTTAAAACGAAAAAAGTCTTCAAAATCCATTCTAGATCTTGCTAAGGCAGCCCGCCTTTCCAAATCATCCATATCTATCTGTTTCCTTGGATCAGAAACCAATCTTTGGGCCTCCTCTGAAAGAGCAGACAGCTTGTCCTGAGCATCAACAAACGCCTCACTCGGAGAATCCTCCACCACCGGCTTACTAGCCGCAGGTAACTCATCTCGAACAGTCGCCTTACGCACCCGAGAAGGAGTCTTCGGAGTCTTCTGACGAGCAACATCAACTGAAGCATTCCGCTCACCAGAACGAGAAGGAAGCTGGCTCGCAGCAACAAGATCCCTAATCTGTTCTGCCCCACTCGGAGCAGGCTGCTCCTTCGGAGTATTATCAAAAATCAGCCCATCACCATCACCATCACGCTTATCAGCATTCGGATCAGAAGCAACGCTCCGCCTTCGCGCCAAAGCCCCCGGAGAAATATCAGGCGTAACACGCCTACGAGTGCGACCAATACGGTTACCAGCACCACGATTAAAACGCCTACCCAAAATCTTAGTATCATCACCATCAAACTCAGCGACAAGACGACGCGTAACAGCAGGACCATACTCCCGCCCAAAATCATTCGTTAACTGCCCGCCCCCACTCCCAGGAGGGCAACGAAAACCTTCTAAACTAGAATCCCAAACAGCATCATACGACTTCGCAGCAAAAGCATAAGACGCCAAACGTTGATCATAAACAAAAGCACCAACACGGGCATCTATGACTGCTCTTTTCACGGTTCAAAAATCCCGACTTTGATTAAGCCTTTAACTTCGTCAGCTAGTTCATCCTCAAAAATTTCATAAAGCTGCTTGCTTGAGTAACCCCAACCGGAACAAATGACCGGCTCAAGTTTCTTAATATCTCTGATGTAGATATCTTTTGCCCATTGGTTTGCTTCTTTTTCGTGAGCTGCAGAGCAGTAAACCTCGACACCTTTGTCGTTTTCGACAAACGCGTACATAAGCTTTTTGTTGTAAATAATTTTTCCAATTCTCATCTTTTTCTCCTATTTAAAATATTTGTGAAACCCAAAAAATCAGACTGCACCGTTTGGAGTAATTGATTCTAGAATAGAATCAGGATCTGTTTCCAAAATCCATTGTATACGATCAGCGGTAGTGCTTACTGACTCGCTTGCCGTAACGTCGGCACCTGCACCATACATGATTTCAGCTATAGCAGCGCTCACCTCTTTGGCGGAATCTGCATTGCGTAGACGATCTTGTGCCCGCTGGATGGCGCTTATGAGCTCTGCTCTGGTTTCAACCCAGTTGTCACGACCAGGTCCGCTACGTTTGTAAATTTCCAAAACAATAGGATTTGCCCCCTTTCCGCCGCCGCTACTGCTTTGGCTCCATTCGCTTAGAGTGGACTCAGGGTCATGAGGGCTCCAACCCGACCCAAATCCCATGCCGTGATCAATTGGGATAAGATTGACCCTGCCTTCGGCATCCCTAGTACTCATGATGTTCTGTGTGTGACGGTCGTCGTTAAGGATTGTCCAGTCTAGAAGAGTCATTGATATTAGGTCATCTGCCCCAATGTCAGTCGGTTCTCCTGCTATACCCATAGAGATGTCGTCACCAAAACTGTTTTGCGCTAATTCGATAACGATTGGTCTGGCAGCAGAGCCTGTATTACCTACACCGGCTCGAAAGTGGACAAAGGGCCTACCGTCAACGGGTCCTTGTTCTACAGGCCGAGGGGCACCCCATCTGAATGGGCTGGTAGCAAACCCCAATCTTTCTGCAATATGCGCTCCGAGCATTTCAGAAAAATCTTCATGAATGCCAACAGAAACACCATTTCCATATTTGATGCCAATGCGTTGTTTTGTTTCACGGTCATAAAACATTTGTAAGCCGTTAACGCCTTGATCCGAACCGCCGATTGGGAGGAATCTTCCACTGGTAGGGTTATCGGCAATAAAGTCAATTAGTTCTTGTTTGTCGTCTTCCCATTCTTTTACTTGATCAGGGCGAGTAGGTTTACGACGAGCTTTTTCCATGGCTACCATTGCAGCTAGATCTGATTTGGCTTGAATAGTTTCAGCATCAGAAGCATCTAATTTATCTACATATTTTTGGATATCTTCCGGGTCAACATACTGCGCATAACTTGGCAGCTTCAAGGAGTCGATATCAACACTATTGTCGACAATTGAGTTAGCGAGGAAATCGTCAGGGACTTCAGACAAATCACCACCACCCGAGACATGATCCTTGGCTTCAACAGCATTGTGGATACCAGGTTCGCCTTCGGCAGGTGTTGCCACCTCGCCTGGCAAGTGGAAACCGGCAGAATCAACGCCACCAAGTTTAGCGTCCAACCCGTCATCGACTTTTTGGGCTAAACCTGTAGCTGCCTCACGGGCCTCAGAACTGGATTCGCTAGATGGGTCAGAAATACCTTCTGGTTTAGGCGGATACATTTCGTTGCGTGTACGAACATTACGCTCATCAAGTCTATCTATCTGTTCCATAACAGCTTCGGCTGCAGCTACGTTATTACTCTGCATCAGGCCCCCTGCTTGAACCCAGAGTTCCCGAGCGTATTGTTCGCTATCAAAAATGCTTATAGGGCTTTTGCCATCGACTATTGTGTCGACACTAGTTTTAACGCTTTGCACTAGTTGTTCTTGCTGCTCAGCTTTAGCTTTGGCGCGGGCTTCTCGTTCGTTAACGTCTCGTGCTAGTCGGCTAGAAGTATCTACACGATCAGCAATATCTGAAGTGACGTCTCTGGGTGTGGAATCGACCGCATCGGAGGTCGTGGGATTAGGAACTACGTCTGGTGCAGCGGCTTGCGCTTTTTCTATATCGTCTAGTTTCTGTTGCTCATCTTTGAGACCAGCGTCGATAAGCTTGTCTATCATTTGACCTACTCGCATCTGGTCGCGTTGCAGGTATGCGTTTCCAGGTTTGCGGTATGTCCTAAGTTTTTCTAGGAGCTCTTTGTAAGATTCGCTACCTATCGTGGGGTCGCTGATGGCTGCATCGATTTCTTGTGTGAGTCTTTCAAATCCTTCGTTGTCGAATTCTGGCGGGCCGGGTGTTTTTAGTGCCCTTGGTGGTGCTGTCCGGCCTTCTGCCTCTATTGGTGGCACTTCTGGTGCCGGTCCAAGAGATGGGGGTGTTTCGATAGGCTGGTATTGGTCTATTACTTCTGAGGGTTGGATTGCCTCAGGTTGTGCTTCTGGTTGCCCTGGGGGGTTAGCGAATGCTTCCCAGTCAGGTGGACCGTATTGGCGTGGGGTTTCAGAAGTGACAGGGGTTTCAGGGGTGGCAGGGGTTTCTTCTGATTGCCCTGGAGGGTTAGCGAATGCTTCCCAGTCAGGTGGATCATATTGGCGTGGGGTTTCAGCGGTGGCAGGTGCTGCTTCTGGTTGCTCTGGAGGAGTTGAATCACCCCATATCTCGTCTTCACTTTTGAGCGGCTTAGGAACGTATGTAGCTTCAGGAATTTCAATTTTTGGTTCCTGGGGATCAGGTTTAGGCCTCTCAGGATTTGCTTCGCCTTCAGGCGCTTCGCCCTCAAGCAGGGGGGCTATATTTTCTTCTCGGTCGCGTCGTAAAGTCTCACGAATCCGTTCGGCTCTTTCCCGATTACGCTTCTGAGCAGCAGTTTCCTTAGGCTTCTCAACAAAAGGATTTGGACCTTCTTCAGGTCGTTCGACTGGCGGCTCTATACCTTCAAAAGGATTCGCAGGGCCCTCGGGATTCTCGGGTGGTGGCTCTTCATTGAAAGGGTTTGGGCCTTCTTCAGGTGTTTCAGTGGGAGGCTCTATACCTTCGAAAGGATTTGGAGGGCCCTCAGGCTTATCAGCTTCAGGGTTATCAGCCTCGCCCTCAAGCAGGGGGGCTATATTTTCTTCAGCACCTTCAGGCGGCTTTAGCCTTGCCTGAATCCGTTCGCGCATTTCCCGATTACGCTTTTGGGTAGCAGTTTCCTTAGGCTTGATAGGTTCGGGGGGAACTTCAGGAGCGCCCTCTGGTTCGCCTGGCTCAGGGGTTCCCTCGGGCTTGTCGGCTTCGGGAACATCACCTTCAGGCTTGTCAGCTCCAGGGACATCATCCTCAAGCAGGGGGGCTATGTTCTCTTCACGATCGCGTTCTAAAGCCGTCTGAATGCGTTCACGCATTTCTCGGTCACGCTTTTGGGCACGCGTCTCTTTGGGCTTTGGTGGTTCTTCCGGCCCACCTGGCTCAGGAGTACCCTCAGGTGCATTCCCTGGCGGCTCTTCAGTCTCACCCGGCTTCGCCCCCTCAGTCTCACCCGGCTCAGGAGTACCCGGCTTTGAAGTTCCCTCAGCAGCACCACCCTGAGACTCATCA